TACGAGGGTTAAGTTCATACCAACACCTAAAGTAATGTCCCCGTGGAGCATACTCGAGCAACAGTCTGCGACACTCGAGTGAGTCTCGAATGTCCGCAATGGAGTTCTCTTCAAGGGAAGGGAGTGCTTTTCGAGGCAACACGACCTCGATGAAATGCGTTGCCATTTGGAACGTAGAGGGAGTTGAAAGAATGATGCTCTCTACCGAATCGGTGGCCCGAAACAGAAAGATTTGGTCACTTGAAGAATCACCCATGGGTGGGTTTTCATTACTGGACGTCACCCATTCGAAGTCTTCGTACAAACTCCCTTTTTGAAAAACCACAGCGTCTTCAAGACCGAAGCGGTGTTCGATACCGTCGTAACCTTCATCCATGTACTGGAGGAACAGGTCGTTGCGCTCCAACCACTCAAAGTCACAGGACGAGTAGATTTTCTTGAGCTTCGTTTCAGGCTTTAACGTCACCTCGTACGTGATGACGTCACGTAGGTTGGGTGAGGACCAGTTACGGTCATTGTGCGATAGAAATAACCCTCTTGGCTCGAGGGTTTCCATCGACAGTGTTTCGGGGTGTTGACAGAAGTGATAGTAACGACCGTCGTCGTCCCCACCATCTACATTTGCTTCCATAACCACGCCGATTGGTTTCTCTTCCATAATGTTAACTCCTACGAGGTTGTCCGAAGTTAGCCACCACGACGTTGTCTGTACTCGTGAGTGTGGGTTGTTGTGGAATCGCCGCCTCCAGCGCCTGTTCAGGTTCAAGGGCTACTGTGGTGAACTGAAGCATCATCTGGGGACTAAAGGGAATTTGGTAACGAGGCTTGCCTGCGTTGTGTATTTCCACCGAGATAATCTCACCCCACTCGAAATGGTCATACAGCGGAATGCCTCGCAAACCCACCTCGAAAGACATCCCGGTGTGATCCATCTCAAAACGGATAACGGCTGAGGCAGACACGTTAAGAATCACCAATCCCGATTCAGGATGTGCGTAAGGCACCAGCTCAGGACGCTGTTTCACGTGCTGGTTAATCACCGCCATCACTTTGTCACCAGGCTCAAGCTGGTTGTAAAGTGTATCCATCACCCCTTTACACCACTCGCCATAACACTTCATAGCTGCCTCACTCCAGGCGAGGTTCAGTTGGTGAAGGTTGTTGATGGTTTCCTTTTTCATAACGTGTCTGCCTTACAGTTTAAAGGTTCGAGAAGAAATCGATTTCGTTGTCGCGTTCGAAGCTGTGGAACACTTTGGACATTTTCTCAAGCGCTGAGCTAGCAGTTGTGAAGATACCCTCGATGGCTGTCTCCAGCTCTTTGGGTTTGATCACCATCGGGATGTAGAAGGCTTCAAACGACTTGTCGTTGACCTTGACACCGGTGTACATGATGTTAGCCCACTCCGGGGCGAACTCTTTAAGTAGGATCTTAACGGCTTCATCATTCCACCACCACGGATCGGTGCGCAGTTCAGCACTGTGGGTCAGGATAACGCGGATGTGCGGAACGGTTTCCAAGTTGCGAGAAGCCGCAGGCACGACCAGCTCTGCATTAGCGATCAGTTCAGGACCGCCGTTGTACCAGTAGCTGTAGCTGTCGTTTTCAGTCCACAGGCCTTCAGGGTACTGTCTGTGCTTGCGCATCTCTGCAAGCTTTTGATGTTCTTCGGGGGTACTGTAAACAGTCGCTACCGTTTCATCGACTTCAACAGAGAGAATGTCTTCATTGAAGTTGGGGACTACACGTTCGTGAGAACATTGAAGATGTAAACGTAGGGTACCTGTCAACTCTTTCAGATGCGGGGTCAGAATCGCCGGCATTACAAAATACAAAGTACGCATAATAAGACTCCCAGAAGTAGAAAAAGAAAAGGCCAGTAGACTGGCCTTTAGGGTTACAGAACAACCGATACACGTCCATGGGCTTGTAGTCCAGCCCAGAAGTGGCTCAAGACACGGTCTTTATCCAACGCACGCTGTTCTTCACTTGGGTACACCAGACACTTGTTCAGTTGATCGAACCAATCGCTGATGGCTAGATCCAAACCTTCCGGACAACCCAACCATACCGAAGGCTTCACCGGTAGTTGACTTAAGTCAATGATTGGTAAGGCTTCCCGAAGCTTACGGTCCACCACCGTGGTCAATACCACAATAGCGCTTTCGGTCATAAAGCCTGTCAGGTGAAACACACGGACGTGTCCTTCAGGACAAGGTCCGAGTTCACCAAAGTAGTGATCCCAGATTTCAGGTTCTTGTTTAACAAACAGGATCTCACGGGCTTCGGTGGTCAGGAAGGTGCGGAACTGATCGTATTTTTGTTCTGACATAACGTCATCCTTACAAAGTTAGGTAGCTATTTCAGCAAGCGTAGGTTGGGCGGAAGCTTCTACCAGATCGGTTAGGCTAAAGACTTTCTCGATCGGTTGGACGGAATAACGAATAGCGTCATCATCTCGACGACCTGGGTAATCAACAATCACAAGTGAACAGACTTCTTTTTCAGAGGTACATTCACCAACAACCATACCCACCCAAGTAGGGGTAGCTACGAGATCACCGTATTTGTAACCTTCGATACAAGGCTCGCCCCACTGGTTACGCAGGTTCAGATGGTCTTGTTCAACGTAACGTTGGGTTTTGAACGTCCAGTTAAACAGACTGTTCTCAGGCTCACTGGTCAAGATCCAATGGCTGAGTAAAGGTCGCCCCATTGGGATAGGATTCAACACCGCATTCCACAGATGACCTTTGGTGTAGTCCCAATGGATGATCTGTTTAAACTTCAGGGTTGCAGCATCCAAAACATTGAAGTTGATGATATTGCCTTGGGAAAGACTGGCGCTGTTACAAGGACGAGAACCTGAATAAAGCGTCAGAAGGTCACCATCGGCATTGGTACCTACCACCCACTCAACCACTCGGTGTAACGACATCGCCTTGGCAGCGTAGGATGCCGCCAGACGTTCGTCCACACCTTGGGTGAGGGCTACATACCTGAAGTTACCAGCGTGCAACAGTGCGGCTTTGGGAACCTCTTCCACGGTGTAGGTAAAGGTACTGCGTTCGTGAGTGTAGGGGTTGAATATTGCGTAGGATTCTTCGCGTTTACTGCGATCGTAGTCCGCACTTGTAATCATGCGAATTTGCGAACTAAGGCCGAGTTGACGACCTCCTAGATCGTTGTGGCGAACGTAGGCACACCCATCAGCTTTAATCGCAGCTTTCACTTTGATAAACAACACGCTATTACGATGGGGTTTGTTAAGATTGTAGAGCGCATTAAATGCGCGTTGAATCAGGCTTGGGGTGCTCATGTTCATTCCTTGATGGCATAGCAGAGTGAGCCTTTCGACCCACTCTGATACGTTTACGGGTTACAGACGTTCAGCTTGACACTCGGCCGAACAGCCTTCTTCTGAAACAGTTTCTTGGGTTTCTTGCACGCCTTCAACACCACCCACAGCAACCAGCGCTTTGAGGGCCTCTTCCTGTTGGGCTTTGAACTCGGCGAGCTGGACAGCTGCCGCCATGCCGGCTTGAGTCAGGTCTTCGATGAAGCCGTCTTCGAAACCTTCGATCAACAGCTTCGACCAGTTTTCGAAGTTGTACTGATCCAGGGTTTGGCGCAGCTTGCTCAGTGCAATGAAGCCCAAGCCGACAGCCGAGGATTCGCCCATAACCGGCTCGAGACCGTAAGGGATCATCATCAGCATGGTCACGCCGAGATGACGCTGACCGACCGGGTCGCTGTTGTCGTTCAGGTAGCCGTAGATGCTCGGTTGAGCACGGATGTTTTCGTCGAGCAGGGCTTGGATGATCGGCTGACCGTTGAGGGTCAGTTCTTCACACAGCTCTTCCATCACGTTGTACATGATGGTCATGCCGAGGTTCAGGCTGCTGTGGGCATCGTAGAACTGAGCATGGCTGACGTTGATGTGACCGCCCAGACCGATGGAGTGACGGCCCAGCAGGCGTTCTTCGCCGCTACCTTTCACACGCTGGTAGACGAAGACCTCGAGTTCACCTTCGGGGTTCACGCGGAAGATCTGGACGTAGGGGAGCAGGTGACGATAGGCCGAGTTTTCTTCGACCGCCTCACGGCGCTTGATGGCCAGCCCTTCATTGAGAGCGGCTTCCAGTTGCTGGATGTTGGCGAAGTTCGGGGCCATGTCCGTGCCGGTAGCAAAGCCTTCTTTCGGGAACAGGTCATTGATCTGAGCGGTGGGATGAACGAGGATCAGTTCTTTCTTCGACATAGGTCGTTATTTCCTTGTGGGTTGGGTAGGGGTTTTTGCGTTAGCAACAATCCAGTTGTCCACGTCATCCAGTTTAAATAACACAACCGGCTCAGTTTCAACGGGGGTGAGTTCCTCCACACATCGCAGGATGGCTTGAACGTGATAGCCCTTACAGGCTAGTTTGGTGTACAGTTGCTTACATGCGATGGTCTTAATAGCGGCCATAGTCTGACTACTTCGAGGAGGTTAAGGTTAAAGGCTTTTGCTCACAGTATGGGACTTGCTAGTTTTTTATAACTGCAAGTTGTACTCTTCGACCAAAGCCTGAACGGTTTCGGGGGGTAAGAATTCGATATGGCTGCGGAACGGCCATTCTTTTACCAGAGACAAAAACCGTTGCGTGGTTTCCGGGTGAGAGTCACGGTAGTGAGGAAACACTTCAACTACACGCAAGGCCAGCGACGCAAGTCGGTCCACACCCAAATTTTGCAACAGGGTTGCATCCTTCGGGTGGTTTTCCATCGTGTTGATGGCTTTGTCGATAAAGGCTTTCCATTGGGTACCACGCATGGTTTACTTCCTTACAAATTCAAATTGGCGGGGTCTTGGTCGAGATAACCGATCCGCACATTGTAGACATGACCGTCTTCACGCTGACGCACGATCTCAACAGGCCAACCGTAGGTTTCTCGTTCAAAGAAGACCAAGTCAATGTTGTATTGTTCAGGGACGTGGAAGTCAGGGTGCTCCAACACCCCTTTGATGAACAACTCTTCCTCGAACTGGTAGGTGAGTACCACCATGGGTGCGTCTTGGTAACCGCACTTAGTCAGTGTGACTGTCGTCATCGTCAAGGTCCTCCAGGTCTTCCAAAGTTGCGGGACGGAAGTTTGGTGTAAACGCACGGCAGGTATGGCGCCCTGCACTGTCGACAATCCAGATGCTAGGGACAGTCGGGTACAACACACTGTTGTCATCGAAAGCAGCGTAATTCAGGGTGAAGTAGTCACAGAGTTCACCGCCGTCCAAGAAGTACGCACGAGGGCGAGCGTTCTTCACACAGATGTCTTCGACTTCCTTACGCATCACCGTGTATTCGGCAACGTCATAAAAAGACAAATCCCCGATGACTACATAGCGGACATCAGGGGACAGGTTTGGTGAGACGGTCACCGGGACACCATCTACCCCTTCGATAACCACAGTGCGCATGACTCGGGGTTGAGGGATTTGGAGAATGCGAGCATACTGAATCACATCCTCACTGTTATCGTTGACAGGATGCCAAGCCAATACAAAGCCAGTCGCCCCATTGTTGATAAGGTCACCTACCTCGGCTAAAACTTCGGCGTCGAGTTCGCCATTACCAAGGTAACTCCCACGGATTTGGGAGAAACGGCTTTCACCATTGATGCGGTCTTCGATCAGTTTAAACATCTCAGATTCCTTGAGGAATGTAGGTTAAGTTTGGGGTTTTACGTTTACGACGAAGTTGTTGTTGATTGTGCACCGCACTGATCAGGTGATCAGGGACATCGAGTTCGATCTCCACCTGAATCAAACGGTAGTCTTTGAGTTGCCCTTGGTACATGACCAAGACCGACTCCTTTAATGGCTGAATCTTCCAAATGTGAGAGAAGTACTGAATGACCCTTAAGTACACCGAATAGCTCAACATCACCAACGAATTGAACTCGTGTTCTTCAAGGTCGTTAATACGATCCATCACCACGATGTCGTCATTGTAGTCCTCATCCCAAAGCGTACCGTCAAAGAGGTATTCAATCATCTCGGTATGGAATTTCTCATACTCCATATAACGGTAGCTGGCGCAGTAGTTCAGGGCACAATCAAGCAGGTAAGGTTCTAGTAGACGAAACAGATGATTAGATCCCAAATGTAGGTCCGATACATCAACAGTCACCAACATGATACAACACCCAGTAGCAGAGTCACTTTTATAATGTATGTCTCAAATGTGTTTAATTACCGACTGCGGGTTTCAGGTATGGTATGAGAGGGGACACGTACTCTCACTTTAAATGGGCAGTAGGAAACCAAAGGGGAAACAAACCATGAAATACGATATCCTGAAAAGCGGTATTGAAAACATTCTGGCTCTGGTCAATGCGGACAACGCCCAAGCGTTCACTCTTGAGCAGATCTCGATCGGTGCACCTGCGGTATTCGTGGATGAGACGGGGGTCAATCCACGCAACACCCAGATCGTGGTCAGTGCTCAACCGGGCAGTGGTATGGTGGGTTCTCAGACTCATCGTTACACCCGTCTGGATCTGGCTGGTCTTCCGGTAGCTCCGATCGAAATTCAACTGGGTGAGACCACCACTCTGGCTGACGTCAAAGCCGACGTTGTTGGTCAGCTGCTGGTCTCTGACAGTGAAGTCGAATTCACCGTCGCCGAGATCCCTGCTTTCGAAGAAGGCGTAACCTCTCAGGTCCTGACTCTTCAGGCTATCGACGGTAGCTACGGCTATATCGGTTCCGTAGAGATCACCGTCCTGGCTTACGAGGCTCCGCCGGTTGAGCTGAGCAGCGTACTGCCGAACCAAGACCTGAATGGTTTTGAGTACTAAGTAGCAAACGGCATACAGGGAGGCGTGAGCCTCCCTGTAGGCTTTTATGCAGTCACAAGCCAGAACGGTTGATGACTTCATCAACCATCTTGTTCAAGTCGCGATGACCCGACATCAGGTAGTACCGACTAGGATCTGCGGCGATCTGATCCAAGAAGCCTTCACGCACCCGTTGGTGGTATTCCAACCCTTTGGCTTCCATCCGGTCCAGTGCCCCACGTTCCCGCACCCCTTTGAAGGAGACTTCGGGATCAATATCGATCACTACGGTCAGGTCTGGACGAAAGTTATCGAGCGTAGTCTTGACCAACGCGTTGAACGTGTGACGAGAAAGCTCACCACCACGACACTGGAGTGCATAGGTCGAATCGATGAAACGGTCGCACAGAACGATGTGACCTTCACCCAAGCGAGGCTTAATGACTCGTTCAACGTGTTGACGACGGGCTGCAAAGAACAGTAGTGCTTCCGTCATGACGTCCACGCGTTCTTCACGGTGAGCCAGCACCAGCGCTCGAATCTCTTCGGCCAACGGCGTCCCACCAGGCTCACGTGTGTACGTGACTTTGTACCCCATTGCTTCCAGACGCTCCCCTACGGCCCGCCGCAGTGTGGTCTTGCCACATCCTTCCCCGCCTTCAAACACAATGAACATCGTTACTCCTCTTCCTTATCCAGGAATAAATACAGCGCCGTGTTGGATTTAAACCGCTGGCTCGTGCCACCTTTACCTTCCATCGAGATAAAGTGTTGATCTCCCACCAAAACACCATAACGAATGCGGACTTGGTTTTCATGCTCGTACATGAAACGTACAGGCATGCCAGGGTAAAGCAGGGTGTGATCAGAGTTCTCCCACGTGGCAGTTACATTGTTGCCCTTGCGAAAGACCGTCTTAGACAACTCAGCAAACAAGTTACTGGTTGCTTTGGCCCCACGTGTGACGTGTGCCAATCCCTCCACTGCTTGATCAATCAACACCTCCGTAACGTTCTTGCCTCGAGAGGCTTTAGCTACGTTACCGACAGTGTGTACAAAACTGTCTAAGAGACCTTTGGCGTCGTTGAACCGAATACCAATCCCCTTGTCCAGCTTTGCTTTATCTGAAGTATCGGTAATGTCCGTGCGACCCGTCGACAAGACAATCAATTGATTCCCTTTAGTCAGCCACGTCCGTTCGATACTCGGCATCTTCTCTTCTGGTACGTTAATGACCGTGAGTCCACGAGGACTTTGGTCAAAACGCTTGGTGTTAAGTGCTGGCCATACATACCAGTCACCTGCCAGTAAGTAAATACCCAACCCGGTGTTATAAATCCCCCCACACTCTTCTTGAAGGAAATCAGCCAATTCCACCAACGGCTTACCGTGAGGCACTACAATGTGGTCACGAGGCTCAAGGTTGTCTGGTGGCACCATGTCCACACGTCCTTGAGTACCCACCACTTCACGGGGAATCTCTTGGGTCTTGACCGTCAGTAGTGTCAATAGAAGATCTGCTGCCGTACGTTTACGGAAACTCCCGCCTACTGAAACAGACCGCAACCACTCAACCGATCGATCGATCAACTGTAGGCGTACATTGGCAACGTTGGCTGAGTCAGCGACCTCAACGTTATCCAGAATGCCCGAACCTGAAGCGGCCGCAATGTCCTTGGTTTCGCAGAGGACGGCTTTGTACTCTCGGGTGATGATCGGTTCATCATCAGCTGTACTGTGATCCCCAATGACTTCACGAGTGAGCTGAACCGACAACCGCTCTTTATTGGGATAGATGTATTTGCTGTACGTCCCCACCCCAAAGACGATTGTGATATACGACTCATCGGCAAAGGTCTTAAGGTAGTCGCGAGCAATGTCAGTAGACACCACCCGCAACGGCACCAATTCACGACCGTCCGGTAAGCGCACACTACAACTGTAGCGATACTGGGGAAGTGGCGTACGGCTGTCCGTCACCTCCCGCACAGCGTTGATTAAGGAACTATTCTCCAGCACTGTCCTTACCTCCGCGTTTATCGACCATGTCCGTAATAGCGTGCGCCAGCGCATTGTGGGTATAATCCACTTTTGGCATCTCGGCCTGCTCTTGGGACGCACGTCGACGAACACCACGACGACTGTTGAGTCGATCCAGAGCATTGAACAGCTTGGAATTGGTCGGTTGGGTTTCCATGTACATCCGAGCCATGGGGAAGAGCTGTTCGGCGAACTCTTCCAAGGTGGCCAGATCCTCTACCGGTGCATCGCGACGGTTGGGGTCTAACAACAGAGCATCGTGCCAGTCACTGATGTGGTCCCGAATCCATTCATAGATCTGTTTGGAATCATCGGGGTTGATCAGTGCAATCTGGGCACCCTGGCGGGCTTTATCCGCCATCTGCGCAACCGTCAGACGCGCAGGAACAGGAGCGTTCATACGTCCGTTGTCCACAGCATCATCCATCGAGGTGTGCAGGCCGAAGTGTTCGGCAAACGATTGGTCGATCAGATACAGCTGTGGGATCATGCAATCGACGTAGTATTTGAAGATCTTTTCGGCGGGGGTGTGCCCAGGTTTTTCGATGATCATTTAGTAATCTGCCATGGCGTACTTGATGAGGATCAACACCAGTGGGATGTAGTAGAAGCGCTCAAGGTTGGGCCAAGTCTTAGCAGACTCTACCAATCGTAACAGATCGGCTTTATCCACAGGCTTGCCTTCCAAGGTATTGCGCGTCACCAACTCCAACACGGATTGACCTTGTTCTTGGTAGTAGAATGCCCGACTGAGGACGTAGAAGTCATCAATGGTCACCGGATGAATCAACACCGGCTCACTACCCGATCCCTTTTCAAAGCCTGCAAGGTTGGCGCTGGCTTGAAGGATCTTGTTCAGGTCGTTGCTGCGACGAGAACCTCCCACAATACGTTCAGGTATCAGTGGGTCTACGTATTCACACCCGTAGTTCAATCCTTGGTAATCAGTCCGATCACTGCGTGTCGAATCTACCACCTTAAGATTGGCTTTGTCGGTGGGGTAGACAATCGATTCAATACCGCTGTAATAGAACCCATTGAACTGGGGGTGTTCGTTGAAGCGTTCGCGTGGTGCCACCCCGGCTTGATAAAAAGCCATGGTCAACAGATCCACGTTGTTCTGCGCCAAACACTGCCACAGGTTAACTTCCTTAAAAGCCGGATCGCGTTCAACGTTCAACACCTTGATCCGGTAGATCAGCGGGTGTTCACTCTGCTCAACCGTGGACAACACCCCACTGACCAAGAAGGGGTCGTACAGCTTCTCGGGTTGATCGGGCACCAATAACGTTTGGTGTTCGATGTTGAAGAAGTCTCGGAAGTAATGCATCACCAAGTGTTTGTAACCTGCCTCGATTTTGGCCAGTTGTTCGAACTCGGTAGTGACCAGGGTGGCATTACGATTGGTTTGGAGGGTGTTTCTAACAAACACCTGTTCCACCACAACCTTACTGTCGAGGTCACGTCGATGCAAGTCATCCATCTCAGAACGCATTTTGTACGAGATGGTGTACACCGCATCATGAAGACGAGACTTCTTCTCAGAAGCCGTAACGGTAAAGAGGCCTTCTTTACCGTCGCCGATGTCTGCAATGAATGCGTCACCTACGTTAGGAATCACTCCTGCGTAGACAGTGGCTTCACCAGTCACTTCCCACGTGCGGGTATTGGCATCTTGGCTTTGGGAAAGCTCGCCGGTAACCTTGAGTTCCAGAAGCTTTACCAAACGGTATTGTTGATAGGCCGCCTCTTGGTTGACTTGGAGATCAGAGACCTCATCGTCTTTACCTAAGATTTGACTATAGTAGTTGACAATCCAGCTAGCCCCTTCCACGTACGCCAACAGCGACTTATGGGGTTGGTACCGGGTATCGACCACGTTACTTTGAATTTCAGGCGCAACGGCATGGCCCAGGTTTTTCTCTGGAGCGGGTGCTGGCGCTTTGGGATTAAGAATCGGCATGGAGATCTTCCTTCGGTCGGACGATGATGCTGTAACTACCCACAGTCCGCATCGTTGCTTGTCGACTGGTGCGATCAAGGAGTTGTTGAAGCGTCTTACGGGGTAGTAATTTATCGCCGAGCAGTTTAGTGTCTTTGGGGTCGATGGGCTTTTGAGGGTAAAGTACCTTGACCAAATCCAGCGCCACTTGACCATGTTGACGCAAACGTTCCAACGTCTGAGGACTCAGGATCTTAAGATCACAGATAGTCATCACCACGTGGTACATTTTACGAGGATCGAGGTCAACTGTGGTTCGCACATTCAGATCGGCATCCACTGTCAAAACCGTCTCCTCCATTCGGGTGTCACCATGGAACAAATGGAGGTTGAAAACAGTCTGTGCAGGCAGGTGTAGGTATCGACACTCGTCTGACAGAAACGCCAGAACTTGTGGTGTGAACTCGTGTGTACCCAACTCCTTAAGACTGAACAATTCACGAGGGTCTTCAGGATTGACGCCCATCAACAAAGTCAGCACCGGGTACATGTTCTTAAACTGGGTAGTAGCAACCCAGTCATCGTACTCCGGAATGCGTACCCCTTTGAAGGGATAGAGTACATCGGTGTACAGACGTGTGAACTTGTCCAAGTGACGACGTTCATCGTTTGGTCGGCGGGCGACGTTGACCAGTTCGTAGGTCAATTTCTCTTGACGGTACTTCTGATCCACCACCTGATTGTGGACAACAATCGGATACCGCATCGCACAGGCCACGGGCTTGTCGTACTGGAATCGGTATTCGAATCCGATCTCCCAAGGAGCCCCTTCACTCGCAGCACCGCCTTTGTCGGGTTGTGCCATAAAGTCAAACCAGCCGATGACCCCTACCTGACGTTCAGCCATGGACAACAGTGCACCGCGCCCCGCTTGGTTAGTAACCGAAACTACCCGAGGACTGAAGTGTGCTCGTAGGTACGATTTCAGATCTTCTCCATAACCGTGCTCGGCTTCTCTCATTCGCCACAGTTCGCGCAAGATGAGTAGTTCGGCCTTAGGGAGGGGGTAGTGGTAGTCGAACTCGTGTAAGAGTTCCTGTTGGCCTTCAGAGACCTTCAGACGCATGCGATCTCGCCACCGCAGGGCACTGGTGCGATCTGGTGCTCGGTAGCGGAAACTGATCGCGACTTCTGTCCGTACATAGACGGGTTTGATGTGAATGCCCAGTGCCGGGTCTGAGAAAATGAACTGCTCGTTCGGTTTACGAACCGCGGTGGTGAGGGTACGTTCTTCAATATACTCCTCCTCCACTTCTACATAAACCCGTCCAGTGAAACCGTACTTGTTTTCAGCAGTGGGGTCCATGGGGCTGGCCGATTGGTATTGTGCTTCAGTAACGCCGTAATAATCGATCCCGGTGTCTTTCGGCAACCCCATATAAGCCACCAGGTCTTTGATCATTTGAACACATACCGGACGAGTCACCGAGTTATACGTCTCGGGGATCTCAGAAACAATGTTGGGCATGGTTAACTCCTTGGGTTGTGTAGTGTCAACCACACGTTTAGTCTAAGCCATACCATACGCGGCATAGGAGGAGGGGCTAACCCCCCCTCCTTACTTATGCTTTCTCGAGACCTTCGACTTGTCGAACCAGTCGGTCCAGGGTCCTTTGTTTAAGGGCATCCAAAGCTTTGCCCACGTGTAGCAGTGCTTCTGCATTATAGTTGTTGGAGTATGGTCCTGACTGGAAACCAGACAAACGGTGTTCGCAGATTGCCAACAGTGCTTCTATGGTGATGCCGTTCTCACCGCATTCTGGTACAGTACCGTGTTGGAAAATTACTGGCAGTCTACTGAAACTGGAAACATAGCCTTCAGCGTTACTATTACTGGGATTGGATTTAGTATCAAAACCAGTGATGGTGTAGTGATGGTTAGCATTACCTGGTCCTGGTTGATCTACGGCTTCAACTACTAGGGACTCTTTATGGTCACCAAAGATAACCAGATGGCGGTGAAGGGTTTTATTACTCATATCGACTACTTCCATTAGTGGTGGGTTGTCTATAGTATCACTAAACAATGTAAAAAAAAAAGAGGCCCGAAGGCCCCTCTTTCACTTTATGCCGTTAGGCCAGGTGACGCTTGTGCAACCCGTAAGGAACCAGGTGGCTCTTCAACAACCGACCCACACTGTTTGCCACAATAGTGGATTTGTCATTCAGGGTTTCAGTCAAGCGCTCTTTGCGCGCTTTGGTTTTACCAACGATGCTTTCCAACTGGACCAGAAGCTCTTGCTCTTGGTTGTTGAGTTGGCCGCCGTTTTTCAGAATGTCGATCAGCTTTTCAGCGCGATCAGTATCAGCAGCACCTACCAAGAGGTCGTAGTGGTTTTCTGCTTGAACTGGTTGGGTTTGTTTAACGGGAAGTGCTTCGATCTTTTTCACGGTGTTCTCCAAATCTGTTGGCTGAGCTGTAACGGTTTCGGTTGGGATTGGGGCCTGTTGCTCACGAACCGGAGTCATCCCGGCGGCGATCATAGCCTGAACCAAACTGTCTTCATCAGACACCATGTCAGGATCAACCTGCTTGATGGCCTGATCGAAGTTGGACATAGTGGCAGCCAGAGCACTGCTGATCAGTTCTTCACCAGAGACGTTACCGCCTTTGGCGTCGTACTGACGGATCATGTTGTTGAAGCTGGCCATGACGATCGCCTTTTCCATCATGCTGCAATGGAAGAACAGTGGATTGATCAGACCCATCTTCTCGCAGTAGATGGCGAATGCGTCCTTGACCGGAAGGTCGTGACCCGGCTCGAATTTCACAGCCCCCTTCAAGCGTTCACTGGTGAAAGTGATTTCGCCTTTATCGTCCACTGTGATGTTGACCGGGTAGTTGTAATCGCTTATCAGGAAGATACGCTCTTCCTTGTCAGTGGCCATGCCGGCGTAGAGTTCGTCAGCGAGGCGACCGCCTTTGTCCATCAGTTGAACGACGGCTTTGATCACATTGATGTTGTTAACTTTCATGGTGAATCTCCTGAGATTACGGGGATAGTGGATACGTTATTGTATCCTATTCACCTGAGTAATATAGACTTGAGATTTTTTTATTTCGTCTTTGGGTATAGGCGGCATAAAAGCCCATCCCGAAGGATGGGCTTTTACAGACACCAGGTTTCAGAGAGAATTACTTCTTCTCTTTAGCCGGGCCAGCCTTGTGAGCTGCAACGCCGCGATCAACCAGAGCCAGAGCCGCGCGAACGACGTTGAACTCGTGGGAGTAGATCGCGTTGACGCCACGACCGAGGTCGAGGTTGGCCTTACGCATGATCATGGAGGCACCGGCTTGCTTGGCGCTTTCCTTGATCTTCTTGGTCCAGCCTTCGACCTTCTTCTCGCTTTCCTTCATCGCTTTTTCGCGAGCTTCGGTCAGCTTCTCGAGGGACTTCTTCTTCTCTTCCAGCTGAGCGATCATCTTGTCGCAAGCGCCAAGAATCTTCTGCATTTCAGCCTTCGAAGGAGCAGCTACTTCGGTACCCGAATCGTCCAGGGCCTTGAACGCGTAGCCTTTGACCAGCTTCGGAGCCTTCAGGTTGCCGTCGGTGCCTTTTTCAACGCTGGAAGATTCTTCCATGCGCATTACGGCGTCGCCGGACATCGGAGAAGTTACGCTGACGGTCTTCTGAGCAACGTCGGTGAACTGCTTGCTGGCGTCCAGCAATTCGTTTTCCAGAGCGGCCTTGGCGAAATCGTTGGTCTCGGCACGCTCAAGCAGACGCGGTACGCGGACGGCGTAGAACTCAGCAGCGGACTTGGAGAGGTTCTCCATGTGCTCGCCGGCGATTTTGTGAGTGGCTTCCAGACCGGCGATCACGGAACTGATGTCAGCTTTGCCCTTGTAGCGCAGGGTGTTGGCGTTCGGGACCTTGATCTTGTCGCCTTTCTCTTCGGTCAGATCGCTGACGGCCTTCTTCAGAGCGTCGGAGCGAGTCTTCAGCTTGGAGACGCCACCGAAGATCTTGGCGAAGAAGTTCTTGATGGCCTGGATTGCCTTGGAGACGGCGTTCTTGATGGCCAGCCAGATTTTCTTCAGGGTTTCGCCGATGCCTTCCATGGAGATGGTGGTGGCAGCAGCTTGACCGGAGGCACCGCCGAAGGATTCCATCGACGGGGTAACGTCGGAGGCTTCGAGGCCCAGACGACCAACGTGAGCTTGAACAGCGTGCTGCATGAACAGGGCTGCTTGCGGGTTCAGGCCGCCGTCTTGCATGGCGCTTTCCATGGAGATCAGGATGCTTTCCAGACCTTCAGAGATTTCGCCCAGCTCTTCGACGTTGTCGCCTTGCTCTTCGACTTCGCCTTCAGCTTCGGCAGCGTCAGCGATTTCGATTTCGAGGGTATCGTCGGCAGAAACGACCAGCTCGGTTTCGTTGGTGGCTTCATCTTCCATGGAGATGAACAGTTGCTTCAGACTCATGAGTAAAACTCCGTAACGTTAAGGATAGTCATGCGACTAGGTTTTGCGCACTTGTGCATACAATACACTGATTGTGCGAAAAATGTTTAAGCGAAAAGCTGGTTGAGCTTTTTGATCCGATTGGCTGTCGATTCCGTGGTGTCTTGCTCAAAAGAAGAGCCAAACATCAACCAGATCGTCATAACCATATCTTCAAAACCATTCGGGTGGGAACACCAGAGGGCAACGACCTCGGCTCCTGGGCGACCCATGAATGGTTTAAAGACATCACCCAGCTGGCCACTACTAGCGCGCTGCTTGTGCTCAGAACGGGGTTCGGCCCATTCAGCCAGCAAAGGCTTCCAGTTGTGAATGGAGACCTTGCGGCATCCAGTCTGGATGAACTTCAGCGTATCCAGCAGAAACTCATAGTTATAACCGTAGAGGAACGGGTTATTTTTCTGAGTGTGGAGGAACTGGGAGAAATTACCAAAGAACTCCATAGCTATTGGGAAGACTTCCCGATAGAAGGAAAACCCTTGGGTGTTGGCACGCCCGGTGAGGGTGAGGTCCATCACGCGATCTACGTCACGGCTGCCGGGTGTGGTGACAACACCACCTGCACCATTAGCCACGAGAAAGCCACGTGGGTAAAGAGCGCCCGACAACTTAATTGTCATAGTAGTCGCTCTCCATGTCCATCACCTTCTTGTTCAGCTTTTGCAGACGCCCTTCGGTGTAGGCAATTTCCTGCTGGAGCCGAGCATCCGGTTCACGTTCTTCTTTGAGAGCGAGCAGTCGGTATTCGAGTGCACGTTTCTCTTCCAACGCCGCCTTGTAGCGATTGACTTGCCACTCAGCCACAGCCATGCGGACGTAGTAGATCGGGTTCAGACGAACCGGGATCAAGCCAAAGCCGAGCGGGTCGGTCTTGGTCGCACCCAGGGTTTGTTCAACCATGGGGACTTCGTCAGCAGTGACGGTCATGTCCGGGATCGCAGCAAAGCTCGATTCCAACTGACGCGCCGGGATGTAGAGGATGCGGCAAGCTTGAGCGAAGTTGTCGCGGTTATCCCACACCCAACGCTCTTCGGCTTTGGACATAGCCTTCGGCAACGTGAAGCCAGTTTTGCCTTCAGCCTGTTCTTCGCTCAACGACCAGAGGAGCAGACGGCGAGCGTAACGCGAAGCAAAGGAAGCCACCTCGAGGTACTGAATCAGGTTGGCACGCGTGAAGCTGATGGCGCTGGAGCCTACGTCTTGTGCGAAAGCCTTGTTCACCATCTTCTCGATAGTGTCCAGACGCTCACCCAGACCTTCCAACACCGTGCACACCGCATACAGGTAGTTGACGTTGGCCAGCTTGGGGGAGATCTTTTTGGCGAACTCACGATCGTAGTTCTGGCACTGCTTGGCATGGAGCTTACTGCGACCGTAATGCTCTTTAACCGAGAGATACGGAGGCAGGGTGATCTCGTCGACCTCTGCGCGCAGAACCGAGAGTTCCTCGGTCAAACGGCTGCGCTCGAACGTCGGGAGCATCAGAGAAAGGAACTTTTGGATCTTCATGGTTGACTCCGGTCAAATCGTGGGGTTGGCGCCCATCTGGTAGGCCTTCATGATCTCGGCCACATCAGGACCTTTCTTACCGTTGGAGATTTTCAGCTCCTTAAACGACAGTTCGGTAGGAATGGCGATACCACGATGGAAGAACGTGACCATCTCATAATCCGGGTCCACCACACAGAGGATCATACAGTAGGTTTCACGGAAGATTTTGTCGCGAGTCTTAACGTCTCTCAGACGACCACCGATACGTCGTTGTAGTTCAGTAGCGGTAGGTGCACTGATCACGATCAGGTTCGAGGCAGTGGCCACCGACGGCTGACCCGAGAAGATTGCCGAAATGCTGTTGCCACGGCGACGCTTGCGGATCTCCTCGTACAGACCCGAGTTGTCTTTGACCAGGGTCTTCTTGTGAGCATCGATCAGGTCTTGACACATCACGAGGTCACGAATGAACTCGAGTTGGCCTGCACGCCACGCATGGAAGCGCTCTTTGACACTGATTTTCTTGCTGCCGACCGATAAGATATGAACCAGTTCACTGGAACCAATGCCGGTGCAAATCAGGCGGACGTTGATCGGGAAGGTGGCTCTTTGGCCATCGGACTCGATGTGGACTTCGAGCATCTTACCGACCGACAGGTTGGTGAGGTCTTGGAGCGAGGCAACTGTATCGCGACCAAGACCCATGGTTTCTTCACCACCAGGTACTTCTTCACCGGCACCAGCACTTCGCACCATGTCACGCACCGAAGCCGCTTCCATGGAAATGCCGAGCTTTTCCAGCCCAGTAGGCTTGCCCGGAACCGGGAGACGGAAGCTGTAGGAACGGGCGTCTTCCAGGACGAGGGACACACCGTCACTGATGCCGTTGGCTACGTTGTCTTTGACGCTGCGTTGAGGGTTCAGCTTGTCGAGCAGTTTGACGACATCTACCCGACCCACGTTCACCGACAGGGCCACAGCCTGCAGGTAATAACCACTGAACAGTGACGTCAGCGATTGCATGATATCTGGGGCGACATCCAGTTTGGTAACCCGAGCATCCATCAGCACCAGCGGTTCAACGCGGGTGGGCTTGGTGTACTCGATCAGCGAATCGGAGGTGCTGTTACGCATAACCTCCGTCAGTTTACCGGCCAGCGCAAGACCGGTGACGACGTCATTCATCATAGTTGAAAATCCTTCGAAGGTGTTTCATGAGCAAAACGATTAAGGATGTCTTAGGACAGATCTCACGGTCGGTTGGTCGAGGCGATATCTCCCAAGCGGCGTTGAACACGCTTTATGGGATTAACCACCGTGGGTATGGTAACCCTGTTCCGAACAACAAAGACAATGTAGGCCTGACCTTTTTTACGCGGCCTAATCTCAACCTAACATACGATAACATCTCGCCGATCCGTGTCCTGACCCCACTACTCGATGGTAATGGTGGTGGTGTGAATACGTTACAGCGAGCCATTCGCATGATACTAGACCCTTACCTTGGGAGTCCGGCTAAGTTCGATGACCCCACCCTAGGTGGCAGTGGTGTCCCGTTGGCATGTCCGCTGATTGATCAGGACAGCGCTTTCATACCGCTACTTAGCAACAATCTGATCTCCCTCAGTGGTTGGCCAGATGTAGGTGTCGAGACTTTCACCTCTACACCGGGTCTATTCCAAGAAGCTTGGAGTATAGTTGATGGCCACTCGCGTTTCTTTGAGACGTATGAACTCAACGCGACCTTCAAGAATATTGAAGGCGACCCTATATCATTGCTGTTTTTCGTATGGCTCCACTATATGTCCTCGGTTTACCAAGGCGTAATGGTTCCATACCCTGAGAACATTGTGGAGCGTCGCGTTGATTACCAGACTCGGATTTACCGTTTGATTCTGGATTACAAACGACAGTACGTTCAAAAGATTGCGTGTTGTGGCGCTGCGTTTCCGTTGAACAGCCCATTGGGTAATGCCTTTAACTTCACTAACGAAGGGGTGTACATCGGCGACAACGATCAGCTCAACATTCGATTCAAAGCCATGGGGGCTGATTACAACGACCCCATTATCATCTCCGAGTTCAATGCGGTGGTGGCTATCTTCAACGGTAAGATGAAAGGCAAAGCGAGTGATCGTGAACGGTACTATCGCAAAGTCTCTGCCGACGAGTTGGACTATTTCAACTACCGGGGTTATCCCTACATTGACCCAGAAACCCACGAGTTGGAATGGTGGGTGCCGAAAGAGTTGTACACCGAATATGAAAACCGATTCAGTTTTGGTGTTGAATCATTGAACTCAGACAAATACTCTGAGATCGACCCCTTAAAGATGTAACGTTTTGGAGTTACCGTTATGACCCGTAAGCACCGTTCCCTGGACCTCACCGGGCTGAAACTCGATTATGCGCTTGCCATGGCGTTGGATTGGACCGAACCGATGTATGGTGTTGGAAAGATTCGTTATCACGAAGATGATAACTACATGACGATGGACGAACCCGATCCGGATGAGGACGAGTGCACCGAACCCCATCACTTCAACCATTATGTTCAGTGGGCGCCACAACGTCTTAAGTCCATCATCCTCCAACTGATGATTGAGCATCGGGTGGGTGTGAAATGGGAGTGTGGTTCTGCGCGGGTCAGTAAAAGTGGGTTTGCCCACACCAGGGAAAATTTAGGAACTGCGGTAGCTCAGCTGTTGGTGGCGTGTAAGTTTGGTCTATACGTCGAGTTGCCTGAACACATTAATTGATTAAGGGGGCTACAATGCCACTGTCCATTGAAGAGATGAAGGCCCAGATCGACTTGGTTCGATTCAATCCTTCAGCCATCTGCCAAGTGGCACTGGATGTGTTGGAAGAAGTCAATACGGGCACTCGCCTGATTGTTGATCCCACCAACCCGTTCATGTTCCTCTTGGAAGCCAGTGCGGTCAACGCATCAGCTGCGATGTCTTGCTTTGCCGATTACAGCCGTAAACAATACGGGGTGATGGCACAAGATGAAGACGAAATCTACATGCACATGTCGGACAAGGATTTCTTGGGTCGTTTTGGTAATCCGTCGTCCACCACCATGGTGATGCTGCTGAGCCTTGAAGAAGTAAAAGCCAAGGCTATTCAGACCGAATTGACCAACACCCGGAAGTTGGTGATTCCTCGCCACACCACGTTCACGGTCGCCGGTTACAGCTTCATGATGCAATACCCGATCGAGCTACGGGTGATGAGCCACGGTGGCTTGAACGTGTTGCATGATGTCAGCCGCAAGTCACCGTTCATGAGTCTGGAAACAAATGTGGTGGAACATGAGATCGTCAACATCGACGGCACTGTGTTCATTTGCATTCAGATCCCGGTGTTGCAACTGAGTTCTGATATCTACTACCCCAAAGTGTCCATGGGTACTTTGACGGAAGCCACGTATACCTTCTCCGGCCAGTTCCATTTTGCTCGGGTTTACCGGTCGTTGGAGAACGGTGAGTGGGAGGAGATGCAAACCACCCACAGTGCCCAGGTCTTTGATGTCAACACCCCCACGGCTGTTCTGAAGGTGTACGAGCAATCGGTTCGTGTGAGCATCCCACTGGTGTACCAAGCCAACGGGATGGTCACTCGTGAGCTACGGGTTGAGATCTACAGTACCAATGGCGAGATCAACCTGATCCTCAACAACTACCCACCGAATGCCTACAACGCGATGTGGTTGGACTACGACAATGACGACGATGGTCGTTACGTGGCGCCGCTGAAGACTTTCAACGCCATCTCGGTGTATTCGGAAGCGACAGTAGCGGGCGGTACCAACAGCATGTCCTTTGATCAGGTGCGGGAACGTCTGATCAGTACGGCTTTGCGTGAACAACAACTGCCAATCACCAGTGTTCAGTTGGGCGCGACCTTGGAAAACGCTGGTTTCAGCGCCGTGGTCAATACCGACTACGTCACTCAACGCCAGATCTTGGCTACACGTACACTCCCCACCCCTGAGGACCTCAGTGTCTATACAGGAATGGCTTCCACTATGGGGATGCTCCAGTGTACGGCCGATGAGATTCGTAATCTCCACGGTGTGTATGACAACAACAAACGGCTGACCCTGACACCTAAGGTGTTGTACCGTAACACCGATTCGTTGTTGACCATCATGCCGGAAGCGACCATCCAAGGACTCGAAGCGCTGCGTGTTACTGATCTGTTCACCCAAGAAGTCAGTGGAAAGAACTACCTCTGGTCACCGTTCTACTACGTCTGGGGTTTGGTCGGTGATTACTTTGATGTACGGGCTTATCACTTGGATAGTCCAGACATCACCTCCAAAGCGTTTGTGGAGGAGAATCCGACGCTTGGGTTGGTGGTTGCAACCGACTCGTACGCCATTGAAAAAGTGGCTGCGGGCTACCGTGTGGTGGTGACAACTCGTTCAGGTCCTGTTTATAAAGAGCTGGATCTGGAACAGCGTCACGTGGTCTTGAGTTTTGAGGCACCGAATGAAAACGGTCGAGCATCGTTGGCCGGGTCGCTGTTGTACGTAAACGAGGAAACCGGTGAAGCTGCGTATGAGTTCTTGGTGGAAACGCAGTACGATCTGGATGAAGAGCATCACCTGATCGTAACGAACTTCACCATCTTCGGACAAGTTCAGCCTTGCGGTATTCGTCTCAAGGACAAGTTTACGCTGGTCTATGGGGTGAGTAACTACCAAACGCAAGACATGCAGTTCACTGACATGGATAAGTTGACGGACACCACCTTGGTACCGGCCAGTCACTATGCGATTATCCAAGAAGAACTCAATTTTGTTTTGGGTTATTCGCTGGACCGTTTGTGGACCAATGGTCGTAGTGTGGTAGGTAGTGAAGGCTATCTGACATACGAGACGGATGTACCGGCCTTGTACGAAGCCACGCAATACCGCCGCGATCCTGTCACCGGCAGTTACGTCATTCGCATGGTAGATGGTCAACCGGATTTCGAGATCCTCCACAATATCGGAGACCCGGTGTTGGTCAATGGCGAGCCTCAGTACGCACACCGTAAAGGTGATTTGGTGTTGGACAGCAATGGGCAACCCATTGTAGCCAGTCCGCGTAAAGTGGTGCGTCAGGTGGATCTGTTCCTGGTGGATGGTCTTTACTATTTTGCCGACGATGAAACCACGTTGACCTATACCCGCTCCATTCCGAATACGGTGGTTGGGTGGTTGGAAAACGACATCGCCATGGCATCGAAGAAGATGCTGGAACTGACCGACCTGTACTTCTATCCACAACGAACCACAGGTTATGTGGATGCGCTGGTCTTGGAAGGCTTTGAGATTCGCTTGGAGGTTGAGCAGGCGCTTCACATTGAGCTGTACATGACCAAGAGTGGGTATGAAGATCTTCCGTTGCGAGCCTCTATCGAAACCAGTATCTTGGAGATTCTGGCCGATGAGTTCAAACGGGATACGGTTCGTTGCATCGACATCGAAAACCGAATCATTGCGTCTGCTAAGGACCAAGTGATTACGGCGATGGTGTCGGGGTTGGGCGGTTCCAGTAACTACCGAGTGGTAACGCTGGTCGATCAGTCTGCACGCTTTGGCATTCGCAAAAAGCTACAGGCCTTGGCCGATGGTACCTACTCAGTGGTGGACGATGTCACCATCAGCTTCCTGCGACACACCAACGCATAAAAGGCGGCATACAGGGAGGCTTCGGCCTCCCTGTACTTTTATGCCGCGTGATTACAGCTTGATCTTGGAGGCATGTTCCAGCGCTTTCTTCACTTCTGCGTCGTCGTCTTGGACTGCCAAGGCGGCTACCCGCTTAAGTTTAGTAGCAGCGTACTTTTCCATACTCATCCAGAACTGGCGCGAACCAGACGAAGCCATACTGCACATCCGGGTGAAAGCCATCAATTGTTGCAGACCGCTGCGCAACGAATAAGACACTTTGTTGATCGCTGCACGGTGATCAGCATCAAGGTCTTTGTTCTTTGAGACTTTCTGCTCGATCTTCTCGACCCGTTTTTCAAGAGCCGCTGTTTCATGGAAACCGCGTCCGTAGACTTTCGAGTCGCTACCGGTGTGCCCTTTGTTACGATGGAACACTTCTTCCAAATCGTAACGGAACTCGACCTTGATGTCGCGCATCGAGGTGAGACCTTCCATGATTTCAGACATGGCACTACTGGCTGTTTCCGAGGAGAACTTAGCGATGTGACTCAATGCTTGAGGCAAGCTCAGGTCCTTGGGGTCAACCAGTTGGCTCTGTTCCACCGAAACATCTTTGGCATCCACCAACTTTTCCAGTAGGTCGACCGAGGACTTGACTTTCTCGAAGAGACCACTGGCCACCTTGTGACCATCGGCGATGACGTGAGCCACTTTACCGTTGGTGATGATCTCCTTAAGGAAGGGGTTGAAGTAACCACTGATCTGCTGCTGATACTGTTCGTTCAGCTGCTTGGTGATTTCATCAACCTCGGCCTTGGCCTCACTGTTCATGTTAGCCACGATCCGGTCACAGACCTTGAGGCAGCGTTCGGCGGATTCGACATGACCATCGAGTTTCTTGATGGTGAATTCGATCTTCTCACGCGACTTCTTGATGTATTGGAAGATCTTGAGGGCCAATACAGCCACAGCGGCCACAGCACCTGCAATCACAAGAGCGGTCTTGAGATCAATAGATTCCAGCGTCACCTTAAGGTTAGTCTGGGTGGGAGTTTGGCTGTAGTAAGCGTAGTTGGTATCTTCCGGCAACAGGTGAGAAGCTTTCTCGGCCATCGCACGCGATACACCGCCAGCTTCCTGAACCCCGTTCAAAAAGCCATCGATGTCCAAGGTGATGGCTTCAAGGGCGGCGAGCTGTTCTTCTTCAGTCCCGAGATCTGGAATTTCCAGTTCTTCATTCATGACCGATTACTCCGCTGCGACGATGAAATGTGCACCGTCAAGCAAAGCCGGACAGGCCTTGAGGAACTCCACCGTCTTGTTGTCGACTTCGCTGATACCACCACAGATGGCGAGGCTCAGAAGCTTCTGACCCAGCGGGTGAGTCGGTTCATGAACCAGCAGGTAGCGGGTGTACCAGACCCGGAAGATCAGGTCTTCTGCCGTGTCGATGTCCAGCGGCAGCGCTTCGTTCAGTTCGTTGAGCTTGTCGTACACAGCCGTCTTGACGGAGGTGCGGTAGTAGCTGCGAGCGTTGTCAACACGAGCCGACGGCAGAACCAGATCACGACCGACTACGCTGGCGGCGAGAATGGCGGTAGCACGCGGACGATCATACAGACCGACGTTGCAGCTGTTCAGGTGGTTGGTGATTTCTTGGGTGAGTTGGCGCAGGTTATCCATGGGGAGTCTCGCTTTAAGAAAGTTGTTTGAGGCGCTCGTGGGCTAGGAACAGGTCGTTATTGACCAGTTTCTCCAACTCCACTTGGAACTTGAGCTGTTGGTACTGTTGACGACCCGATGGCAGAACCGAGGTGTAGAACATCTCGATCAATCCACGTTTGTCATCCACTTGTTTGAGCAGTTGATCCACCGCTTTGATGTCCAGCAGTGTTTCAGCCTTACGCTCAGCCGACATCTTTTCCGATTTGATGGCTGTCATCATCTCGTTACGGATGCGGCGCAGACGCGCCTCAGGCGGATCGTAGGTTTTCTCAGCCGGGTTGATGAACAGGATCAGGAGGAACAAACCGAAGGTCATCGCCGTGAAGAAAAAGAACAGTGCCACGTTGAACACCGTAGCAATCACATGTCCGGCGGTGGTGCGATACGAACTACCGCCACCATAGGAGCGCATGATCTTGTCCAAACCGGTTGCCAGAGCCCGTCCTGCGCCCATACGGACAGCAAACTGGTCAGCCAAGGCCTCGGTAGCGGTGAGGTCATAAATCGGCGTGCCGAGCGAGCTGCGCGTATTCAGGATCTTCTTGCGGACGAACACTGTCTGGAAGACTTCTTTGTCCGTACATTCCACCAACGACTCAACGTCATCGATTTCCACATCCAGTGCTTTACAGGTTTCGTGGACCAGGCGCACTTTGCGAACCTTGTCGTCGGCCTTGAAGAACTGTTGGGTAGCGGCGTGCAGTACGATGTTCGTGGTCAACACGTGACCCAGGAACTCGTAGTAGGTGAAGAGGTGACCCAGTTCGTGCAACATCACCGCTGCGATTTCTTCGCAACTTACGAGCTTGCTTTCAAACATTCCACGCAGAACAACAGCTTTGTGTTGCACTTGGGAGAATGCGCCGCCCAAGCAACCATGAGCCAGGTCAACCCAACCAACCACCTGATCCAGCTTCTTATTCTTGATCAGGCCATCGAAGTCGTCTGAACCCAAGTACGGCTTGAAGTAGTTGTACACCAGCGGATTGTTTTTATCCACAGTTGGGATGTGAACGTAGGCATTGAGATCCGATGAGTCTTCAACTTCGAAGCTCACCTTTACTCCGGTGCGATTGAAGATGATCGCAGGTATGTCAATGGCTTTGAGGGCCTTGCCTTTGTAGGCCTTCTCTTCGCGGATGCGTTGGAAAGCCAGTGTCAGCTCTTTAAAGAGCAGATCGGATTGGACCTGGATGGCCTCCAGTCCGAGATTGAGTTTTCGTGGGGTAAGCATGTCAGCTCCGAAACCAGAAGAGGGCCTAAAGAAAAGATCACTCATACTGATAACGGAGAGGGGGGCATAAGAACCCAACCCCAGCCCCTAAGGGCCGGAGTGGGCAGGAGGAAACGGGAAAGCCATCCGACAACCAATCCCCTGAGAGCCATAGGCTGGGGGAGTCCGTAGGTGCCAAGGGATTGCTGGATCAACTTCCCCAGAGCGATGTTGGGCCAAACACCTCTCATACTAAGGTTAGAAAAGTAGTTAATTACTGGCCCTGTTAAAAAACACCACCTGTCCTGATAATATGTCTTAAGGGCCTGATTGGAGTACCAACGATGTCGCTGCCCGTACCTAGCGAGAATATTAAAGGCATTGAATGTAAACACGCGGTTTACACACTGCCGAATGACGATGGTGATGGGGATGCCCTGATCGTCAAAGAAGTCATTCACACCAAAGACGGTCAATTGATCCCGAACCTCAAGATCATCGAAAACTACAAGCGCGATTTTTTCTATGCGCGTGAAGGTCAACGTAACTATACAGAAAAGAAAACCCAAGAAAAAATTAATAACCTGCAACGTTACACCTGCACCCAACGTAACCTGCTCAGACAGATTGCGCGGGCTAAAGGGGTGGGTACTTTGCGTGGGGGCTTGCGTCAGATTGCACGTGATCCTTATTTGTACGGATGTGACATCACCACACCCACGCTCCTTAAACGTGAATACCAACTGCGTTCGCCAGATTGCTTGTCCCCCAATGGCGTAGCGGTATTCGACATCGAGACGGATGTTGTCCACGGTACTGAACAACCCATCCTAATGGCCTTGACGTTTAAGGACAAAGTCTACCTAGCTGCGACCAAGTTCTTTGTAGGTCAAGACGTTCGCTTCTTGGAAAAGCTTAACAAAGCCATTGAAAAGTACTTGGAGAAGTACACCAAAGAGCGCAACATTACCTACGAACTGGAGATCGTTGAGACACCCGGTGAAGGCATTCGGCGTTGCTTTGCCAAAGCCCACCAATGGAAACCTGAATTCGTCACCATCTGGAACATCGACTTCGATATCCCCAAATGCGTCAAGCAATTGGAAGCTGAAGGAATTGATCCGGCCCAAGTTTTCAGCGATCCGTCGGTTCCCGAGCGCTACAAGTTCTTCCGCTACAAGCAGGGTAACGCTACTAAGAAAACCGCTTCGGGTCGAATCGATTCGATTCACCCAGCCGAACGGTGGCACGTAGCCGAATGTCCAGCGACGTTCTTTCTGATCGACAGCATGTGTGTGTACAAGCGTATTCGAATGGCTAAGCAAAACCTGCCTTCGTACAGCTTGGACTACGTAATGAAGGAGGAGTTGTCGGGGCTTGGTAAGCTTAAGTTTGAAGAGGCCGACGAATATGCAGGGTTGGCATGGCACGTGTTCATGCAGACCTATTACAAAGTCGAATATGCGGTCTACAACATCTTCGACTGTATCGGTGTAGAACTGTTGGATGAGAAGACCAAAGACTTGCAGCTGGTTATCAGTACCCAGTCGCGGGCTTCGGAATACACCATCTACAATTCGCAACCTCGTCGTTTGGTGGATGACTTCTATTTCTTCTGTCGTGACCGGGGCTATATCCTAGGTTCGTGTAGCAACGAAATGGTCCATGAATTGGATGCTTACGTTGTTGGCATGAATCAGTGGATCGTGACCCTACCCTCTCACCAGACAGTGGATAACGGCGTCCGCGCCATTAAAGAACTGCCTGATGTAAGGACCTACATTCGTCGTCACGTAGCCGACTTGGACATCGTATCGACGTACCCGAACGTTCAGGTGATCCTGAATATCTCGCGTGAGACCACGCTTTACGAACTGTACAAGATCAAAGGGTGTAATGAGTACCAGACACGCATGGCGGGTATTAACCTGACAGGCGGTCACGTCAATGCGGTAGAGATTGCAGTCGACATCATGAAAGCCCCGAGCTTTGATCGGATGCTGGCAGAGTTCCTTGTGGACCATCCAGACGCAGCATAAAAGGGTTGTACGCTAGGCTCCCTAGGGAGCCTAGTGCTTTTATGCCGCTACTTCCCACACCAGTCGTATTTGGTACCGCCGTCATAGGCGACAGCATGCCCACGTTCAACCATGGCGGTTCCTACATTGATGTCGTCTATGTAGACATCAGCCAAAAGACGGAAATACTTATCTCGGGCAAGGTTATGGAGTTCGATCTTCTGACCGCCTCTCAATGCCCCTAATAGAAAATCTTTAGCCAAGCCTGCTTTGTGACGCTCCGCCGCTCGCAGGACGTCGGTACTGCAACTGCTGCGAATCTCCGGGGTGTCTATCCCGTTGATCCTGACAGGCAACTCATGACCAAAGACCTCCAACATCCCAGGCAGTTGTACCTTAAAGGTATCGCCATCATAGACTTCGACTACATTAGCCGAAGGCATGCGGATCATGTCAGTGGCCCACAGCGGACTCGGGAGCAATAGCGCACACAAGAAAACTACTCGGATTAAAAGAGAACGCATACCCCACCTCACCAAAAAAAAAAAGAAACAGTTAAGCCTTCGACACCCAGCCACCGAAGTGACTGGGCGCCTTGGGTCATACCATTTCTCGGTGAGTTAGCAGTGAACGCTGATTTGCAGGTAAAGCTTTTCAAAGGGATGGTAGAAGGTTAAGCTGTTTTGCTCTTTCGTATAAGCGATCGCACGCTTTGACGGTTTGTTATTAAAGCGGGTGGGAAGACGTGAGAAATGCCAGACGAGATCATGGTCTTGCTTGCCTTGTTGCTCAAGCAGATTATCCAATTCATGGAAAGTCGCAATCGGTTCATAGTTGCCCGTAAGACCGGTGGGTAACTCATCAAGCAATCTGAAGTGAATGGAAATGCTTTCAGCTTCATAATTGACTTTAAGGATATCTTCCTCAAAGGTGGTTGATAAAAAACCTTTAAGACCAGGACCCGAGTTTCTTAGGATGCGAGCACAGTAAGCCAGTATCGAAGCGTGCGGCAACGTTCGACGATTGGGTCGTTTGGTTTTCAACAGATTCACAAAAGCGTCTGTGATAAACTCATTTGATGCTTTCAGTTCCGCATAGGGGGTTGGTTCCACTTTGATCTTTTCATAATGTTCCCGAAGGATCAATTGCTTGAGATCGTACGTGTGGACCGTAGAGACCAATTCACGTTCTCCCTGATGCCAAGCCAACACCGTCAGGTGATTGCGATCGACACTGAGCACCGTGATTTCAACAGAAGCTTTGGCTACCACGTTAAGGTGTTGTTTGAAGAACGTGGCATGGTGAGTGGAGAGTTGGACCTCTTTATCCACCAGCTCTTTAAACAGGTGTATGGTGTCGTTGGCGTGGTCGACTGCGAGCTTGCGCAAGGGGTCATCGAGGTCGTACAGGACAGGTGTACTGAACGCCCCAACCTTCGATCCAAAGCAGGAGATAATCAGTGGTGCACCGATCCGGGGTCCGCTAGAGAGAACGACTTCTTGGGCCTGACGAAACGCACTGACACGACAGGGTCTTACGTCCAGATCACTCAACTCTGGAACTGTCATTTGTTGAGTCTTGATCCAGGTTGACATTGCTTCAAGGTGTGGAGAAACCATCATGAGTTTAAGCCCTTCTAAAATCAGCATAAAATGAAAGGGGGTCCGAAGACCCCATTAATTCAAACGGCGACCGCTGAGGTACGTGGGTGATAATGAGCCATGACCTTGAGGCCTCGCTCTTCTAAGTACGAAGAGTAGTCCACCTCAGACCCTTGCTCTTTACACAACCCGATAAAGTTAAGGAGTTTATAGGTCCCGGTCGAATCGTCCACTGTATAAAACCCAACTTCTCCTTGTAGGTCTTCCATGGGATCTACCACCACCACGTGGTATTCGCCATCTACCGAACGTACAATGTAAGCACTGATCACACTCACTTCTTCAAGCCTTGCAGACGTAACGTCCTGCAAGGTATGCAAGGCCTTGGTGCCATTCATTTACGTGTTCTCCCTAGAACTTGAATGAGCAGTCGTTCAGTAGATCCGACACAGCGGACGTGTGGAGCTAGCATCGACACCCACAGTGATACACTTGGGTTCTTCGATGGCCGCTACATCTACATCAAAGTACGATTCAGTGGCCCAGGTAAACAAGAAGCCTACCACAAACAGGACCGACAGGTAGATAATCCATCGACCTTGGCGACGCAGTTGGATCTGCTCACTGGGTGTGAGTGGTCGATGATGTACGTTCGAGGTGGCGAGAATCGTACTGGAAATGTTTTTGTGCATCTTCTTCTCCGAGTCCTAATTCCTGAAAGGCGTGCTTGATTTTCCGTCTAACCCAATAGGCAGAAGGAACCTTACCTCCATTCAACCGCTTGTGCGTATACTGCAAGTTACGCGCCATGAACAGGTAGTGGTACGGAATGTACCAGTACACAGGTCCGCTACCCCGACGAACGTGGATGCTTTGAAACAGCTTCTCGTTTTCGGGGGTGATGTTCCCAAGGTGGTATTGACGGATCTGCTCACGCTCTTGTTCATTCAGCGGTTCGTTGTTATGGAACAGGTAGCTGGTAGGTTCTTCGTGCTGGGGTTTGTGAGCGTTCATACGCGACCTCTTACGGGGTACACCCGTTGATTGTGCAGGGTGTAGGTGTGGTGCAGTTCATCAATCGCTTTACGCGTGCGATGTAGGTTAAGTTCCACGAAGCGGCGTTGAGCGCTGTCGCTGGCTATCTTGAGATCTTCTTCCAGATGCCGCTCATTGGCAACGAGAGATGACAATCGAATCAAATACTGTTTACGACACATTTACGTATCCTCCTAAGGATTACAGGGCACAAGACCCCTCATAAGAAGGGATTTGTGTTATTCAAGGTTTAGAAGTACCAATCTCCTAAGAACTGTGGACGCCCCCCCCGAAGAGGGGCGTTATTACTCAGTCGTCGTAGGAAGCGAGTTCCTCTGCAATCTGCTCTGCCTGTCGGGCACGACAGCTACCACAGACTTCATAGACCGGACCGTTTGACCCTTCATCGATGTCACGGGTGTGACGAAGGTCTTTCTGGGTGGTGACTTTCTTACACCACTCACATTGAGCTTCGTCTTCGGCATGCCTCTCGGTGAAGTACTGCTGAAGCTCCTGCTCGAGCGTATAACACGCTTCGCAGTAATGGTGATACTCGGCGCCGAACGAATCGGTTTCGCCTTGTATACGCACCGTAGCGTCGTTCTCACACTGCCACTCTTCACCCTTGGCGTACTGAAGCTTCAGAGCATCAGATGCTTTGTTGGCATCGATGATCTCCTTCATGGTTTCGAAGTAACTCCACTGCTCGAACTCACAGACGGTGGGTTCACGAACGGTGGTGACACGACCTGGAAGATTACCGAACATAATGTTCTCCTTAGAACGAGGGGGGGAATAAGTGGTTTGGTTAATCCACTCACCTAGGTAATATAGATCTGAGATTTTTTTATTTCGGCAGGCTCAAATCGAAGCATTCGGCGAACTCCAAGACGAACTCATCCATCCAATCCTGCACGTACATCACGTTCCAGTAAGGGGTGGCTTGAAGTCGATTAAAGTCCAGTCGGGAAACTCGTTGTAACTGACCCAAGATCCTCTCGATTCTCCGCATGAGGAAAGGAACTTCCTCCACTTGGGTTTGTACAGTTTCACGATAGACCACCAAATACGGATGGTCTTGGTGCACACTAAGCTCACTGACAACCACCTCGGCTAAATACAACCGAGCCCCTATGTCCACTTGGGCCTCAATCGGGAGGATGTGGCCATAGTAGTTGTAGAGGGAATCTTTTGTCAGGTTGAGGTGTGGGGTGCGCGGTACAATCTGGGTAACAAACCGATCAAAGTCGGTAATCTCACGATTATCAACTTCAAGCACCAAATACCTGATTACACTCGCCATGGAGCACTCCTACGTTTTTGGTTTTGCACAACTGTCGATCTGTTCTAAGAGAGCCACTTGGGCACGCGCTTTAAGGTACAGGCAGACTTGCTTGCGTTTGCGCCGGACCCAATGTATGTCTGGCGGGAGTTGGTTGTGCTTGTTAGCCGATACCTCACGGGTGGGCGAATTTGAGAACAGCAACCACAAAGGGTAGTGTCTTAGTTTGCCTCCCACATCACGTAACACAATCGCTTGGCGAAAGGTACGACGAGCCGTTGGGGATGCGTCTTTAGGATTCTCAAGATACGACCGGATCAAGTAGGCGTTACTGCCTTCGGGTTTGACACGACGCACGCGAGAATCTTTCGTACAACCCGCCCGCATAAAGACCACTGGCTGTTCAGGTTTGGGTTCAGTGAAACCTAATGCCGACAACAAAGAAGCGGGAAACTCCATGTGACATCCTTAGTTTAAGTTTATTCAAGGTATAGTTCAAAAAAGTACGATATTACTATGACTACAGGCAATGAACATTCATTGCTCACGAGGAGGTGATCCACTGAGGGGTCTGGTCCTGCCGAGAAGGCACCATCCAGCCTAGTACCAGCGCCTGTATAGTGACTGTTGAGAAACAGCCATGACTTCAGCCTCTAAAGCCCTCACCCGAAGGTGAGGGCTTTATGCTGCTTAGGGCTTTTGGTGACAGAACGAATCGGGCCAATAGTGCAGGACTGCATCCATGGTGGTGGACTTGGCTTTGACTAACGAGACCCCTTCGAAATGCGGGAAGAAGAGTTTCTCGTAACGGGGGGTACTGACCTCCACTGCAATCGGTCGACAGTCTTCGCTGGCTACAAAGAAGACGATGTCCTGACTGAGCAACGGACTCTCCAACCACTGCTGAGGGGGCTTTAAACCCCAGCCCACGTAGCGAGTCATCATCGCCTGATACATCTCAGGTGTGATGCCAGAGGTGGCGATTGGGTGAACAAAATAGTCGGGTGAATTGAAGCCTTCGGGAACTTCGCACATAAACTCAATGTTACCCAACTGAGAACGAGCCAACGCATAAGGGAATGGGGGTGGGGCGTTCAGTAAAACGGGTTCTGGTGTGGGTTGTAGAAAGTCTACTTTACAACGTACTAACACGTACATGGATGCTTAATCCTCGTTGCGTTTAAACAAGTATATCACTTGCCTATGGGTAATATAGGTTTCAAATACTTTTTACTGGAAGGGGCATAAAAAACATCAGGTGAGTTACCCCACCTGAGTCTTAAAGGATGCGGTTGTACAGGTAGATGTGGACGGGAAGGTCAATGTCCGTCAATTTCTCATGGAGGAGGGGGCGAAGGAACTTAATGTAATCAAGTCCCCCATAACCACAACCCAGAGGCGGAAGCCCCAGTTCTGTGATCCCCATCTCTTTATAGTTCGCCACAAGGTAATCCAGCCCCTCGATGACGTACTCTGGTTTAGACGGATTTTTCCAGTGTGCTTTGGTGGGAAACAATAGGACCTGATGACGTGACTTTGGGATCTTATACAGTTGGGGTTGCCCCACCTTCAATTCACCCTTGTCACACAGATCTTTGTAGAAGTCGAAGAGTCCCCGCACCCGTTGTTTCATGGCCAATGCCAACCCATTCCCCATCACCCCTACCGTGTTAACCGGGGCTGTGATAGTTTGCAACCGGGTATCAAACAAGGACCCTTCGCCTTCATACACGATCATCGCTTCGCGCCTCCTAAACCCACACCAGCGGCGGCCTGTGCTTGCTGGGCTGCCCGAATTTGCTTTTGAGTTTCAGCCGTCATGCGAGCCGCTTTCTCAGAAGAGATTCGTAACATCAAAGCACAGTACTCGCGGGGCATGTTGAGGAAGTCCACAATAGACACCCCCCACTCTTTATGAACCTCGTACAGATGGTACTGATAAAAGGTTCGGTAAAGCGTCCCGTATTCTGACACATCTTCTTTTGGCTGATACTCAACCAACGCCAAGGGGTTAGCAGATGGGCTGCCGTGATCACAAATCCCGTACTGGGTTTCGTAGGCATCGCGCATCACCACCTGCGCCGCTATATTGTCCAACTGCTTTCCTTGCTCAAGGATTTTATCCAACAAGGTCGGCTTGTTATAAAACCGTGCCCCGAAGCCCGGCAACAACACATGGCTGTCTTGGTCTTCGGGGTTAACGGTTAAAGGGAGGACTTTATGAGTACCTTGTAGATGCGTTGGTTGAGTAGGGTAAAAAAAACTTGCGCCACATCAATCGGTACGACGTACGGACTGAACTGGGCTTCCTCTTCCTTAACCTGGTTGGCCTTACACACCGGACACTCATGCTTGGGCAGACCGATCACCGAAACAGTCACCGAGTTGATGTACTCGCTCACTGCTGCCAAGGTAGTGGTGCGGGTCTCTTCATCGGCGGTCAACACACCCATGAGGTTTTCGATCGTGTCACGGTCAGTGCCGATTTCTGCCTCTTCGATATGCACTTCCTTCACCCAGTGGCCGTACTGACGCAGGTTGGTCAAACGACCCTGGTTGGTGATGTAGGCATCGCGCTCATCGCCACGGATGTTTTCACCGAACGCACCTTCCATCACCTTGATGATGTTGGCAATCCAGGCGTTGCCCGAATTGTAGTACTGTTCGATGGTTGGGACCGCCAGAGTGATGGCGATTTGGTCGGTGATGGACACCCGACGTTCTTGGTTGTACTTGTGCTCTTCGGCGTAGCGCTTGAGGTCTTCGTCGGACATCCGCGTCTTGCGCTGAGACATGCGCTTGGTTTGCCATTCCGACAGCGCCGCACGGTTGGTCCACATCAGCTTGCTGAGATTCAGCAGGGCTTCGAACACATGGTTGCACACCTTCTCGGTGTTGATACAGCCACGCGAATACGGGTAACCGTTCGGGTAGATGGCCGATGCCAGACCCCAAAGGATCAACGGGATATCGGTCACCAACACAATGCTTTCCAAGTACTTGGGCGACATTTCTTTAGCGTTGGTGTCGTAGACGTGCTGGAGTGCAAAATCCAGCAGATCGTTGATCAGGTGAACCGCGGTGTTCGAAAACACCAGACCGTTGGTCATACGACCCAGCGTCACTTTAGCCGAACCGACACGACGCTCCAGTTCGAGGATCGACGCTTCAGACGGCGCTTTGAAACTGACCCAGATACCAGTATGCCACAGCGGTACTTGGTGGATGGTACCCAAACCCAGCGCAGCCGTCATGCGCATGACAGCACGCTCGCCAGTCAGGACAGTACCGGACTCTGCAAAGCGCGGACGGGAGATGCCCATGGGTTGGCCAGCCGACTCAACGGTCTGTTGCCAGTCACCGCCTTCTTGGTCCAGCGCTGCTTGGAAGGGTTCGTTGCGCAGCAGGTTGGCAGAACCACGTTCGAGCGATTCAACCCAACGGCGAGTACCAGCATCACCTTCGACCTCGATGTTCGGGTGGTTATCACCGGTCTCTTTGAGATCGCCCAGTGTCCCGTTGATGAACGTCAGGTGTAGGTTGGGATCGGCGAAGATCGCTTTGGCATCGGCACCGGAGTACGGTTTGTCGATGGGGTACTGAAGACGAACATTGAGGTTAACCGCTTTCGGGGCGTAGCTACTGGTCGACTTCGAGTTCAGGGTGTTCTCGGCACCTTCTTCGGATGCGTTCTCGGGTGTTGGCAGTTCGTTCTCAGACATTGTTACACCTGCGGGTTCTGATTGAGTTGGTTGAAGAGGTCGGTGATCTGCATAGCAGTCGGCACCACGACCAATTGATATGACGTGATCCACTGATCGTAGGCCTGTGCCACATCCATCAGGAGGGCCAGCTTAGGCAGGTCGACTACGCCACCACGGTGTTGATCGACTGCAGCGTTCAGTTGATTCAGTCGTGTACTGAAATCCTGAACGTCGCGATTCAGTGTATTGGCCAGTTGCATCAGCGAAGCTTTATCCGCAACGCGTGCCACCAGTTCCTGATTGCGCAGAAGAGCAACCACTTGGGTGGGCGACTGGTTCAGCTGGAAGCACTGAGCTTGCAAATGGCTCAGATCATTCCAGATGTTTTCGAAGTCTTTGCGCTCCTGAATCAGCTCTTTAAGACTGTTCGGCCCACGCTTGACGTAGGAAGGGTTGTGCTTACGGGACATAACGTTTTCTGCCTTTTGTAAATTGATTCGTGGGCTCGGGAACAATTTTCGAGCATGGTCTCGTATAATTTGGGAAGGTCGTATTATTTAACCGGAGGTTCATTGTGGTAGAAGAAATTGAAGAATTCCTGGGTACGGTGATCACACCTGAATTGACTGCAGTGTATGTGGATGCCGTCCAGGTTATTCTGGACTCCGGGATCAGTATGCACATTGTTCAACTCGAAGGTCTGATCAGTCAAGAGGGCGAAATTGGTCGCGACCAAGTGGTCAGTGAGATCGACGCCTACCTTAAAAACTTGTTGGAATCGACCCTCAACCAATTTGGTGTGTTCTTAAATGAGACCTTTGGTCTTAAACATGCCACCGCCATTATTCGCAGTATCAACACCTTGGATGACTTTGACGACGTTGAGACTATTGAGGCCATCTGTCTGTCCGAAGAATCGCCCGAGGAGCGGCTCGCAGCGCTCGTAGAGCTGACTTCCGAGTTTACTGTGGAAGATCTACTGCTTCACCTTGATAACGTCAACCCGGCGCTCCTGAAGCGTTTGCTGACCACCGTACATAAGGTAGACGATGGGTTTGATACCCCCACCGTTCAACGCACTGGAAAAGTGGTGCGTATTAAAAGCTGTACCAGTCAGTTGAAAGATCCCTGGTTGTTGGCCTATGTGGATGCTGGGGGTAAGATCAATCTGCCGGTTGCCAGCATGGCCGAAGCGTTTCGGACGTACTACGAAGAAAAACGTGTCGCCGATCCGATGTTGGATCGCAACGTCTCCGAACTGGCTTTGCAACTCATGGCCTTTATCTTGGCTTCTGATGCGGCCGATGCCGACCTACTTCGTGTCAGTGAAGAAGTGGTTGAAGACACCTTCCTTAAGTTGCCCCTGATCATTCGAGTAATGGAACAGGTGCGCGAAATCCTCTCGGCGGTAACTCATGAACAAGCTTGATTACCTTTTTGCAGCGCTTAACGCAGGCGCATATCGCAAGAAATCGTGGGCTCTGTCTGTCTTCAGTGTGACGCAGGGTCCGGAAGAACGTTACCCCTATGCTCTTCTGCGTACGGAAAAGAACACCGTCTTTGTTGATCCGGAGAACCCTGAGAACCTGATCACTATTGATGATGCCCAACCCCAAGAACCCTTATTCCGGTTCACGGATCGAGTGGACATCACTCCCGCCTTGGTACCCAATTGCAAAAAGGCAATGAACGTACCGGTTGGAAACGTCTTTTTCAACTTCTATGTGTTGGTCTACGCCTTGGGCGATCGCATCGAGTTCATGACAGGTAAGCTCACGCCTGGCGCTGTACAGAACAAGATTCGTCCTTTGATGGCCGACTATCCGGAAAACGGGGAGCGTGATCCTAAGCTGATTTATCCGGATGATTACCGCAAGTTCAACAAGGCCATCTTTGGTATTTCGGGGTTCACTCAATTGTGTGTGCCTTCGGCGACCAAGCGCATGTTGACCACTCACCCAGATGCTCGTAAGTTGCGAGCAGAACTTCTTGAGAAGAACAAAGATCGTCTCTGGGACCCGGCCGTCATTGCTAAGATGGAGGCTGAACTCATTGCTCTGGATAAGGAGTGGATGAAATCTGATCCCGACGGGGGTGATGGGTTCTTCGTGAAGGAGAATAAATCCTACGGTGTGGTTCGTAAACGCATGCACCTGATGCACGGCGCCGAGATGGGCTTCCAAGACGGCACCAAGGCCACGCTGGTGGTCAACAGCCTGAATGAAGGTTGGGATATCGACAAGATGCCTGACATGATCAACTCGCTCCGGGAGGGTTCTTACAACCGCGGTCGTGATACCGCCTTGGGCGGCGAGGCAGTGAAGTTCTTGGGACGAGTCTTCCAGAACACTACAATCACTGAACAGGACTGTGGTAGCAAGTTGGGTTGGGAGAAAGAATTCACCGAGCACAACTTCAAAAAGTTTGTGGGCTTTTATCGGGTAACGCCGCAAGGTTCTGAGGAGATCACTGAAGACTACGCCAAATCTCAGATTGGTAAAAAAGTCACAGTGCGCTCACCAATGTTGTGCAAGACGCCTAAGACGGGTTTCTGCCAGCGTTGCATGGGCAATCCCAATGCGATCAACCCGACGGCGTTGGGTTTGCTGGCGGCTGACTTGGGTAGTCAGATGATGTACATTTTCATGGGTGCCATGCACGGTAAAGTGTTGAGCGTATCCAAATACAACTTCAAGCATTCCATCACGTAATCTGGAGATTCCTCGATGACCAGTATCAACAAACCGGCTGCACAATGGACCGACGAAGAACTGTTGGCGTGGGCCCGTGGCGAAGCCAGTCCGAGCGGCCAAGCCAGCAATCGCACCGTCTCCCGCGAGTGCATCGCGCGCTTTGGTTTCGAAAACACCGATGACATCGACAGCGTTAAGGCTTTCGTGATTGCCAAGTTCGTGGTCGAGGGTGACGAAACGACTGACGAAGAGCCGTCCCTGGAACCGCAGCTCAACGAAGGTGGTGAAGGTAGCGACGAAGCCGGTGACACCACCGAAACTTCAGAGACCACAACTCCTGTGGTTGAAGCTGCTCCAACTCCTGTTGCTCCGGCGACTGCAGCACCTGAAGCGCCCGCCGCCGATGAAGAAAGCGGTGAACCCGAAATGCCAGAAGAAAACGTTCTGGTCAAACCCACCCCTGTCACTTTCAATCAGGCCAACATGTCTCGCGAAATCATCGAAAACAACCTGGCGGACTACGCCAAAACCATGGCTCCGAACGTTCCGACTTCGGCCGAAACCGCAGCCACCAAACAGCTGATGCTCTACCGCACCATTCAGATCGTGCTGCGCAGCACCGGTGGCGACTTCACGCAGAACCTGAACCTGCTGCTGGACTTCATCGCCGCGCATCGTCAGACCCTGTTCGCTGAGATTCGTGCGTTCCGCAGCATGGACATCGTGCGTCTGCCGGCCAACGAGCGCAAGAACTTCGAGCGACTGCTCAACCTGTTTATCGGCACCGCCGTACGTGAAACCCGTGCGCTGGCGCTGAAGCAGGTTGACCTGACTCGCACCGTCGAAGGTCTGGATGCTGGTGCTCAACAGCGCGTGATCGAGTTCTACTCGATTTAAGCGGCAAAAAAAAAAAGGTACTCTAGGACTCCCGTAGGAGTCCTAGAGCCTTTATGCCGTCAGTGAACCGTCGCTTGTTGAGCTTCGGCGTTAAACGGATACACCACCAGAGTTTCTTCTACCAAACTGTTTCGATACTGTTGGGTCAGAACAGCTTTGGCATGGGGAAGTAGGTTCGTTCGAGCAATCAAGTCTTCACACACCGCTTGCGGGTAACCCACCGAAGCTAATGTGTTGATCATCGTGCTGTACTGTCGCTGCTCGTAGTAGGGATCGACCTGCTTGGACTTTTGCAATTGCTTACAATACGCCCAGCAACACAGGGAGGAAAAGAGGAAGATCTCGGGATGTTCTTCCAAAAACATCTTGGCATCCAAAGACCCCATCAATTCCACAGCCAACCCCATAGCCCCGCAGAGCCACTCCATGTCACACTCCTCGATTACCGGATACAGGATTCGGGCATCGTGGAAGGCGAGGGGGTACTTGAGTAACAGTTCTGGGACGTCAAGGACACCGGCCATTCGAAGACGTACGGCTTGTCCTTGTTGATTGGGAACGAGGTATTGCATGACCCGTTGAGGGATTGGTTGTGGTTCCATAGTTCAAAATCGTGAAGCTCCTCGCTACACGGTTCTCCCATTTCGATAGAAGGTATATAAAGCTCCCACTCGAGGTGATCGCCCCAATCGGCGATGGTGACGCCGGTGGGTACGTATTTGTGACTAAGGACGCGCCCGGTGAAGGCCTCCTTTTTGCGATGGTGGTATTCGATGTGTTTATCGATGTCCGCACACACGAGGTAGTAGAACTTCGGCACCGACCCTTCCCACTGCAACAACTCCCGCAGGCGCCCGAAGGCTTGCAGGTTAGCAGTCGACGAACCCAACGCATCGGTCATGATGACGGTGAGCAGATCCGGGATGTCTTGTGCTGTGCCTAACGACTTCAGGGTTGAGACAATGATTTCACCTTTGTAGGTGTCTTCAATGCTCGTCCCTTGAACGTGTAGCACCACCTTGTGTTCGGGGAACATCTGTTCGAAGTGGCGATGAAGCTTAGTGCACATCTCGACAGTGGCGGCGTACACCAAACATTTCTGACCACGTTTGAACTCTTGTAGGTAAGTCTCGGTAATGACCATCCCTACCATGTCCATGTAGGCTTTCAGGATATCCTTCTGCTTCATAATGGACTGTTCAAACAACACATGCGAATAGGACTTACGACTGTGGTTTAACCAACGCAAGCGATGACCCACACGCAATCGATACTCCAATCCCACCGCTTCGGCGTAAACCACACGCCCTTTGGGTTTGATGCGCCAATGGGGTGGGAACATCTCCGCCACACGGGAATTCACAAACGGGTCGTCACCTTCCAAGGTACCCGACAGTGAGATGGTTTTCTCAACGTTGGTGTACAGGTCTTGGCGATAGTTCAAGTGGAAGTCTTGGTGCACCTCATCGATCAGGCGAATACCAAACCCACAGACGTCATAGAACTCATGGGGTAGACAGGCGTAGCCCATCTCCAATATGCCTTCTTTGTGGATTTCGTATTCTTTCAGGTAATTGTAGAACGTCATGTTCGAACAGATGACGAACTTGGCATCCAGCGTACCGTCCACAGCCATCTGAGTGACTGCCTTAAGGGAGGCTGATCCCTTGATGACAATGATATCGCCCTTTTTGATCTTAAAGGCTTTCTCAATGTCACTGATCCATTTCTCTACGTACATCGCTTTGATGCACACAAAGGTTCTTTTCTTAATCTTGCTGATTGCAAGCAACGCGGTGAACGTTTTACCACGACCAGGGTCAATGGTGGCAACCTTGGTCACCCCTTCGTCGGTGATGTAGTCAACCAACTCGATTTGGTAGTCGCGCGGCTCCCGAAGATCAATCAGCTCCAGTTCAATGTCGTCGCCATAGTTCTTTGGCAATTCGACTACGTTGATTTTACCCTTTCCATAACCGTGGCGTTCCAGAACCACGAAGAGTTCAGGCAACAGGTTACGGTGGAAATTAAAAACAGTTCGATCCCGTGTTACACCCACAAACACGCGCAGCATGGTTCGTACGAATCGCCCATTTGGACTTCGGGTGAACCCAAACTGCGCGAGCCGGTCGCACATTTCGAACAGGGCCGGACGGACACGAGGTCCGAAGTTCGACACCCGTACGAAATGGCTTCCAAGCTCTAAGGTCAACTCTGTGCCTACTTTGGGTGGAACCGGGGTAGGTCTCGTAGGCACAATGTTGCTCCTAGTTAACGTACGCCGGATTTGCCCACGACCAGATAGTCGAGGGGATGGTCAGGACGGTTGTCCAAGATGAAGGTTCGGATATCGCTGAGTACCGCCCCCTGCTTCTCATAGGCCATGGTGGCCGACAAGCTGCGGAACCACATGTTGTCCTCGTAATACCCCACTACACCATTCAGCCGGTCAACCGGCATACGGTGGTCATGGTTCTCGGGGTCAATTGCCATGGTGGCCAACAAGATCGCTTCCAGGTGCGCAATGTTCACACTGAGCTTGGAGTTGATCAGGTCGTCAAACGCAAACAGGGCTTCCTCGGTGGTGCTGTAGGAGCCTGAGTTCATGCGCTTGGAGGACTTATCGCGAGCCTTGTTCGCACTAGGCGAGGCCTTGATGAAGTTCTCAATCATGGTCATGTATTCCACAGTGTTCAGGTGACGCTGCGGCAGTTCAAAGATATCGTCCTCGAAGTCCCAGTCCGACAGATCGATCAGGAAATCACCACGGGAGGTGGTGGTCCAACCGACTTCCTTGAGGAAGCTCAAGAACAGCTCACCGAAGTAAGCACGTCGAGAACCCATCGAGACAGAGACCGTCACAGTATTGATCGCCCCGTCATTAATAATCTCCAGCTGAACTTCAACCAACTCAGCCAGACGTTCCATCGGCAACTCACGGACATGACGTACCCGATGTAGGTCAGTCAGGCGTGGGGCATACTGATGTGGGACAATCAACCGCACTTCATCGGCAATTTTCAATTCTGCCATTAGGCGCAGTTTCGATTCGTCACTACCCTCCCGTATGTAGTATTGATCGTGTTCCGAGATCTTGAACGATTCCACGCTGGTACTGCCATCCAGGTGTTTGGTCGACAATACGCGCTGCGACAGAATCTCACAGAGCGTGGTGGCACTGACGTGACCCAGTACCGTCTTGGCCGGAATGGCGTTGGCCAGTTCGCCGAAGCAGGTGGCACAAACACCGTATGGATCAAGGTGTTGACATTTAAGGATGCTGCGGGTTTTCAGAGTACGGCCGATCAACGTGTTACGATCACGCTTGATGATGGGTTTGAGTTTTCCATCATCATCCAGATAGAACTTACCCAACAGGTTCTCGAAGTTGGAGGAGGTGATCTTCCACTCGATGTAATGTTGGCTACCGCAGTCGCCTGGGTGGATGTGCTTCAGCGTCTCACACACCAGCTGCATCCGACGGTTGAAGTACTCTGAATCAGCCACCGGGTCTTTGGCGAACCACAGGGCCTTAGATGCCGAGCGAGACTCGATCATCGATTCGTACAGCTTGGTGATCCCGTGGGTGTAGCCTTTCAGAACCGGGGTGTGGAAGATGCGTGAGTTGATGTCTGTCAGATAGCCTCGTACCGAGACACACTGGAGAATCTGACCCATGCTCACCAGACCTGACTTAGCCACCTTGGCCACAGGGTTACCCACCAGTTCGTTCTCATCGAGCAAGACGCTCTTCACCGCACTGTAGGTATGTTCGATGGAATTCGGGGAGGGTTTGGTGTTGTCGTTGATTTCCTTGATCTTGGGGTGGGTGACGATGTCGATGAAGTCAAGGATGCAGATACTGCTCACCGATTGCGGTACGTTCCAGGTGAAATCGTTGTAGATGTCCTGGAAGGTGTCGTACACCACTTGTCGGGCAGCATCCAGATCCAACAGATGGCCTTCGCCGCGTTCATCGAACCAGTCTTTGGTTTCAAACAGGGAGGTTTCAATCAGCTCGGCGGTGGTGCGCATACCGATGCGAGCTTTACCGATGTGATAGCGTTTGTATACGGGGGCTTGCGGGTAGAGTCGGTTGAACACCATGGTGTACCAACTGTACTGCGTCAACCGGGTATCAGTTTCAAGGTCCCCATCATCGAACTCCAGAATAAAGGGACGATCTGGCATGGCCCACAGTTGAGCAGTAGACATAGCCAGAATCTGGCGCACGGGAATACGTTCCACTAGGAACCTCCTCGAAGTTAGACGGCTGTGGGGTTACCCCCACAGCGAAGTTTATAAGAACATCCTCAGATGCTAGGTGGCGTCTGAGGCCTTTCAGGTTTGTACACGAAACGAATGCCCGCACACTCCAGCACGTGGGTGACGAACAGGATATTGCGACCCTGTCCGAGTGGGTATTTGTCCCGGTCAATAACCTTGGGGATGTTGGTCGGTTGTGGTGCACGCAGGATGTTAGCCGTGATCTCCTTGTGTACCGTTGGGTTGTTGGACTGATCCACCAGATCGGCTGCTACGTAGCCACCGGCTGTACTGGCAAGTAGACGGACTTCACCTTCCCCGGTCAGTCGAATGGGTGAAGCACGACCTGGGTAGGCGTACTTATCCATCTTGGTGATCTTCGCTGGGATGCCGTGGTGCTGCAGCTTGGCAGAAGCAACGCCTGACCACTCACTACCGGTTTTCTCCAACTCGATCACGTAAACGCTACCGATCATGATCGGGGCATCCGTCACGACCCGCTTACCATTTTGGGCAATGAAGCTCACAGGACCATAGCAAGGTGGGTACTTCGCTTGGACTTGCTGGACCGTCTCGACATAATCGATCGGGTTGTGTGTTGGCATCCACAGGTAGATACCATCACGCATCACCGACAACAGGTGCTCCTCGATGGGTTGTTTGTACTCCCCACGAGCAAACATCTGAGCCATCCACGGAGACACGATGTCGTAGTAACCAAAAAGGTATTGCCACGCCTGTGCCACAATGGCCGGGTCCAACTGAATGTCTTGTCCCGGTACGATGTTGCTTTCTCGACTGCCGAACAATGCGTTCTGTAGGTTGAAGGTGGGTTTGGGTTTCGGTGGGACGTCATCACCCCAAGGACTGAAGCCAAACATTTGACGAATCTTCTTAGTGACGTCGCGCGATGCAGCATTGAAGTACTGCTCGTACAAACGACCCAAGTTCATCCGTTTGATGTTGGAGTCGGCATCCATGATGTAGTCAGCTGAATTGCCTTCTGCATCCACCGGCATGTTAGCCCGTGGCCAGATACCGCAGATAACCGCCTTATCGCCATGGGTCCCGGTGATCTTGTTGCCGATCGTAGGTACCATGTCGTATTGGTAGGTCACCTCAATCCGCCACTCATCCAACTCGTTACGACGGTAGGTTTTATTGACATCCATACTGCCTTGACGACTATCGCGATGACGTTCGTTCAGGTAGGTACGGGCTTCCACCAACAACCGGTTAAACTCATACCCAAGGGTTGGACGACCTTCCGGACGACGACAGACTTTCTCATACTCCTGCCAGATACGACGGTAGTAGTTAGTGGCGGCTGTATGGTACTTGCGCAGCTGCCGATCCATACCTGCCGGGGTATTGCAATTACGCAGCAGGTGATTGTGCTGAACCATGATATCGATCACAGTAGCGCCAGGGGTTGCATAGACCAGTCGGTCGTAGATGTAGTCAGGTTCCCGCAAAGCGGTCGGCGACATCTCGATCGGAGCCAGCAGCGGATCGTATTTGCGCAGAGCAAACAGAAGACCGTCATCACGGATCTTTTCACCAATGTCCGGTACAGGCTTGTATTCATCCGGACGTTCAGGATTACCGTAGAGATTGATCATGTAGTAGTGCTGACCACAGCTCTCTACCCGCTTCTCAAACCCTTGGGCTGTGAGTTTCGGAAGAACATCATCGGCAAAGATCGCACCGTCCTCAATCACGCCTTCGACGGACATCAGACACATGTTCAACTCAAGGCCGTATTTGTAGTCTCCTTCTGGTGTGACGCTTGGAGAATCAGCCACTTTGGTACCCGCTCGGATGCGGGCTTCGGCAGTCATCTGACGGACGACGTTCTGGTCCTTCTGATATTCGAATCCGAAGTGCTGGTGGTTACAGTTATACATCGGAAGGATCATTACATCGACGTGACCGGTTTTCGCATCTTCGTAGATGTACGCCGTTTCGGGGGAGAAAGCAATGCTGTCGATACCGGCAGTTTGGTCGTAGCGATGCACTACGGCCAAAATCACCACATTGTTCTCAAAGCGCTTGGAGAACGTGTACTTAGCAAACTCTCGTTCGGTACCGGTTTGTTGACGGCGCAGGGTGCTGCCTTTAATCACAAGGCTCGAACCCAATGCCGAGTTTGCCATCTGGACCCGCGGGGAACTGTCGCCGCGCAGGTGGGAGTTCAGGTTACTGACACCAATCAGTTCGGGGAACAGTTGGCATTCGGCTTCCATCGGGTCAACCTCATTGTAGTGAGGTACCTGAGTGTGCTTGAAGACCTCTTTGACTTCATCCGACACGATAGACTCCTTAGTCTTCTACGAGTTTAAGGGGCAGTGGTGATCACTCACCAAGGGTATTCACCTTAATAATATAGGTTTGTTTTTTCTTTACTGCGGACGGACACAGACATGACCATGCCTATCCAAGAGTTGATGACCAACACGGTGGCTCAAGTTTATTGCGACCAAGCGTTTCGCGATACGGTCGAGTCAGTCTTGAACATCATCAAAGTCAATCCTAACAATCGCACCATCGGTATCGAGCCCGGCATCGCCTACAAATATGAGTTTGACTTCTACGGGTTGTTGTCACACCTCAAAATTCCTACGAGCATGCACTGGTTAACCCTGCGGGTAAACGGTTATCGAGACCCACGGGACTACGTACACACCCATGTCGAACTGGTCATCCCAAGCGAAGACGACCTGACGTATGTGCGTCGGATGTACAAGACACGAAAGGGCATACTTTGAAAAAAAAAACAGGGGACCGAAGTCCCCTGTTGCTTTTTTATGCCGCCTTAGATCCCGGTGGGGAACATCGGCTGTTGCATAAAGGGTTGTTGCATGGGTTGTTGGTATTGACCAGGGAAGCCCATCATGGTCTGCTGCGGCTGTGCGTACTGTTGTGCGAACATCTGCTGCGGAGTCATCATCGGCTGCTGAACCGGCTGCTGATACTGAGGTTGCATCATCATCGGTTGAGGTTGAGCCGCTGCGCCCATACGCTTAGCCAACAGATCACTGAAGGAGACCGTATCGGATTCCTTCGTAGCCTGATGAGCTTGCGGTTGGTACTGCGGTTGTGGCGGCTGTTGGGTTTGAGTTTCCCACGGCATGACAGCGGGGGTTGTTGGAGCTGGGGTGTTGGTAGCCTGAGGCTGAAGCGACACTTCTGCGTTCTCGATGCTGGCCAACGCGTGATGCGCGGCGTGTTTCGGGGCGCTGGTGTCGAGCACCACCACCTTGTTCGATGCAGCAGGCTTGACTTCGGCACCGGTCTTATCCAGCACCACGCCTTCGTTACCCGACAGGCTCGGGATCAGATCGCGGTACTTGCCAAGGTCGTTGAGTTCCTTGTCGAAGTCCACGTTGATCAGCAGCTTGTCCGCATCGTCCAAATGTTTCTTGAACTTGCGCACGACGCTATTGAGCTGTTTGGCCACCTTAGCAAACGACGACATCATCGCATGGAAGTACGGTGCAACGTCGCTGTTGGTACCGAAGCTGTACTTGTCCACGTCCTCGGCTTGCGGCAGGATGTAGTCGAACAAGGCCTTGATGGCTTTCTTGTTCTTCTGACTTCCCAGTGTAACCGTGAAGACTTCCTTCCCCGGCGTACCGAGTTGTTCGATCAGCGGGAAGGTGGTAACGGCTACGCGGGAGTAACCTTTACCTTTCCATTGACCGGCACGCTTGAGGTACATGTTGATCAGCTGGTTCTTGTCGATACCCAGCTGCTCGATGGTTTTGGTCAGGTCCTTGAACGTATTCTCGGTGACCGGACCGACCAACGAGAGGAACTCGTGCTGGTCAGGCGTGAGCTTCTTCTGAGCATCCACATTGACGGCAATCGCCATCAGCTGGGTGGCCAGCTCGGTTGTGACACCGAGTATCCGCACCATCAACAGCGCCTTGAGTTTGCGCAGTACTTCGGACTCACCACGCAACAGGCTTTCCGACAGCGGATGGAAGGCGATGGTGGTGTTCCAGTTGGGGTTGGCCAACACTTCGGAGGTCGGCATCACCAGACGCTTGGCAGGTTCCTTACCTACCGTACACGGCGTGTGGATACCGTCCAGGTCCATGCTGATCAGACCTTCCTTGTTGACAACGAGGCCGGCAGCTGCCAGCACGGACTCATATAGTGGAATGAGCATAGTTCATGCCTCCGAGTGGGTTTTGATTGTTTGCGACCTGGGTCACAGTTTTGTTTGCCAAGCTTTCGATGTCGCTGACGTACTGCATGGCGTAGTTGACGTTTTGCGAGAGCAGCGGGGTGGTCAGCGAATCTGCAAAGGACGGGGCACAGAAATACTGCTCAGGACCTCCCATTACAGAAGCGAAGATGTGGGTTTCGCCATACATGTCAATCATGACACGGATGTTGAAGTCCACTGCGTTGTTGATCGAAAGACCGGTGAGGATCTCGTGGGTCAGGCGGTTGATAAAGCTGTTGATGGAGAACTTGACCATCTCCGGTGTCGGTAGCCAAGAAGACGGGGTCCCTTGAACATCCACAACGAACTCACGGGTTACCGTACGGTTGGTAGCCGAGAACGCCACCTTGGTCAGGAAGTGGTCCGACATCAACGCCGGGACTTGCGAACTGATCACCTGTGCAATGATACCTTCGGTGTTCGACGCATTCCACTTGGCCGAGGCACCTGCTTGGTGAAGCGGCATCTCGAATCCACCAGTGGTAGAAGGTTCGATCAGACTGACGCGATCGTCGAGGTTGCCATGGTTCGACCCGATTTCCATGAGACACTTGTAGGTGAATGAACACCCTTCTTGGAAACCACCGTTCTGGATGATCTGGTGCAAGATCCGGTTTTGGTTGATGCTCATCTCGGCGTAATGACCGATCGCACGATCGAGGGTGTCGCCGTACGGAGTGGCCATGCCATCGGACGCTGAGATGTTGTGGATCGGCAGCGAGCCCTTGAGCACTCGAGAGAGGTACTGGTTGGGCAGGTCATTGGCAATCGTGGAGAACTTGGGTGTGTTCCCAGCAAAAGCCGTACGACCATCAATCACAGGTTCAGAGTAGTTGCCCGGCCCTGCAATCTGCATGATGCTGAACACGTCTTCTGGACGCAGACCCAACGTAACTGTTTCGCCACCGCCCATACCGAAGGTTGGGTTGTACTCTCCCGAGAGGACTCGGTCAGAACCAGCCAGGCGGATGCCACCCTGTGCGCCGAGGTTCAAGCTGAGAACGCGGTTGACGACCAACTGCATGTCCGGGTCGAAAGTCACTTGGCTCAGATTGCGGTGGTAGCCTTGGTAGTTGGTGTAACCCGACATGTACTGCTTGACCAGGCCGGTTTGATTCTGGATCTCCACCTCCATCATGAAACGCAGGCGTGGGGTATCCCAACCACTGATAATGTTGCTATCCCAATAAACGTCGGCCGAAGGACGCAGGATGCTGCCTGCGTAAGGGGCCAGTGCACCGGGGGTGATGTGTTGACCCTCCTGAGTGACCTGACGCAGCGTGTCAACCATGTTGTTGTCCACGTTGTTGGTCAGGTGATAAGGACGTTGGAACTGCGGGTTGTGAGATCCGGTCGGGGTGAACAGAACTCGAACGATCTTTACATAACTGGGCAACATAGGGGAACGTTCCTTACTAACAAGGGGTTTAGATTATGCGAGCGGCCGCCAACTGATGATCGACGGGGGTCAGAATGTAATCCATCAAGAGGCGAACCAATTGACTTTTCACATCAGCCGGTACTGTGATCACGTTGTCGAACTCAAAGCGAAACTCACTGACTTTCTCGACTGGTACATAAACGGCCCAGTAATTGGTCGACATTTCCAATGCAAGGGCGTCAATGGCCCGACAAGCCGCATTGGTCTGTCGGTCTGAAGTCTTACCGCTCTGTCTTGTGCTGTAGGGGTACAGACCCACCAGCTTTTGTACCGCATCTGAACTGATGCGGCTACGGCTTTCCACCGTGAACATCGCCGACTCTTCTTCCCAGTTATAAGCCGTTGCAGTCAACAACACCGCCAGCTCTTTGAAGCCCCAATGGAACATCAAGGCTTGGGTGGCGCCGATGGTGCGAAGGAGAGAAGGTTTGTCCAAGTTGGGGATCGCCCGTGGAGACAGGACTTTCGACATGACCCACTGAACCAAAGTCATCTGGTGTGGGGCGATCGGGTCCAGCTCCAGCTTCCATGCATTGCGGATGCACATCTCCACCAACTCCGGCGGTACCGTCGGATCGATAGCATGCGTCATCTGCATGTAGTTCTCGGTGTAGATCGATTGGGGGATCAGATCACCATCCGAGATTTCTTGCTTGACCTTGTAGGTTTCAGCGATCGACATGTTGTCTTCATCGCCACCACGATCGGTCGGGTTATGCTTGGGATTCAGCTTGCCGTCACCGGCTGTAAAGCTGCGATCCAAAGACTTGTAGGTATTGCGCAGGTAGTGGTACACGTTGCTGATGATGCTACTGTTGACATCCACCACCGTCACTTCCGACAACGCCACTTTCTTGACGATGGCGCGACAGTACAGGTGGTCTGGCAATTCAGTAGAACTCAGACCAAAACACACCGAAGCCACCGAAATCGCTTCTCGTGCAATGTTGGCTTCCACATAAGCCCGCAGACGTTGAGCACCTGGTGTGGTTTCGATCCAAGTGTCCCCAAGAAGACCGTAGGCGTATTGCTCCTTATGGTTGTTACCCACGTTCTTGTTGATGAAGATGAACTGGTAGAACACCGGAACCATCAGCTCCAACGACACTGCCAAGACGGCCAGCTCTTTATAGTCGTTGATCAGGTATGTCCGGTCCTCGGGATTACCGTCATACTGGTCGTAGATGTTCTCCGGGATATAGATGCTTCCGTACCCCAAGACCCAATAACGCAGTTGGTCGTAGGTAAAGAGATCGTACATCCGCTTTACAACTTTCTTCAACTTACCGAACAGCAGTCGAAGCTCCCCCTGTGTCCGCATCAGCTCGTAAGCTTCAACGTAACACTCCCATAAAGCTTGTTGCTTATCCGCAGGCCATGAGGCGATGAACCCATTGATCGGGTTAAACAGATTGTCGAGATTCTTGAAGCTGGTGCGATTGAGCATCGACCCACTCCACTCCAACTCCTGTCCCTGATGGCTCGTCAGAAAAGAACCGATCATCTGGGCCGATTGGTTCTCTTTCGAACGAATGCCGGCAATCTTCATAAACAGGTACTCCTTAGTACTGGTTGCCAGAGGATATTATACACTTATAAAAGCTTTCAATCCCGTGGTCGCATGGAGGGACGTGGGTTGGTGTGCCTGCTGCCGGACAGGCCGACAGCAGGACTCGTGGGGTGTTACATGTTGTAATCGTCGTCGCTGCCCCAGTCGTTACCACTACTTGCCGGTGCGCCGCCGTTACCGCCGTTGCGATTACCACCGCCGTTGTAGCCACCGCCGTTGCCGCCACCATTACGGTTGCCGCCACCGTTGTAACCACCACCAGAACCACCGTCTTTGTTCTTCGGTTCCGGAGCCACGTACTCAGCAACAGCCACACCGCCGGTCAGGTTGTTGATCGTACGACGCCAGCCACGAGCGAAGAAGTTCGACGCTTCAGCTTTCGAGAGCGGTTGACCATCCGGACCCATGATCGCATGGTAGTTGGTGCCCAGGAAATCGAACTTCAGGTACGGACGATCCTTGGCGACCAGCGCAATGAACATCACGCCTTCTTTGTCGCGACCCAGAATGGTGGTGGACACCACACGAGGTTCTTCAGAACGCTTGCCTTCGAAGAAGGTATGGTTCTTGTTGACGATCTTGTAAGCCGTGTCGGGACCCGACTTCAGGACCGCATCGAACAGTTCGAGGAATGCCCCGAAAGTCAGATGATCCATGGCAGCACGGATGTTGCCATTGTTCTTGTCGTTCGGAACGTTGGTGTAGACGTCCAGGTGGATTTGGTTTTTGACCACGCTAACAGCCAGCGCGCCGGGGAACTTCGCACCTTGGTCGGTCAGGGTTGGACCCGAAAGGCGAAGTTTGTACTCGTCCAGGGCGTTTTTCTTACGCGGTGCCGGACGGAAATTGTTGTTGCCAGCCATGATTTTTGTCACTCCTCGGTTTTACACATTATGGGGCAAAAAGGTAGTTTTTTACCTTTTTGCGTTAGAACATCTTCAACAAAATCATTTTGAATTCAGGGTGAAACGGGTAGCTGTTGATACACTGTTTCATCCGACCCAATGTGGTGGTTGGTGTCCAAAGGTACTTAGACGCCATGTCCACAAACTGACGCTTCTCTTTGATAGGGAAGGTTTGAAAGTGAACACCATCACCGAAGAGTTGAAGGGTTACGTGGTTAAAAGGCATCCGGGTCAAATCCAACCCAGCACCCCCTGTGAGTTTTGACGACCACTGGGTGTGTGGTTTGATCTTACCGGTGTGAGACTCCAATAGATCCAGTCTTTGGAATTCGTAGCGAGACAGTAGATCGATTGGCATATGCGTCACAATCAAACTGTCTTGAGGACAACCCTTAAGGGTCAAGTCGCTGTGTTGTAAATCGATCACGCCACTTTTGGTCAATGCCCCTAGGACAAAATCCTCTTGCGACACCATTGCTTTCTGCAAATCCGTTTTGGGGGTCTTGAGAAAACAATGTTGGTATTTCTTCTCCAACCCGGCGTAGGTCTGGATGTAGAAATACGGGGTACACAAACCTCGCGTGACGGAATCTAGCGACCCCATGATGACCTGAATCTCAGCGGTTAACGCATCAAACAAGTCATCGTCCTTTATTGCATCCTTTCGATCGCGCGCTACCGCGCCGATCAGGTTCCGTAGCAGGGTGCGTACGTTGAACCAGATGGCACGATAGTTGTTGATCGGTGGTTTTGCCTTGTGTTCCGGGTGATCCTCCGACACCCCGAACGCACTCTCCAGTGCTAACGCTGTGGCAATGGAGATCGGGGCGTAATTACCCAGTTCACGTTCGGCCAGAGGAGAATATCTTCTGGTCATTTAACAGATTCTCCGCAAGTTGGTGGTAGAGAGGATCGTGAACTTCTTCCTTGAAGCGCGCCATTATCAAACCGAAGATGTTGTCGGGGGTAATGGCAGCAGGGGTAAAGGGTGTGATGATGCGGTTAACCGCCTCACGTTTACCTTTCTCTTGGTCCATGACCTTGGTGGTTAGGAAGTGCTCGGTGTACTTCGTCTTCAGTTCATTCAAACTGAGGATGATGGGGTCCGTCTTATTTGCTAAGATGCGTACATGTGAGCCTGGCGGTAGCGCCAATACTTGCTGCTCTACCTTATCGGTGGCCAAATCCAGGCTATCGCCACTACAGTCTACCGAGACATACATCTTAGCGTTACGGTTTTCTATAAAGCGAATTTCATGCCGACCATCGGCTTTGGTTTTAACCCAGAGATGTCCTTTGGCTTCTTCCTCACCGTGACAGAGTCGATCAAAAGAACCTGCTGCCAGAATGTTGCCGTTCTGCGAGCGTTTGTGGATGTGTCCCCCGAATACAAAGTACCGGGTGATGTTCTGGTAACGGTCACATTGGTGCTTTGGGGCTGGGACGTGTTCAGGTAGCTGGTGCTCGAAAGCCCCGTGGAGGACAGTGAAGTCCACTTTTTCCAAGCCGTGTTCAGCCAACGCTTTTTGAACATCCAACCACACATCGTTGGGATCGTGTTTCCACTCATCCGGAACGTACAGGACGTGAATCCCCAATTCGGCAATGTACTCAATCGACAGGGTGTCAACGTATTTAAAGTTGGCCCCTATCGTGTTGTTGGCGTACACCATGTTCGCACTTTGTTGCCAATCATGCGAAGGTGTTCCGTACAGACACCGAACAATGACATTGCGTCGTTTACACTGAGCGAGGAAGTCGTTCATCCAACGGTCGATCAACTCCAGATTAGGATCGGAGTAATCCAACAGTCGATCAAACAGGTCCCCTGCAATGATGAACAGATCCAGTTCACCAAAGGCATCAGTGTCCGGAAACTCCCGACGAAGGTTCTCGATGATGTGGGCTGTTTCGGTGTTGTGGTGACCTAAGTGCACATCACCTATTTCGGCGATCGTTAGCTCACGCAAGCTCGTAGTCATCGATGAAGTCCCCATCACTGGATGGTGAGGCAGTGGTTTGTGGTTCGGCAACTTTGGTTGCGTTAGGGTCTTTGATCACCCCAAAATGTCGCAACACAACACGCCATTCCTCTTTCTCCGCTTCAGACAGGGCCACTACTTGGGTCTTGGCCTTCACCGCATTACCGATGTAGCGTTGACCAAGGGTGGGTACCACGTCGTCTTTTTGTAGGGACTTGGCTACGTGTTCGAACATCGTGTCGCCCCGATGGCGAGCCGGCTTGAAGGTAAACCGACGAGAGATCGGGGGGCAACGGAAAAGCAGTTCGCTACCACGATAGACATCCAACGGCCGTTTGACGTTGTCCGACACTTGAAGCCAAGGCTGAAGGCTCGGGCGTTCTTCAGTGCTCAGCAACATGGGTAGGATGGCTTCGCGAAAGTACTCTTCGCTGCAACGCGGCACATCACTTTGGAACAATTGGTTAAGGTCTGAGATGGCTTCTTTAACGCGTTCGGTGTTTTTTACAATCGGTTCTTTCTTCGTCATGGTCTGGTCCTCAACACAAACGACTAGGGTCATACCCTAGCCGTTGTGTATAAAGAGTTACTTAGTGCGCTTTACGATTGTGTTTTAACCGGCACCTGGACAGAAGTTTCATCCAGGGGCTTGTCAGTGATCAGGTTAACAGTGATGTAAACCAGCTGACCGGGTTTGTACTGTTTGGAGCGGTGTTCTTCGAGCACGGCGGTTCCAAGTTGAGTTGCGTCGGATTCGGCGTCGAAGGGTTTGTACTGGGGCAGGCCATTCTCATCACGAGTGATATCGTAGAGAAACAACCCGCCGTCACGCAGTACACACATAACCAGAGCATGGTCCGTACATTCCAGTGAGGAGTCGATAGTAGCCCGACCCTCCTCCACCAGTTGTTGGATCGTTTTAGGTTCCGGGGTGTGGGCGTGGTGGTCGTGACTGTGTTGGGTTTGTGTCAAGCGTTGACGCAGCTCAACGATCAGGTCATCAAACTTGGTACCGATTTCTTCCACCATTTTGAGACTGGCCTTGTCTGCGCAAATTTCTGCCAGACGGATGATCTTGACATTTTGTTCGGTCACCACTTCATCCAGTACCGAGATCAACTGATTCAGTCGGATGAAAACTTGGTCCACTTTCGGACCTTGTTGTGGGAATGTGGACTGTCTCATACGAGCAGCAACACCGTTCCCCTCCACCGTTACTGGAGCAGCGGTTGTGGTTTCTTGGGAAGTAGGGGTAGTCGTCAAAGAATAATCGGGAGTGGTCACAGGGGGTTTCCTTTTTTTAACCGTTGTTGATTTCAGCAATTTTCGCCACTTTGGAGTTGATCAAGGACAACTCACGACCGGCGTAATACTGTTGACCATTTACCAGCACTCGGATATCCAGCGAAAGGTCGATCAGGTCGGGTCTGTCAGGGTCAGGGGTGGTAGCTTCAGCATCCACCTCAGCACCGTCAAAGTACCGGGAGAGCAACGTCACCAACGTACTGCGAGTTTCGTCGGCCAAGCGCATGGGTTGTTCGGTGTTGTTCTGGATAATGGCGGGGAAGGATGCCACTGATCCGTCGAAGATGAAGGATTGAGATTTCTCGCTCACCAAGAAATACCCCAACAACTTATCGAGCTTCTCGGGAACATCACCAACCCAACCAGAGGCACTGAGGGAGGGGATCTCAACATTCATATACACCTCAACGAGACAGGGCAAAAAATAAGGCTTCATATAAAGGGGATGAGTGAGGGGACAAAGTCCCCTCACCAATCACCAAAGTGAGGAATTGAATTTACTGGTCGGATCGTCCCGGCCAGTACGGTAGCGCATCAGCAGTTCACTCCAAGTACAGAGCACGTCAACCTTCTGATCGAAGTTCAGTTGGTCTTCCGCTTTCTCATGTTCCAAGAAGTAGGTGACTGCACGCCATTCCTCGCCTTCTTCAGTGTCCTCTACAATCCCGGACATGACGCACTGGTAGTGATAATGTTCCTCACCCACTGCATCGCCATGTTCGTTCACATAGGTTTCACTATAACCGTCGATCTTCTGGTCCAGATACGCTTGGCGGATCTCGGGCTGGGCCATCAGGAACGGCTGCATCACCACCGGGGCATGTTGCAAGGCTGCAATACCCACCAGTTGACGAATGCTGTCATCATCCCACAGACTGACCACCCGTCGCGCGCCGGCTCGGGCCAGGCGGGCTGCGTCCTCACCGAAGAACCGACTCCACTCGTTCCGGGTATTCTGAACGAAGTTAAGTCCTTCTTGAGTTAGCATGGGGGTAATCTGCTGATGCAGGGTGTTGACAAACTGCTGCACTTCGGGGTGGGGTGCACCATACAACAATTGGTCAAACGTATTGGTACCGCCAATTACCATTTGGGCCATGAATTACTCCTTCTACATAAAGTAGTGGCTAATGGTAATTTTAGATCGCGTAGATGCCACGCTCCGCGAACCACTTCTCGGTACCGCGCTTTGCCACCAGGTAGAGGCCTTGTGGGTTGGTGAGGTAGAGCGAGTAGGTGGTGGCGGGTGCAGGGACACTACCCCCGTTGGCCACTTTCTTCGTTTCGGTTTGTTCATCAGGAACCAGCGAGAAGGTATAGCCGTGCTTGGCCAGCTCCTCACGCATCTCCTTGAACTCCTGTGGGGTGGACTTAACCACCAGCAGGTAGGTCCGCGACGTATTCAGTTGATTGTTCTGCGCCAGTTGGAGCAGCTCTTGTGCCTTGTTCATTCGAGGTGTCCTCGGTGAGAGGGGACTGAAAGCCCCCTCAAGTTTATTTAGCGACCCCGGTGGATGTAGTTCGAGATCGTAGTCACCACAGGCGCAGGGATTGCGATGTGGCTAGAGATACTGCGGGGTTTGCGGGTGTCGTAAACACCGTTGCGGGGTGCCAGTTCATCCAGAGCCTCCAACATCTGGTGGTCCAGAATAATGATGCCGTTCAAGGCGTCCCCGTCATAGTCTGCGTTCATGCCCGGTAGCACCAGTACAGAAAGGCTCACGGTGTTGATCCGCGGGTCTTCACTCTTGATACGGGTGACATACAGACGTTGCGCCGACAGACGAGTCAACGTAGGGTTACGTTGGAAGATTACCGGAATACCCTTGCGAGGCGATTCGGCGATCAGTTCCTTGAAGATCTCATCGATCAGAGGATGATACCGCAAGGTGTGTTCGAACAACAGCTTGTTGATTTGCTTGGGCGAATACCCACGATGGAGCAGTTTGGCCGTCAGGTGAGTTTTGAACACCATGATGGACAGGGACCACGGGAGTTCCAGTTCCTCATGATGGTGTTGGTCTGAACGCGAGGTGATTACAGCCCGGAAGCTGAAATGGTCACGAGAACCAAACACGTGTTTACGCCACCAACCTGTTTTACTACCCAACTGCGCACCGATGAACGGGGCATAGTACTCAGATAGCATCACGATGGCCGTGACGGTACGTTTCTCGATTTCCTCTTGGCTCAGTTTGGTTTGACTGTGCACAATGCCGCTGATGGTGTAAATCGCATCAATGGCAGGGCGCATGGTCAGGTCACCGTACAGGCCTGTAGCTGCCTTCTCGATGATGAACGCCGCTTTCGACGGGATGGGCACCTTATGGCTGAAGATCAGATCGCGGTACAAAGCAATGAAAGTGCGTAGGTATTCCACCTTACGCTTCTTCTTATTGTCGTACAGCGGCCCTTCCTCCGAGCACATCAGTTGCATGATACTGTCGAAGTTGTGGTAGAAAGAATTCAACCCCCGCTTATACCCTTGTGCCGAAAGGCTTTGGGTGAAGAACTCCATCTTCTTATTCGGTGGGCGATATCCCGGATTGATCAACCAGTCCAGTAGACTGACGCTCTTGATCGTCATCTCGGACTTCAAGATCACGTAGACCCAGGGGTTGATCAGACGTTCTACCCCTTGAGGGGCAGCAATCCACAACAACGCCTCCAGCGGCCGTTCCGTAGAAGGCAGGCAGAAGTGGTTACAGATTGGACAACGTACGCCAACGTTGTACTGATACTTCAGGTAGCCGCAATCGCATGAAGGTACGATATCAAGCGACTCACCAGTGTACTTGGTTATTGCGAGGTTGTGGAGAGCGTCTCGGTCCTCTTTGCTGTCGATTTGATAATCGTTAATGATGAGCGGTACGCTGGTCAGTGAATCAAATAGCTGATCGTGGTTCACGATCTCTGCACAGACACCCATCTGTCGAGACTCCCATAGCTGACATAAAAAATAAAAAGGGGAGGCAATGCCTCCCCTTTTCGCTAGGCCGCTAAATTAGCGACCCCAAACACCGCTGAACGCCTGGTTCCCGAAACGGGTACCGTAGTTCGGCTGGATCGCGCCCGAGGACATCCAGTTACCCAGGTTCGGGTTGACCAGCTGGCCTTGGAAGGTGTAGCCACCGCGAGTTGCACCCTGATTGAACGAATCAACCATGTTGCCCGGACGTACGGACAGACCGGCTTCTTCGATCGAATCGCTCAGAGCCTTGATGAACTGCTCGGAGAAGGTCACGCGACGCGCGAAGCCCTTGACCACGACGCTGCCGGAGAGCAGGCGATCGATGATGGTCTTGCGCTCGTGCAGACGCACAGCCAGCGGGATGTTGCGATCGAGGTGAGTACGCTCCCACTTCTCCACCAGAGTCGGATCGTCCTTGCCGGCCAGGTTCAGGATGGCGAGGTAGTCCAGCTCACGCAGATCACGCAGGTGACCGTCGCTGTTGGTGTAGTAGCCCAGGTGGATGCGGTCAGCATCGTCGAAGCACACCGGCGCATCGAACGGGAAGTGCTTCTCGAAGCGACCCAGGGTCAGGCGGTTGGCCGCCATCAGGATGCTCTTACGCGCGTCTTCGTTCTTGTTCGCCGCAGCGATGAAGGTCTGCTGCAGCCAGCTCAGTTCACCAGCTTCTTCGATGTCCAGCGTGTACAGCAGCTGCTGGTTGAAGAACATGCTCATCATCTGAGCAAACTGCTGGTCACCGAAGTTGGTGGCCGAAGTGTCGATCTTGTTGCCCGGTTGACCAGGGTTGGCCGGGTCCTTGATCTCGTAGCCGATGGCGCCGATATCGCGGAGGTTGATGCCCTTGCGAGCGTTGGCACCTTCCGAGTACGCCTTGAGCGGACGACGGAAAGCGTTCCACCAGTTGCCACCACGACCCAGCTGTACCGCAGTCGACAGCGCCAGGAGTTGGAGTTCCATGGACACGACGTCGGTCAGCGATTCGACGGAGGTCAGTACGAGGCGAGGCTGGTACATCACACCCGGCATCATCTGCTGCTGCTGCATCATCGGGAACATGCCGAATTGCTGCTGAGCAGGCTGCTGCGGGTTGTACATCAGATCGACGTAGCCGGTCACACGGGTCAGTTCACGCGGAGGACGCATGTCCAGACCTTGGGTGTCGGCGTTGTTGCTGGCGCTGACGGTCAGCTCGATGTCTTCGCGAACCGGCAGGCCCACGATGTTGGTGCCATGAACCGAACCGTACTCGGAGCGAGCGGTCAGGATGTCCTTCTCGCCGAACTCGGCCAGGGTGAAGGGCGGAGCCTCGGCACCCAGCTTCAGATCCAGCACAGCCCAGACGGCCTGAACGCTGTTGTGCAGCCAGTCTTGGAAACGCTCGACCGGAATTTCCTTGTCGATCTCGGTCGGGATCACGGTGCAACCGGCATCATGCACTTGGGCATTCACGCCGAAGGTGTCGATCACGAACTTCTTCACGGTGTCCCAGTGGGACTTGTGGTTGTAGATGTCGCTCGGTGCGAAGATCGTTTCGATGGTGTGGCCATCGATGGTGGTGATGTTCGGCTGCAGCGGACGGCCAGAACCTTCGATCATCAGGTCGTAGACGCCGATGTGGGTTTGACCCTGATGAACTTCCTTCATGCACACGAGGATGCTGGAGTAGTTCACTTGCAGCTGGTTGCTGTCCAGCACCAGGAAGCGGAAGGCTTCGAGGGTCTTGGTGTCCATGACACGCTTGGCGCGTTCCAGGAGACCGTCGTGGATCTTCTGAACGGTTTCACCGCTCATGTTACGGCTGACGAGGCCGCGGTGCTGGCTGTTCACGTTCATGATCGAACGGCCGGCCTGGCCCACACGGGCGGAGGTATTGGTGTTCATGGTGGTCCCTCCCGATTCCGGGATCTGCTGCTGTTGGGGTTGGGGAGCAGGTTGAGCCTGCTGGGTTTCGTTAGCGCCCAGGCCAGCTTGACGCATGGCATCGGCCAGGCTGCCGTTGGATTTCCCGCTATCGCGATTGACACTCATCAGTTTATTTCCTTCAGGTTTGTTTGCGCAAACAACCCACACATCGGTGAGTATTCCAATGGGTAATATATACCCGATTTCTTTTCGAATACGATTCAGGTGACCGATAGCGATCATGCATCCTAAATCCCTTGGCGGAAAACCCACCAAGTTGTATTCGTCTATACCATAGGTGAGAATGTAATTAAATATCTAATCCACATTCTTCCTCAAAGCTCAACACGACGATTCTCAGCCGTAACCCAATGACAGTAGCCCTCTTTGCGGGCTGCTTTCTTAGCTTCACATTCGGCACCCAGTTCAGAGATCTCTTTACTGTAGTACTCGAAGTCAAACGGGTTACCATAGGGAACGCCCCCACTATCTAGGTGGCGAACCTTGAGTCGTACATACTGCCGCTCTTTCACATACCCTTTGCTATGGGTGTTTTTATTTACCAGGCCGGTAGGGTTACCAAAGCGCTTAACAGCAAGGGACAGAGCACGTTCCAGATCCTGCATCGCTTGAGATGTCATGATTATTCCTTAAAGAGAAGTGTTAGCGGTACCAATTCACGTGGATAGTATGTAGGCCAAATTCTTTTAAATCGCATTTTCTGGGGGCTTTATGTATTCCCTATTCAGCAAGGGGGAGTGGGGTAACCGGGGTGGTGCTCCTACCTACCTCAACTATCGCTACTCCTTAAAGGGTTTGCGGAGCAACCTGGAGCGCGTGGTTCACTATAACCGAATCTACCCGCGGGCTGTCAAACCTAATCATTTCCTCGTACGTCTCATTCACTCCTTAAATGTACCCATGACCATGGACCCCCAACGCATGGTGGACGTGGTCTCTGAACGGACAGAAGGTGTGGGGATGGCAATGAACATCACCTCACCATTGAACAAAGGGCGGATCTTCCACCCAGGGGTCCTTTACGGTGAAGGGTCTCAGGAAATCCTGATTGCCGACTCTGCGTACTTTGATGTCAGGGAACACCAAGATTCGTGGGAAGAACTACGACCCCTTGAGTTCCTGTACCACCCCAAAACAGATTTGGGTATGGATCTGCCTTGGGGTCTTCAGAACAACGAAGAGTCAGGGCTATCGGTGATTCGCATCAACGTACCCATGTTGGCGTTTCAATACCAACAATGGCGTCAACGGGAATGGTCGTTCAATCCTGAGAATCAACGCACCGTGATGCAGTTCATTGCCTCCTACCCTTTGAACAATCTACTGTACTCCCAAGTGGATTGGGCGATCCTGAACCGCATCATACACACCTATCGGGGTTTGCCTTGCGCAGACAGTCAGGTGCGTAAACCCTTTCAGTTAACCGATTACACCGATCGACTCCAAGTGGCCGTCGATCAGATGGTCCATGACTATCGGACTCGTGCCTTTACCATGGAGCAGTTGTTGGACAGTATCCAGCTGCTTGGTGCCCCGACTGCGTTGGAACGCGTGGCGCTACCTAAGCTGTTGGCTACCCGGCAAGTGAAATGGGCGCTGATGATGGCTCGAGAACCCTTGGTGCGTTTTCTGGTGGATTGGAACAATGAAACCGGCAACAAGAAAAATCGAGCACAACTGATCAAGGTTCGACAAGAACTGATCAGGTTTCACAACGACAATGTCCTTCGAGGTTCTGTACCTAAAAAGGCAGTGCCCTATTGGGAGCAACGTTTCAAAGAACTAATCGACTTGACGTCATAGGTGGCTAGGGAGGGGCGACCCTCCCTAGCTTTTATGTCGCCGTTTCCCACTCTTGAACGAAATCACTCACCAGCTTGGTGTTGTTTCCATTCACCAAGAAGATCCCAAGGGCTTCAAGGATGAGGTAGAACGGCCGAACGGTTGAGTAGACAAGTTTACGGATGTTCATTGCTTGCACCACTTCTTTAGGCAATCCTCGACGCTCCACATTGTCCTTGGGGAGGAGTAGTGTAGTCATTCCAGGTTTGTTGGCGAAGTGCTTGGCAATTTTAGCAGCAACCTCCGGGTTTTCAATAGAAGCGATCCATTCCTGAATGGCTGTCTTGTTGGAAAGATCTAGCGATACCTTAATGGCTGGGTAGGGTAGCTCAGGAGCGTCCCCATAGTGCGGGGCAAAGATATCCTGCCAATACACGTAATGTTGATACGGGGACTGGCTCGGGTTGGTGTAGGAGTTGGCCGTCTTAACCGATGAACGGGCCAAGTATTCAGACTTACCTTTAACCACCGAGTCGATAATACCGAGTTCGATATTGGCAATTTTGCGGTAAAGGTCAATCATCGAGATTTGTTGGTCTGCGATAACCGTGTCCATGATCTCCTTGATGGTCTCCGTCACCACCGCCATAATCTGTGGCGGACAGTTCGAGTCCTTCAGGTAAACCCCTTTGATCTCCTCCTCGAGGTGTTTGAAGACGTTGCCTTCTCGTGCTGCCTTGTAGGCGAAGTAGTGTTTAGCCATAGAAGTCAGACCGAACACCGAGAATGCAAACTCATTCTTCATGGCCAGAACGTTCAGCTTTTCGGGAATAACACCCAAGATGGTCGACAGTTTAGCCAAGACATGGATAATTGACTGAGATGCCAAGTACACCATGGTGTAGTTGATGCTAAAGGCTTCTTCGCTGAAGTCCACCTTGCCCAAGTACCACTCCACCCAGTTCTCTACCGCAAAGATCGTGGAGTCCGTATCAGAGGTGATTGCCACATGACGCATGGAGTTACGAATCCGTGCGACGGATGCAGGGACGTTGTCCGTTACCCAGAACGCCTCGATCAACAACGCGTATTGCTCAAGGGTTTCGATAACCTTCTTCGCAAATTCACCCATGACGCAGATGCCATGAATGTCGTTAGCATTCCCTTGTTCAGCCGACTCCAATAGTTTCTTCAGGGTGCGCCCGTCCAACTCTTTGGCACAGATCAAACTGACGTAGGCTTTAAGGTCGTTGTCCATCCCCTTCACATAAACCTTGGCATCGGCGTACGCCAGGGTAGTGCCGGCAGGCTTACTGGACATGATTTGGAGGAAGGTGTGTACGAAGGTTGGGTTGTACTTTGCCAGATGCCACATGTCGCCCACGTAAACAAAGGCTACACGTTCTAAGGGTTGGAGACCCTCTACCAACTTACGGACTTCCAACTCCTGCTTAGTGTTGCGCCAGTAATGGCGGGTACTGTAGAGGATGACGTCCATAACTTGGTCGACACTGGGGATTGTCAACCCGTAGGTCTCTACTGCTTTGCCCACCAGGTTGTAGTCGACATGACCGATGATGGAGGTGATGTTGGCCAAGACCACATCAGGGGCCCAGTAGTGACGATTGCCCGCCAAGAACTTCTCGTTATTGGCATTACCGTAACTGGTGGCCACACGACAGGTGGATGTCAGGCTGGAGTGAGCCGACTTATTGTAGAAGATTGTCGAAGCCGAAGCTTGACCACCAGAGATCGAGTTGTTGGCGATCTTGTACGTGGACTGTTCGTTCTCCTTAATGTCCGCCACGACCATATTACCCGCCATTTGAGCATCGAAGGCCTCGTCTTTCACCTTAGCACGACCCTCAATGTTACCGGTAACATAAATGGAGAGGAGCGACTCTCGGCGATTGGGGTTCTCGTACACTGTCATGGCAGGCGAGAACAACAACCTACGGTCTTTGATGTTGTTAAGGTATTCGGTGTACGTTAGGACCTTTTGTTCACGGTCACCGTTTTTATTACGGGCCAGGTGCAGAACTTCTGGATCTTTGATCTCCAAACGACCGCCACGTGCCGTCACTTGGTTAACCCATGCCTGACAAACCTCAAGGGGTTTCCCAGTGCGCTTGGACAGATAAAGAGCCATGTCACTGCGATAGTTTCCCAGCACATCCAAGTCACGGTTGTAATGGCTGGCGGGCTTAATGAATGCATTGTTCATGACAGATACCTGTTTGAGACCACTCTTATCAGATAGGTCAAACTAAGATTTATTTACAGCGGGCATACACCCGCCCGAAGGCGGGTACACACCTTTAGCGTTTAATCGCCCAAGTTTCAAACAACTCGCCCACCTTTTTGTACTCTTCCGGAGTACGTTGAGAGGACTGACTCATGATGGTCTCGACGGTTGGAATCGGCAAGGGTGGAATTTCCATGTCCTTGTCTTTGAGCAACACCTCAAGATCAATTTTCACCCAGTCGTAGGGTTCGCCGTCAATGTTTTCAAAGACGTCCACCTCATACTGGTAGTCAGAACCTTCAATGGGGTAGCAGTAACGCTTCTTGCGCAGCGAATGGGGTGCCATCAACAGCATGAGTTCGAACATGTCTTGAGTGACAGGCTTCTCAGCTTCTTTCTTACCCAACTCGCCGGGGGTCTTGAACTTCAGACACAGTTCGTAGTCGCGGTCATTGACTGCCCGTACCCGAATTTGACCAAAGCCTTTCTCGCCCTTGTCCACATGGATCTCAGCCTGCTCCTGCTGCTCCTTGAGGAGTTCAGGATTGATCCAGTCAAAGTTCTCTACACGAGCAAAGAACGTGTACTCGATTTCTTGCTTGGCTTTACCTTCGCTTTCTGCGAGTTCCTCCAAGCTGATCATTAGTCGCCGTAGTCGCACAGGATCACCTTTTGAAAAAACGGAAAAAATAAAGGCGGGGCACCCAAGCCGAAGCTTGAGCGCGACCACCCATCAGTCGAACGTCATTAGATAGCGGACGACTGTTTCACGATTTCTACTTGGTGGAATCCGTTAGCAGCCAAAGCCTCGAGGATCTTTTCAGCCTCGCCCGGATTGACATTGCCTACACGCACCATGACGTTGGTGTAGTCCAGCACTTGTACAGACGAGGTCTTGATCCAAGGCAAACCCAGAATGGATTGTTGACCATTGCTGTGTTTGACTCGGACGTAGAGGTACTCATCGTACGCATCTACCGACCCCTGAGGCAGTGTGGGGTAAACGTTGGCATGCATGGCCGGTGCATCCAGACCCAACATACGTGCGGTGTCCGCATCAACGATACCCATCACCTTAACGTTTTTGAAGTTGTTACCCAGGATCAGGCTGGGGTAGACTTCAAAAGAGACTTGCTTTGAAAGTGGGAATTGGTCTTGCGTGGCCATTGTGTTTGGACTCCAGTTCGAGAAGGATCAAACCCTCATCGTTAAGAAAAGTGATGTCGCGAATCTTACCTTGCTTAAGCAAGGGTTTGAGTAGCGGATCTTCGGCCAACTGTTGGACATGGTGAATTACTTTATCCAAGAGTTGACTGTCGAATTGTTCGATCTCCCCCGACAGGCTCGGTTCGTCGAACGGATCAATGGCTTCGTAGATCGATTGGACGATGTAGGCCAACAGATGCTTAACCGCCTGACTCAACCCTGGGATGTCATTAAGCGCATCTTGGTTCAGGTGTCGACCCACTAGCTGAAGGGCTTCTTCAATATCCTCAGAGGTGGTCGAGACGTTTATGAGTTTCATAATGCAGATTAACCTCGAGGTTAGAAGTAATCAGCAATTTAGGTTTTAACACCAACAGTTCCCCGACGAAACGATCGAGTTGGAAAAGGCTCTCGCCCTGGGGTGTGTAGACCTGCATGGCCGACAGACGATGTTGTAAGGTATTGGAAAGAACGGAGATAGCCGTTGAAAGGATCATCCCGTCGTTATTGGGGTGTTGGGTAGAATGTCCATACACCTGATAGGAGAACACGTAACCATTTACCGCCATAGGATCATAGCGGCGTAACATGATGTCGGTCAAACTGACTACGATCTCAGCAATGTCGTAGTCCATGTTAGTCATGGCTCGTGTGGCGCCTGTGAAATCCGATACTGCATCGCGCAAGTCAATGACTAAATTCATTCTATAAAATCTCCGGCATACTAGAGGGCCTAAGCCCTCTAGGATCTGCGGCAGACTTTGACTAGCATATTCTGACCTCGCCAACCGACCACACTGCGATACAGCATCGGGTGGTTTGCGATTTTGTAAACCTCCATGAAGTTCACGAGTTCATAATACACTTCTAAAGCCAACGCAGTAAGTTGATGGTGGACGACGGCGTCGTTCACGTCTTCATAACAATTCGTTGGATTCACGTGTTGTATTTTTTGCTCGAACTCAGCCAGAATGGTGGTGGATCTCGGGGGAGTACTGGGGAGGGGGAAGGGACTTGAGAAGTCCAAGTAGTACGCAGGGTGACTGCAGTAGCTACGTTGGTCGGCTATCTCAACTTTATCCATGACCGTAACCGATGTTTCCATGAAGTCCTTGAGAGACATCTTATTTTGCTCAAGGTGTGGCTCCACGTGTTCGTACATCGCTATCAGGTGACTCAAGGGGATCGATAGGATCATAGTGACATTCCACGACTAGCACAGCTTGGGTTTGTTTGCTGACGCGAAGGTTACACTGACTCATATGCTCTCCCATGTATTGGAAGAGTAAGTGGTCCAGCGCATTCATGTAATCTTGGTACTGTTGGTGTAGGTGGGTCACCGTTTCCGAGTACGCCACCCCTTCATCACCTAAGACCCGATCAAAGAATAAATCGGCCAACACTTGACTGTCGCTCCTATTACCTAAGAGTTTCACAGCCAAACAACACAAGCTTTGCGACGACTCATTTAAGTACGTCAAGAGTTTAAGGGGGGCAGGTGGTAGTTCGGAGTTCGGGATTGCCAACACCACCACCTGGCTCATCGCATTGCTTCCAAGGCACGTCGGACACGTTCGGGGACGTAGTCACCGTTGTCTTCTGCTTCTTCCAACCACTCCTGTGCTTGTTCCTCAATATTGAAGGTGACAGGCGCATCTCGCTCACGAAGGATTTCCACTAAGGTATCTCCCCGTCGAATCAGACGAAAGTTACAGACGTACTCGCTGATGTCGTACTCGAAGCTGAGGTTGAAGATTTGGTTCATCTGGTCACGCACCGCATCGAAGATCTCTTCGAGTTGGGTCGTCTCCAGTCCGTAATCAGCGATTTGTTTCTTGATGACTTCACAGCACGCCATCACATTACCGCTTATACGGTTCTCTACCAGTTGGTAGAGGATCGACTCCAGGTTCAGGTACTGAGCAGCGGCACCGAAGTGATCGCATAGCGCAGTCTCCATGAACCCCAAGACCCGAGAGGTCTCAACCACCACCCGTCTAGGGTTTGATGGCGCTTCGGTATTTGTCCCAGAATAGTGCACGGTAATCTTCCCCGCGATTCAAAATGTAACTGTTACCCATCTGCTTGAGTGTGGCGTGTTGCCAACTGGGTTCAAGTGAGAAGGAGCTGGCAAGGTGGTCTTGAAGGAAACTGTCCAGAGGTTCGATCACCTCAAGCTCGATGATCTCGCCCCACTTAAGTAAGACCGGGTCAGGGTTTTTGGTTACGCCGACCACATTGGCAAAACCAGGAAAGATCCGTGCGATCAGACTCTCCATAACCTCGACTTCAAAGGATACTAGCATATCCTTACGGTCCACCAGATTCAGCTCCAGCTCATCTTCATACCACAGCATTAGATCACGCAAACGCATGATCAGCAGGTGCCGCACCACGTGGGTACACACCGAGTTGCTAAAACGCAATTCTTCTTTCGGGATCATCCCTTCTTCGATGATATCGTGAAGTCTTGCCTTTAGGAACTCAACCCAATCACGGGTGGGGATAACGTATTTCACAGGTTAATCCTTTCTTTAAAGGGGTCGGCCACTTCACTAAGATGTTATAGGTTTGAAACTTCTTAGGATGCGTTACAAGGGGTTCTCTATAAAATACGTGGCTAGGTATTGTTTAACAGACGAAAACGCTATCATGCGCTCCCTAGAGGGCTTATAAAAGATTCAAAGAAATGGCGGCATAAAGGGAGGGGCGAACCCCTCCCTCTACACCCCACCTTCTGGGTGGAAAGGAGTAAACTGACCGGCCTGGTAACGTACGAAGACTTCCCCTTAAGCAGTCCTGTACCTACCAGCGATGTTCTCTGTACGACACAACACCGTTCCCGAGTCGTTGTTGCATCAGAACATAATCCAGCCTCGTTCACCCACTGAAAAAACCGCTACCCCGTCCTACGGATTGTAATAACTTTGCTCGCTCCACCGTGCGCAAACAAACAAATGAACGGTGGCAAAGTCCGGGTCACCTTTGTATCTTCTCACACAGCTTTCACCGAGACCCATAACTCGGTTATCCGTACACACGGAGCAGCGCCATAGACGTTGCCAGCGAGAGACACTTGGTGTTAATCCATTGACCGTGAAAACCAACGGATTTTTTTTTCATACAACGATTAGATCGCATACTATAGGGCAAAGCCCCGAGAAAAAAAAAGGAGGCCGAAGCCTCCTGAGGTTTTGTGCCACCTCAGGGAATCTGAGGCAGTCCAACGAGCTGAGAAACAAGGTTGCGGCGGTACTTATACCATCCATCTGGGTGGGTGTGTAATCCGGCTTCTTGGCTAGCACGACGGATGCTGTCATCGTCCTCAAAAAGCAGGGGTACCGGAAAATAGCGATAGCAACCAGGTTGACCTGAACGTACCAGCGTGTGTTTGGAACGTCCCTCCCAATTACCAGTTTCAATGCCCCGCTTGATCAGTTCGATCATGGAGGTGCCTTCATTAGACAGGCTCTGAATGTTGGTGTAGTGGGTGTGAGTCCGCGCAGGGTCATCCAGTTGCGGGGTGATGTTACGGATGAAGACAGTTCCTTCTTCATCATGTTCAATCGTGTTGCCGTTATTAAGCCGCACGTAAGACTTATCGGCATTAATGGTAATGTCTACCATGAGTTTTACTCCACGTGTATTTCCGTACGAGTTGATAGGACAGGTATTCGAATGCGAATGATACACACCCGAACGCCAAAGGTCCCCACCACCCTAGGAAAATGAAAGGGATGATACCGACCACAACAGTCATAAACGTCAAGCTGGCTTGGTCAGTTGCTGACTTCAACCAAATCTCAACGGCCTTCCCCCCCAACACTGCTAGGCAGAGTGCTCTAGCACCCGCATAGAAAGTCCACACCATTGCGATACGATGGGTTAACGCAAGGCCTGCCCATTTATATATCCCCAGCATCCCTACTGCTATGATGAGGTAGATCACAAAAGGTATTACACCCTTGCTAGTTTTCATGTTGGCTACTTCTTATTTCCGTTTTAGTTTTAGTCTCACCGTTAGGAGAACGTCCCATGACGGCTAAACTTACTTCCCTCTTCGACCCAAATCTCAGTTTGGTTTATAGTGCCGAAGGGATCGAGTTGGTTGATGCGGCTAAACGCCGTGACGCACCCTCGATTTACATTCTGTTGACGGACACCAAGACCCAGTTTAGCAAAGTCAGTAAACTGATTACGGGTGATCCTTACAACCATGTGTCCTTGATGTTAACCGACAGTTTCGACGATCCTATCTACACCTACGCCCTGAACAACGGCATCAGTTCACTTAAGGGCGGTTTCATGGTGGAAGATCGTGCTAACTTGTACGGTTCATTTTATTCGCTTTATGAGTTAAAAGTAACAGACGCAGCGTACCGTCAGATCAAGGAACGGGTGGAATACCTTGCTGCAAACCCCAACCAGACTCGGTATAACCATCTGGGTTTGTTCAACGCCATCTTCCGCAAGAACATCTTTTCCTCTGAGGATGGACAGATCTCCATCTGTTCTGAATTCGTGGTTGAGGTCCTACGCTTTGGCGGCATAGAACTCTTGAAGGGTAGATTGGGTAGCACCGTCCGGCCTTACGACCTGGTGCGCTCCAAGCTACTGAAATTTGTACGCCGAGGCAAAATCAACTAGGCGGCATAAATAGGAAACGCCCCCGTCTCGACTCGAGTCAGGTCGGAGTGTCTTTTGCTTAGCTGCTGCCTCAAAGGGCTACTGCTAGCTTACACTACTGCCTGGGCTGCGGCCGAGGGGGGTGTTCTTTATTGCTTTTGAAGCTATCAAGCAAACCCTAGGGGGGTGGACAGCTGATAGAGGCCGTTCGTCCCAGGTGTGTTACTATTAACGACTGCTGGGTTGGCAAACCCTTTAATGCCGAACTTAATCGGTTCATATATATAGCGCGTCAAGATAGGCGCTTCTATCTTAAAACAGGGACCTGAACCCTGCGAACACGTGGGGGGTTTTATGCCGCAAACTTTCAGGGTGCGGACTTGCCCTCAGTCTATGTCCAAAGATAGACGCTCCGTTGACCGCCAGCACTGACCGAACCACCCAAATGACTTGGCGCCATTGGTAGCATAAGGCCAGCATGATGAGAAGCAGAAAGAAAAAGATTCCTTGTATGCTCGCATGGGCGGTTGATGGGAAATAGGAGACGTCTGCACCTTACACCCGCCCTATGGGTGTGGTGGGACGTACCCGGCATGTAGTGTCGCCTAGGCCAACTCCCAATCAGTCCGAACCCGTAAGCTGCTTTAACACGGAGGATATCGATTCCTTCTCGTGTTGCTGCCTCGTGCTCGAATGACCGCAAAGCGTAAACCTTCTGCGACCAGCTGTCGGCGGTAGTATAGTAGTCGGCATCCACACCCTGAACTTCAACCCCAAGGGCTCCGTGATTCAGTAAGTGCGCCAACGCCAATGCACCCATACCACCGATGATCAAGACTCTTATACAAAGCCCCTTATTAAAAATGGTGGGTTGGTAGAGCGACCAGGAAAAGGTATCGCTCTAGGCTCCAACCCCACCAAAACCTTAACAGACCATCTCGGGAACCGGGATGCCCAACTCTTCGCACCGTTTCTTCAACTCAGTTTGGGCTTGTTGAAACTGCTCAACCCGCTTCAAAGTCTCTTCTCGAGCCTTCGGATTCGGTACGGGTAGCTTCAAGTCGCTTAACTTGATTGGACGGAGCATGTGGTGTCCTCATATGGATAACGTTCGAGCATCGCGATTCGCTTGCGAGTCAAACCCATACACAGTACAAACTGGAACAAACCCAGCCCCACTGCTACTTGCCACGAGAACCAAATCCCGATAGCGGCACCGATGAGTGTACAGAACACTACAAACAGGGTGCGTAAAACCACATACTCTTTTTGCTCTTGCGTCACGGTACGAATTCCCTTTTAACGACGATCTTTCAACCCAGCCCAATTCCCGAAGGACGATTGACCACAAGATGCTTCTCGGGGTCGTACTTCTCTTGCGGGAACTGGTTGTGCCAGGGCCGGCTCATGCAGCAGGTACAGAGCCACTTGCCGGATGGGCAAGGTTGCGGCAACGGAGACAACTCATCGAGGTCTACCGTGTCGCAGGTGTCGCATGCAAACAAGTGGCTCATATAGTACCTCTTACAGAACCAAACCGTCGTCTTGTGCTTCGTCCAGATCCACGATCTTGCGGGTCTGTACGCGGCTGTCGCGACGAGCGTTGTAGTCGTTACGGGTTTCCTCGAGCTTCTCGTAAGTCGCGCCGAGGTGTTGGGTCGAGATCACGAAATGGATCTCTTCGATGTCCTGCACCTTGTGCTGGAAGTAACCAGTTGCCGAGTAGTCCGGCACCGGATCGGTGAGATGCGGTTGGTCACGATCAGCGTAGAGGCTGGCCACCGAGATCGGATCGGTGATGCTCTTGGCCGACTTCTGGTCGATGAAGATGTCCAGCAGCGAGAGCTGAGGAGCGACTTCGGTCGAGTGGTTGTAACGCAGCCAGTGACTGACGTCTTTGGTATCCAGCTCGGCATTCTGACGCGAAGCCAGGTACGACAGGCAGGAGGTAGCGAACGCCAGCTTTTTGTCCACCGCGCTGCGGGTGTTGTCGCCACCGTTGTGCAGGTAGTAGGTCACGACCGGGGCCGATTCCTTCTTGCTGATAGCCGCCAGCGACTTCAGGGTGTTGACGGTGTTGTTGGCAGTGATGTTCGATTCCGAAGAACCGGCAGTCAGTACCACGACCGGCAGACCACGCGCCAGCAGTTCGGAGACGATCAGCGGACCCAGAACAGAACCCGAGCCACCGGAGGCCGAGAACACGACGATGTTGAACTCACCAGGCTGCTGCGATTGCAGGATGTGCTTGATGGAGCTGGAGATCTGAGCGTGGTTCTCACGACGCACCTTACCGGAACCGTCGGTGTTGTCGAGGATGTAGATCTTTTCCTCGGGGATTTCCGGGGTCAGGTTGGAGCGACTGGTGTCGATGAACGCCGGATCGATCGCAGCGAACCCATCACCGCCCTGACTCTTCAGGTAGTTTGCAGCGAAATTGACCCCGAGGCCCCCGCACCCAAAAATTCGAACGGTACCGACACCAGAAACGTTTTTATCGCTCATATGAATTCACCTTGTATTCAGGTTAAGTTTAGTACATAGGGATTACCGTTTATAGGTTGGGTAGATCCCTACGTGGGTTTTATGCTGGCATCTCTTCAAAGAAATACCAAACACATATCTTTTTTTACTTACAACAAATCCACGAGATCGCGTTGTTCTTGAAGCTCCTGTTTAAACGCCTGTGTGTACAGGTTTGGATAGCGAGCATAGCCTTGACTACCAAACTTCTCTTTCACGTGGGTCAATGCCCCCTTACGGGCGGCTTCGTGATTATCCCCACGATGGAGTCGATACTCAATGGCGCGTTGGAGCATGCCTTTAAGATTCTTCTCCGGGAACCCCCGATCTGCTGAGGACATCAATTCAGCAAACTGGTTGGTAAACGGCTGCTGGTTAGACGCTCGGTGTTCACGACAACCTGAGGCCACCAAAGAACGCTCTTCAGGGTCCAGTTGAGCGATCAGTGGGTAATCGGTAGTCATGATCCACTCACCGGACATCAGGTGGTGGTTGTGACGACTCCACGAAAACAAGTCGTGGAAATAAGCAACCAACAGAATGTGTTTGGGGTTAAAACCCAAGCGCAGGGTTTCATTGATGTGGTAGCCTGTCAGCTCCACCATTCGAAAATGCTCCACCCGATGCGCGGCGTCGTTCAATGACCACGCTTGAGAGAAGTCACTGATGATGGTGCGCCGCATGTCATCGAGTTCATCTTTGTTCGACATCTTCATTCTCCTTAGAATTGCTGGGGGTGGCTTATTTATCGCAGAGGGCAAAGGCCTTGTTAGCCAACTCGAGGGCTTTTTTCATACAGGCATCTTTAAGCGGACCTTCGCGATGACTGTCAGCTTCAATAACCATCAGGTCGGCCTGTTGAAAGAACTGCTCCGCCTTACGACGGTTCTCCCAACGTTTGACTGCATGTGCTGCGCGCTTTCCCCAATGTGCAGGGTTAATCCATTTGAACATGATAGTGCTCCAATCGATTGAAGGCTGGGTATTACTTCCCACAGATAGTATACACCTGAATTATTTTCCAATAAGGCTATGACTTACCCGCAATTTTATAGAAGGGGAAACTAACGTAGGACCTTAACTATGAACGCCATTCAAAAAGCTCTAAAGGACATTCGAACCAGTATCCCCAAAGAGATCCTGGAACGTACGTTCTTAACCCAAAACATGTCTGCCTTCGGTGGACGTCATAACTTCCAACCTTTGTCGTTGGATCAACGCATTCGTGAGGCTGTGATCGATGGAATTGTTTTGCCGGATTGTCATCTTGTGGGTGGTACTGAAGTCACTGTCCCGCTTGGCTCAGTACGTCCCGAGTACGTCAACTCGTACAACCTCGTTTATCGGGTGCCGAAGCACCTCACGCAACAACGCAGTATCGTCCGTGTTCTCCATATAACCTTCGGTGATGGCGGTATCGCAGGGTCGATGAACCTAGGTCTTCAAGGCCGCTCTGCGTTATTGGACAAAGCCCAAGGGGTGTTGCAGTCACGCCTCCCGATTCCAATTGTCTCTACCGCCAACATTGAGTTGATCGGTGAAAACACCGTACTGGTGCGAGAGAACATTGCCATGCCAGGCAATCCGTACCTGCGGTGTGTGGTTGAGAACGATGCTGAACTCAATGGTTTCTTACCTGCAGCCATTTTGGTGTTTGGTAAAATGTGTGTGTTGGCCTGTAAGGGCTACATCTACAACAACATCAATATCAGCATGGATCAAGCCCAACTCTCGGGTGGTATGGCCTTAGGTCGGTTCCGTGAAGTGGTGGACGGGTATTCCGATGCCATGGAACAATACCAAACCATGTTCGATGAGCGCTGGCGAAAAATTTCGCTCATGGCTGACCCGGAACAACACAAACGCCATTTGGGTCTCTTGACCGGCGGGCGTTGGTAACTCAACCAGAGGAGGGGCCGGTCCCCTCCTCGTAAGGATTTCTTTATGACTCTTGAAAAACCCCCGTATCAAGAAGGTCCCGATAGCACCTTCCGTCATATGGACAAAGATTACCAACTCGATCCTCTACTAGCCGATGCTGCGAAGTTACCTGTCAAACAAGTCCATACCAAAAAATTGGAATGGAACTTACGTTTCGGGGAACCAGACCCCATCCGTTTGAAAGAGGCTGATACCCGATACCCAATCATCATCACCGAAGAACCTCGGTTCGGGTGGGTGATTCTCGATGGCTTTCACCGCTTCTGTAAGCTGATCGAACAAAAACGCACTACCTGTTCGGTACGGATCATTCCTAGAGAGTGGCTCAAACGCTACAGGGTGTCTCTGGAGAGCGATTCGCCCATCACGGTAGGTCGAGCTACCTTAGATCAAGCTAAAGCCTTCCTAGAGCCTCTAGGGATCGTTTACAACCTCCCACAGATGGGTGCTATCAACTACTCGGACGTTCCTCACCAATACACCTTTGCGTATCAAAACGAACAACCCGTAGGCCTGTTGATCACCACCACTTTACACAATGACTTCGTGTCTTTGAATGTGAACCCGGAGGCAGACTACATTCACGTAGGCAGTACTTTGCTGAATTCAGTCAGGATCAATCAGGTACTGGTCAGGACAGAGGATGAGGCGTTAAACAGCCTACTCAAGTATGCAGGGTATCGCTTGGCTGAATCATTGGTCAAGTTTAACCTTTACCGTAAGGTCTTCTCTGCCTCTGAGTTCCTCTCGATCCAATAACGGCATAACCGGCGAGGGGTAACCCTCGCCGTATGCTGTCTTAGAATTTTAAATCGATGTGGACGTCTGCAGGAAACTGGCGAGCGGTTATTAACTCATGCGTAATGAACGTAATGTCGTATTGGGGTTCGTAGTAGTGCCCGCTGTATATGGCAACGTGTCCGTTGAGGTAGATGACCTGAGCCAACTTATTTACATCAACCCGACCGAAAAACTGCAACGATACCCACTTCCAGGAAGCAACGCCCCCCACCACATCACTGCCTGTCTCAATACCACGAATCAACCACGTCTCGCCTTCGACGGTAAATTCAAGATAGCTAATCGCACCATCCGATACAGGTCCGGGAGTACCCCCTACAGCAGGACCCCAACCACTGCGGATAAAGGAACGTCGTTCGTAAACATTGCCATTCACACCCGTGTTGAGCGCACTTCTAAAGATCACACCCATAGGTGGCGTAACCAACGGAAACTTAAATTTACGAAAGACTCCGTTGACTTTAATCCAACCGGTATTGACGTCCTTCCAAACGCCCCCTATCTTGATTTTGGGTAGGACTTGTCGCCACAAACCCGCAATACGTCGCTTCATTACCCACCCCATGAAAAAAAAAAGACCAATCCTCTTTCATAGGATACCCGAGCATAAAGCCCCGCCTCCCCGTAGGGAGGCAGGACTCTACTTACCACACGTAGTTACGAGCAGCGGTAGCCGCTTGAGAGAAGTCCAAGTCAAACAAGAACGTTCCCACAGGCGTTACCGCTTGATACCGATGTGCACTCGGAGTCGGGTTAGACCGACGCGTAAAGAACTCAGGGTCTTCCAACTGTACCAAGACTTCATGATGACGTCCTACCACGTCTACTAGAGCGCCCAGTACCTTAGGTTCCAGTCGCCCCGTAAGCTCCAGGTTACGACTAGGGTTTTCGCCGATTTTCTCACGGATGACCCGTAAGGCTTGAGCGTAGCGTGCACAGACGACTTCGTTATCTTTCCAGACGTTGTTTTTCATGTTGGATGTTGGCTCGTTGTTGTTGGTTCACTTACACCCCAACTCCACTGGAGGTTACGTTGGTTGGGTGCTTGTGTTTAATAGGGTTAGTTAACAGTAGAGACGTAAAAGGTTTTTCAAAAGCATAGGAAGGGAATCTTCGATTCCCTGCTCTTTAGCCCCCCTCTCCCCCAGGCTCATGGCCTTTACGCTACGCTCCAAGACCACGACCCGTAGGGATGAGTGGGATTGGTTTAGCTGTCAGTCAGTCCTAGTATCTCCGCTTACGCTTCGCTACTACTCCTTCCTTCCGCTTTTATGTCAAATCCATACCGAAGTAATGTAAAAAAATACTGACACAGGAAAACAAGACTAGATAATCCTAAGAGATACCCCAGAGGGGATCTAAAAAAGCAAACATTTATCTATGCCCCGCCGCCCCGCGCCGCCCGCCGGCATAACCGGGCGCAACGGCCGAAGCCGCCCGCCCAGTCTACTTAGCACGCTGTGGCTACGTACAAGGCAGCATCTTCCAGAGAAGTCACTACCGCGATGCCTTTCTGTCGCAATGCGTCCACCGCCAGCGCCTCAGGGCGCTTGGTGACCACCACCGAGTTCTCAGGGTTGTTCATCGCAGCGTTCAGAAACTCTTCCTGAACAGCCTGACCCAGATCCTCTTCAGGCAGTACATACACCTGAGTGGCTTCACTCAACAACTCTTCGGTGAGTTCGGCTGCATGCTCTTGAAGCTGGATGGTTTCCAGCGAAGGGATTTCTACACCCCGCCCAGGTAGATTCCATACCCGGAACTCTTTGTAAGAGTCCTGGAGGATCTGCTCCCATTCACCCGATTGGATGTTGCCATGGAAGATCACACTGCGTTCAGGCTCGAAGCCCTCGAAGAGAGGATGTTCGACGCTGTCGTCGTCCACCACGCTTTCTTCGTGATTTTCCATACTGAGTTGGAAGATGTCACGGACGCTCATTGTCGGTACCTCAGCTAGTGGCTAAGAATGTGGATAAAAAAAAGAAGAGTCGAGCGCACCCCTTAGGATGCACCCGACTTCATAGGTATTACGTTGTGGTGATGAATTTGCGCAGATAGACTTTACGGCTGAAACCCACGTTCTGAGCAAAGAGGATCAGGAGGTGTCCGTCACCACTTTCTTCTGGACACAAGGCCACATTGATACCCGCAGCTTCCAAGCGAACCAGGTTCTTACGGATCAGACCTGCATCAGACACCAACAGTGCTCGAGCCGAAGTCATCATCGCATTGATGTGACTGGAGAGGTCCAGGCGCAGCTCTGGGGTGTCTTTACCTTGCAGTGCAGACTTCAGGACATCGAAACGCAGGATCAGGCTTCCTACGGCATCGGTCTTGAAGGTGGGGCGCAGTGCATCGGTCAACATGTAGTGACTCAGGGGACGGCTAGTGGCTTGTTGCATTTCGATACGCTCCTTAGCGCTAGGTGCAGGGTAACGGTTACCCAATTCAACGAAACTGGCTTTGGTTGCAGGTTCTTCGGCGAAAGAGAAGTTCTCAAGGGCTTGGTCGATTTGGTTCATCAGACCTGCGTCAACAGTTTGGTTCATGCTAGCTTCAGACATGGGCATCACTCACAAGTTTAAGTTTAGTTACCACATCGGGCCTTCTTGGTCAAGCGTCTTTAGAAGCTCAGCAAAACCTTCTTCGCCCAGATCCTTCTTCATAGCAGTAAACAGATCTGCCATCTCCCCAAGAGACTGGAAAGTACTGGCTGCTGCACAACCCCAGTTCATGGCCTCAAGGAAATAGTGCTCGGCATCTTCAACCATAGGGAACCTGCGGAACAGATCAAACCACATCTTGGCCATTCCGGATTCAATCGCATATAACTGCTCTAACTCTTTCATCAGAACCTGCCCTCCTAAGGGCTGTGGGGTGGGGTCCGAAGACCCCTGAGGGGATTACGCCTGTTCAGTCTTAGCGCGTTGGGTAACGGCTTTGACTATGGTCTCGATGCGCTTACCGAGATTAGGGTTACCTGGAATGCCCATGATCGTATTGAACTCATCGGAGGTCAATTCGTTAGGGTACATCCAACGTAGTTCCCGTGGCAGGTTGGTCACCACAATCACGGCATCGTGTGGCTGAACTTTATCGAGCTTACGGGCACGGCGCTCGAATATGACCAGGTTGCCCAGAGGGCTACCGATGATGATCCCGTTACGCATCATGTTATCCACGAAGCGCACCACTTCACCGTCTTCCAACTCAAGGTCATCATGGACCAAGTGGTCGAAATACCCGGTTCCGTTATTCCACTTGGGATCGAATGGTACGAAGCGTTCGATCTTGGCCAGGACGCTGTCGATCTGACGGATAGTGGGATGAGTCATTGTGAATCTCCTGAGATTACGAGGGTTAATGAATAAGAGTTTGTAACTTATTCCCTTGAGTAATATGTATTTGAAAATATTTTATTTGGTATCCTGTGACTCCCAAGCCTTAGGACATAAACCATGGCCTCCACTATCAAGGACACCTTCAAGAAGGAATTGTCCTACCTTGAGATTGACAGTAAGTTGGTCAAACGGTTGGCCAATTTCAAACACAGCTTCATTAACCGCAACGACGACCACATCAAGTTCTTTGGGGGAAACCTCCTCGGGGTTGAAGTCGTCCGTTATCTGCAAGCCGACCGGGACACGTGGTTCGGGGAAGTGTTGGACATCGATGATGACGCCCTGACAGAATCACTCTACTCCTTGGAAGTGATCAACGAAGAATACAAACGTACCTCGGACGTGGTGAACCTCACCAGTGCGTGGTTGCTCCATGCGCTATACACCTCCAGTAAGCTGACGGTGCGTGAGAAAGAACAAGCCATGATCGATGTGGCGTACATGCTTCAGGTCAAGTTCATCACCAGCATCTTCGCCCATTACTTCAAGTACCCAGCCGACAAAGAGTTGGCCCAAGCGGTCTACGAGTCGTTGAGCAAGAAGTATGCCTTGAAGCAACACGGTAGCTGGCATGCGTTGTTTACTGCTCGTTCGCAAGACATCATAGCTCGCAACGGCATTCATCACAAGACGATCAAAGACTTTACAGACGATGATGCAATTTTGTACCTAATTACAGACGTGCAGGGTCGTATCCGTGAAGTCGTCAAAAAGATGTATGCGGTAATGATCGAGCTGAAGGACAATCAGCAACGCATTTCGTCGACCAGCAGTACGGTGGCCATCGATGGGGAGAATATCCTCAAAGACCGCCAGCGCAGCATCAGCAACTACAAGCGGTATATCCACACGATCATTACCGACCGTGATACCTTCATTCGCAATGAGGTTTTGTCGGTGATCAATGATGCCATGCACACCATGCCTCCGAAACTTCTGGTCGAGGTGTTGGAGTACTGTTCGGCGAACTATGGTAAGGCTCGGCATGAGAACATCGGTGAACTCTGTGACGAGACCCTGCTCCATGCGTTTGAGTTCTTGTCACAAAACCGCGCTTTGATCCGCAACCAATCGAACCTCTCGAGTCTGGTCAGTCGCCTTCGAAACCTGTACATGGCATCGAAGATGAATGACCCAGTCCTCCTCAAGATGAAGGGATTGGCTGAAGAGATCGTCTCTAAGTCAGCCACCACCAAGTCCAGTTCGGTTCAAGCGAGTCTGCGTACAGGTCTGCAACTGTATATCGTCCTGCGTACGTTTACCATGGAGTACTACTCATGAAGAAACTCTTCAGTCGGGCGGATCGTTGGGAACACTACCAAGAGTACGTGCGCCTACCTTTTGGTCGAGAAGAGGAGTTTCGTGGGGTTAAGCGCAGCCGGTTCTTGATCAAAAAGCAATACACGCAGATCTATGCTCACCTTGGTTGGTTTTCTTGGAAGGTTAGACAAGAAGGAGAAAGCTTCTCTATCTTCCTGTTTCATGAATTCACTGACGGTAGCGTCGGTGGCGTAACCGCCCACAATATCCCCCACGCTCGGTTGGATCGGATGGTGGAGAAGTGCTACGCTCGCCGTCCCACACGTGGTTGGACACTGATGACATAAAAGCATACAGGGAGGCATGAGCCTCCCTGTATGCCGCCTTTACGCTTGCTCTTGATAAATGGTGTCGATCTCAGCCTGACTTAACGCCCGGTTGTAGAACAAAAGGTCACGTTGATAGCCATTGGAGTATTCCTCGTTATGACCACGCCCCACGTACATGTTCACAGCCGCTTGAGACACAGTGACATTAGCGGTGGTTTGCAAAACCTTATTCAAATAGATCTTCAAGACACCTGCTTCATGAGTAACCGTAACCATTGACCATTGGTTCAGAGACAGTCCAGCACTTGACAGTCCGTAACTAACACCTTTGTAATGGAGATAAGGTCGACCATCCCCAACGGTCAACTTGAGTGCGAAGTTGACCTGATCACTTACATGTGTTAGCAAATGACTATAGGTCGCATACCCCAATGGGTAATACCACAGATTAATGGTCCAGTTCCCACTTAGGCTTACGCTAGGAACCAATGCATACCGACCCCCATAAACGCGCAGAGACATCCGACCCAACACAGCCGCAAAGCTTGCCCCTGATGAAACGGTCAGTGAAGTTCCGGTGATCGGATCAACGGTTTTGCTTTCCGACAACCACCAACGGGTAAGCCCATTCATTACCGAGAGTAAGTGCTGGATACCTTGCCAGACCCCGTTGACCTTTGTCAGTATCCGCTGAGGCGTTTTCCATAGCCCGCCCCACTTCACTCGAAGGTGTGACCACCGCCAAGACCCCCCTTGTTTAATACGCATTACAAGCCCCCTAAAAAAGAAATTACCAGTTAGTGTACAGTTCTGTCACTTCGGCTTGACTCAGGAGCTTTGAGTAGATCACGAAATCGGACACCAACCCAACGTTTTTCTCACCCCCCACTTCCTCATTAAGCGACCCACAGAGGTAATTACCCAGAGGCGGTCTGTAATTGGAAGCCTGAAGCAACGACAAGACACCATTGATGTAAATGCGATAGTTGCTACCGTCATAGGACAATGTCAACATGTGCCAACCTGTTGCTCCGATGGCGTCTGGTGCTCGATAGCTAGTGCCGTTAAAGTGAATGTACGGGCGCCCAGGGTAGGTCGGACTCAACTTAAAGGTAAAGTTTGCCTGATTACCTGAGTAGGTAAAGAAGTGTTGATAACCGTCAAGACTTCGTGCGTGATACCACAGGTTGATTGTCCATTGTGCCGGTAGCTGAAGATCAGTCATCTTGATCCAGCCAGCGTTGATAAAGTCAACACAATCGCGACCATTCAACTTACGTTCAAACGCATTAAGCCCTAACGTGGTGCTGTGGTCATACAACTGGGCTACGCTCATCCCTGTGGCATAGTGACGAAGTTTGTAGTTCTCACGATAGTAGTTAACACCCACCTTCAACCACTTCTCATTGTACTTTTGCCATGTCGACCGCGGCTTAAGCCAGGCTCCTTGTCGTTTAAAGCGGGTAAGCCCAATCCCCCACTTACCGTTAGCTTTAACTTTCATGTCGGCTCCACCGTTTTAAAGCGGGTTAAGTCTACCCATTCATACGATTTCTGGACCAACACGGCAAAAAAAAACAAGGGAGCCTAAGCCCCCTTGTTAAAACGACCATCGTTCATTTGAAGAACTCGACGACCTCATAACGGTCATTGACTTGGGTTTCTTGGATAATACGACCTTGGGGGTCGACCAACAACCCAATGCAGAGTTGCGGGAAGAGGTAAAAGCGTCGCGAGGAACGACTGTCGGCGAGAGTGATGCGGTGATACATACGGTCATCCCACGCACCGATGGTTCTCGACATCGCGTCGGTCTCCATACTTTGCATAGGTTTGAGCGCAGTATCGACCTTCTCTACGATGTAACCGTTGGACACCATTTGATGACCGTAACGCAGTTCCATCACAGGAACCAATTGGGGGACTTTTGCTTCTTTAACTTTCATGGTGTTGTTCCATAGAGTTTGGGGTGTATTGTGGGTTGAGTACAAAGACATCATTATCACGAACTTCGTAGTCCGTACAGTAGGTACCCTGACCGACGATATCAAGTTGACCAATCAGGCGACGGATCAGGAAGGGGAGGTTTTGCCAGTAACCTTGTTTTACCCTTAGAAAGGCGTAGGCTACGTTGTTGGTGGTGTAGCACAACCGTTCTTCTTCGTCGCGGTAGAACGACAGTTTGAACGGTAAAGGTTGTTTACTGGTGGGGTGTACGGTGAAGTTCTCAATCGTCACCACCACTTCATCGCAAGCCCGGTACTGACCCACCACAGTCAGCTCTGCCCAGTCGGGCGTACCTGGGTTATCGTTCTTCAGCGCTTCGAAAGCACCACCCTCCATTCGGTCACAGAAGTAAAGATACTCCTCCCCTATTTGAGCATAGTCAACATAAGCGACCGGCGTAACGTTCAACAACACATTCAAGTCGGTGCGTTCAACCTGCTCAAGTTCGTTGGTGTAGTAAACTCGCTCTATGGTGAAATCGGGGTAGATGGTCTCGAACTCGCTAAGGGAGTGACCGCTAGGGTTAATCACCTTCAACGGGCTGCAGAACCGAGTACTTCCGTAGCCGTAAGAGAAGAAATGGTAAGGACGCGCATAGTCAGCCAACTCCCCTGCAATGTATTGCTTGTTGAGTAAGAGGTAGTAGTACCACCCCATCAACCGAACCGGCTCTGGTAGCGAGGTGTTGCTACGCTCGTTCTTCTTGAAGTGAGCCTGTCCGTAATTTTCTGCTGGGTTCTTGTAGATCATGGCGTGGACTTGGCTTTTCGGGCCGCGTCCTGCCACCATTTCCCAAAACAAACGCCGTTGTTCTTCCTGACCCAGTATCTCAATCTGGGTGGCCGTAAGTCGCAGGGCTTGTTCGATACCAGGGATCATGCTGGCCATCCCCGAAGTTGAGAGGATCGATTGAGCGATGTCTTTACAAGCCCGACTGTAATCATTGTTCATGGAGGATATCCTCGTTGCGTTTAAGGTTAGGCTGAAAGCTCTGCGACACGCAAAGCTTCTTGTGCAATTGGGGTGTTAAGGAACTGACTAGCCCAGACTTGACCTTCAGGGGTGTACAGATTGATCCGGTGTTTAACCTCGGCCTTTTTGGCAATCTGTAGGGCGGTGTTGGTACCCCCCTTCACTCTCTCTGCTTTGCCCACAGGAATAGCCCAGTACACCAGGTACTCAACCTTGTCTTGAAGACTAGCCCCATGGATCTGCATGACGTTGCGACTGTGTAGATTAATACCCCACTCATCCAACCCATGAAAGCTTCCGCGTGCTTCGAGCGCCATTTGTTTGGCCTTCTCAAAGGTTGGAAACCGTTGGGCATTGTAGAAAAAGTTCTTCGGATCAGCCTTCCTGCCCCGCACCCACTCATCACACAAGTAAATACGTGCACCGATCTTACGGTAAAAGGGACTCAACAGAGCACCCTCCCAGAAGGCTCTATCAGCCCCTCTGGCATCGCCTGAAGATAATCCGTACCCTAGGGCATAAAAGACCACAGCAAGCTTCTGCATGAGCTTACAGACGTCTTCAGGAGTATCTCGGCTCCCTACGCCTGCAAACCATCCTTTGAACTCGGGAGTCTGCATCGCATTATCCTTTTACAAGAGCGAAGCGCTTGCGTACATCGGTTGCCACATCGGCAATGAACTTACTTTTCTCAAAAGGAACATCGTAGACTAAAGCGCAGCTTTTTTCGCTGTTAGGGCGAGTCATGAAGCTGAACTTAATGTCTTTGGCGTCATAGACCTGGAATTGACTAAAGACCTCTGTTAGACAACTCTGAATCCACAGGGCGTACTCGGCGGCTTCTGGGGTATCGATGCTTTGGGGGGCATCGTAGAAGATCGTGTGTAGCCGATCAGAATCGTGCGTTACGTCGTACAACACGAAAAGATAACCCGACCCTTCTTCAAGTTCGATTTCACGGAAACGAACATTGGTGTCAAATTGTTTCCCACTGAATTTTTCGATGCAACCGACATAGTCAAGAGACTTATCGTTCGACAAAGCTTCTTCACGAGCAAACACTATAAAGACCACTGACATCGTTTCACTCCTTGGTAGGTTCAGAAGCCACAGGCTCCTCTTTGTTTATATAGCGCAAGTCAACGAAGACGCTGCATTCGGTAGTACGTTCTTGTTCGGTGTAGGTGACCGGTACTTGCTTGGTTAACACCTGCGACTGTTCGTCTTCACACCCACCTAAGGAAAGTGCTTGGTAGACCGTAACAGTCTCTTCTTGAGGCGTGGTGCATCCTAACAAGACAACGTATACACCAAACATTAATTGAGTGCGCATGACCCATACTCCCAAGTTCAGTAGGCATATGCGTCTTTCTCACGAAACACTATCCTGCCTGCTTCGTTACGCACTTCCCTTACTTCCCACCCCAGACCTGCATACTCCCGACACCGCTCAGAGATTTCTTGGTGAGTTTCCTCCAACAAGCCCTCCTTATTTAAAAACTCCAGCTTCTCATGTACACAACCCCCGTACAGGCGAAAGGCTTTGTTCAGAGGTTCTTCATTGTTTACTGCTTTGCCGATGAAGGGAATAGCGACCCCTACAGCGCCGGAGAACACAATCACAAAACCCATTACCAATATTGGTGCTTTTCGAATACGCATGTTTTATACGCTCCTAGTTTACAGAGGTCATAAACAATCAGGACTTGCGCCCTGATTGTACTTATCGTTAACAGTCTGTGTCATCCGTCTCGCAGGCGGTGGCCCCTATAGAACTTCGCCCAAAGCAATGGGCGCTGAGAAAATAGTTGTACCCGACATGAGGTAATGCAACCCAACCATCACCATCACCAACACCCCTTTGATCGAGGTGAATTGAACAAGCGCCTTACGACGCTTGTCCCAGAGATAATGGAAGAAGGTGTACTCCACAAGTAGGCGGTGACAACCTCTTCGGTACTTGTCCCACGTAATTGACAGAACAATGGCTAACGCCGTTACCGAACTGAAGAGGAACAACTCAACCATCCCCACACCTCACATACGTGGTACGACGACACCCGTTTGGCCCTGGTATTTGCCCCCACGGTCTGCGTAAGAGGTTTCACACTCTTCATTCGATTCAAAGAACAGGAACTGCGAGATCCCTTCGTTGGCATAGATCTTCAATGGGAGGTTCGTGCTGTTGGAGATCTCGATCACGACGTTACCTTCGAACTCAGCTTCAATCGGAGTGACGTTGACAATCGCACCTGCTCGCGCATAGGTACTCTTACCTACGGCCACCACCGTTACATTCCGAGGGATACGGAAGTATTCAACTGTACGACCGAGTAGGTAGGAGTTCGGGGGAAGAATGACGTACTTGTCGCCATTGGGATCGACCTTCAATTCGGCATCGATCAGACACTTTTCGTCAAACCGCTTGGGGTCGATAACGGCCGAGTTGATGTTAGTGAAGAGCTTGAACTCCTCAGACAAACGAACGTCGTATCCATAGCTGGAGTTACCGTAGGAGATCACGCGCTCTCCACTTTGTTCACGAACCTGTTGGCGCTCGAAAGGTTCGATCATCGGTACCCAGCCTTCTTTCTGAAGGTCTTCAGGACTAATGCGAGTAGCCATGTAGCGCTCCTGCATGGTGCGCAGTTGTTCCTTGGTATGGGTGATGCCCTCCCAAGCAAACTTAGTTTCTCGACCGTGTACGGTGTGGAGGAGGTGGCTCGGTGGGGTTGAACGGGTAGCAATCCATCTGTCGGCTTTAATGCTCATGGTAGTGTCCTTAAGGTTAAGGTCAGGTGAAGATTCCTTTATATAGTTTAGGTTTTTAATATTTTTTAATGAGTCGGCATAAGCAGGAGGTCACCCTCCTGCTTAAGTCAGTGTCTGAGTGTGAACTCAAAGTCCTTCATCCCGCGTAATGAGGACGGGTAGTACCGACCTTGGGTATATGCTGGGTAAGACAGAAAGTCAAGACCCACCACATTAATGTCGACAGGTACCGTAAAGCTATACCGTTCATTAATAACGTTTCGAGTAACCTTCGATTCGGTCCCTGCATCACCTTTGTAAAGATTCTGTCCAGTGCCTGCATCGGTCCATGCGTCGTTGGTGCCTAACAACTTAACAACCCCATTACTTAAATGAATTCTCAAATAGTTGAGGTTAAGGCCTTCGGCGGGTGTGTTGTAGTAACCAGTAAAGGTGGCCGACACTTTTCTTATTTTAGATAAAGTGTCTGCTGACAGTTTGGTGGGGATGGGTATGTAGCTATCTTGAACGGTTGGGTATACGTCTCGATACCAACCACGGGTTTCATTAAGAATCCAATCTGTCGTGGTAGTGATCAAATCCCCTAAGTCCTGTTGGATAACTTGGCTACCTTGTACAGGAACCCATAAACCGTTTTGTTTAAGAAACGAAGTTTTGGGTTCTATCCAACCTTGTTCGGGTAGTTTACATTTGAGCAAGCCCTTATACCAAGTACCCTGTTTGATTAACATGACGAACCCCTTAAATCAAAATGCGATGTTGGACTTGTGTGGTTGGAAGATCGCGATAGGTTCGATACCAAACCCGAGTAGTCCCGTACTGTGGCTGCCAGACATTACTAACGAAGTGAAGCGGAATGTCATTAAACATGCCAATCTGTGGCCATGGGATGTGTGTCTGATCCCCCGCCATGTGGAACGTGAACCAGCGCAGGGCACCTACGCCAATCTGGGGGTCCATGCCCCACTCACAACTCGCCCAGATGATGTTGTTGTCAAACAGGTTAAAGCGATCGGTACTGATGTCCCCCGTAGGTACGTAGGACTGGGCGTAACCGAAGCGTTCCCCGTAGGATGGATAGACGTGTGTCGGGACGATGTAGAGGTCAATGATGCTCGCAGGTTTGTGCGGTTCGCTGATGTCCTTCCACTGACCTGACACCTTACTGAACACGTGTTCGCCTTTGCGCCACACGCTGGCTTGTTTAAAGAGAGGCAGAGTCTTTCTCCACGCCCCACCCGTACGTAGTCTCATGTTGGTATCCTAGAAGTTGTTAAACAGGGTCGTGGATGAGTTTGATGGTGAGTGTATTACCGTACCGACTCTTCAAATACTGATGAACGTTTTTAACGCCATCTGAAAAGTATCGTCGTGTGATCGTATCGGCACCCCAATTTCCTTGGTTAGTATTTCTGAATGGTAATCGACCCAAGCCCTCGATTTCAACGGCAATGACCTTCGATGAATCACCTTTAGCATACAGACCAAACTGGAAGCCTGTTTGATCGTCATCGGGTGAGTTAAAGTCACGGATCTCGAGACCACGATAAAACTCAGGAGAAACGGTACCTGGGTCAGGACTGCCTTGTTTGAAGAAGCCGTACCACACCTGTGGGGCGTTAAAGGTCCCTACGCGTATTTGGAATGTTTCAATAAGTTCGTGTTGGCGCGCTATCGACCAGACTCCATTAATCTTGTGGTAGACAATATCTCCTCTCACCCAACCACCCAAGCGTTTGAGTTTGAGGTCGTTAACGTCTAACCAGCCCTTGTTAACTCGAATCTTCATAGCAACCTCTGTCGTGTTAGTGGGATTAGATATAGGTACCTTCATAAAATTTCTAAGCTTTGGCGGCATAACCGGGAGGTTGCCCTCCCGGCTAGCTCTTTATGCCGCCCGGCGCCCGGTAAGGCCACCACGCCCCATGATCTTACCCCATGGGTTGAGGCTCTTCTGAACATGCGCAGCGTTGTGTGCACGCGCAGCTTTGATGTTGCGCAGACTACGTTCTTCCGAGGCCTTCTGGATCAGGCTGGACAAGCTGGTAACGGTGTCCTCATCCACACTGTCCATGGCGGCCAGTTTACGCGTGAGGTGTTCAAGCTTGGCTTCCAACCGCGCCACCACAAAGGTCTCTTTGGCATTAACCAACAGTTCGTAGACTTCTTCCATCTCCTTCTTCATCTTGTTAAACTGTGTCCTCTGATACAGCTCTTCAGGCGTCAGTTGTTTGTTGTTGCTGGTCACTGCGGACAACAGCTTACTGGTATCGATTCCATAGTGATCCAGGTTACGACCCATGGTCACCAACCACTGCGCCAACAACCACGCAATGACCGTGTCATCATGACCGGAGGCCGCGTGATCGATCCGACCTTTCTTCACCACCAACCCACGAATCTCTTCAGACAACTGCTTGTCGTGTACCAAGTGCCCGCTGTCTTTCGCCGCATTCTGAAGAACCGGTCCGTAGAGTAGCGCACGGGTTTCGGCATTCGTGTTAAAGCCAAAGTAGCCTTTAGTCTCGTCGTAGAATTGTTCCGTCCGAGTACCCATGGGTTTACAGATGGTCTTGTAAAGGTCTGCTTTCTCATTGGAGTTCTCCACAATACGGTTGAAGATACGACGGAACGGATCTTCGCCCATGGCTGGCAACTTCAGGATCAAGGCATCAACGATCATCTGACCAGTCGACTTCTTCTCAGGAATCAAGGTGATGTTCTTAAACCGCACCAAGAACTCTGCCAAGAAGTTAGAGAACCGAATCAGGTTAGTCTCATTGACATTGAACGCACCCACCACCGACAAGTCCTTGGTGTTAATGATCGTCCCTGCAATCCCATCTCGACCCACCGCTTCAGAGGTATCCAACCCCAAGATGAACTGATCGGTCTGTATCAAGCGCTGAAGGCTGACTTCATCGACATACCAACGCACCACGTACAACTCTTTGGACACGAAGTTGTACATCACATCCCGTACCGAGTTTTTGATCATCTCGTTGAGCTGCGGGGTCAACGGCGAGCTTTGTGTACCCGACGTCCAGACGTTGAAGAAGTCGCGGTTTGCACCATCGCCATAGGAGTTGGCTTCTGCCATGGTCTTGTACAACCACTCATCGGTGTAACCCAACTGACGGTGCGAGAAGGTTGCATTGATCAGGATCTTACGACCGGGGTTGTTCTTCGCCACCATCTCATGGAAGGCCGCCTTGTCTACACAGTCAAAGTACAGCTCAGTCCACTTAGCACCACCGTGGATCATGTCGTACATGTACTTACCGTCACGGTCATCCTTCTTACCGGCGGTTGTGGTGAAGATGTTTCCGTGTGGTCGGTTGTGTTTACGGGCTTCTTCACGGGCTGCGTTACCGGCAGCCAGTGCAGCAGGCAAGGTGATGCCAATGAAGTTAATGAACGGACCTTCGTCGATGTGGCTGATGGGAGAAGTCTGTCCACGACCCAGGTTGTTAGCACTGGATTCGGAGTTTTGAGCAACGCCTGTGGAGTAGGTGTTCTCCCACTTCTTACAGGTGACTTCGAATTGGTTATCAGAGTCTGCACGACCCTTAGCAACCAAATACGGGGGCAACAGATCCCGGATCTTCTTCAGACGCTCAACGTTAGCCTTACGCAGGGCATCGTCCTTTGTGATCATGTTGATACGAGAGTTACTCGTACCCAAGAACAACAACCAGATCATCAAACAGTCAGTAGACACTGACTTACCAGTCTGACGAGGTTGGATCAAGGCGATGTCCATGTTGTTGATAAAGGTCCATGTGGTCGCCATGTTCCCCCGGTTGGCTTTGTAGGGAACCGGGTTAGGGCCTGCCACAGGTGGAATGCGCACTACTTCACGTAAGTAGTACCAAATGTTGTATCGGCATTCCAAACCAATCTTCATCTTGTAGGCGTCAGACAACACTTCAGAATGTGGGTCAACCCCAATCAATTCCGGCTGCATAACCGCCAAGGGCCACAAACAGTTTTTAATCCCCATCTCTTTTAGCAGGGAGCTGTAGCGTAGGAAAGATTCGTTCTTTGTGGAGTAATCCACTCTGGCCATCGGGTAACGATGCCAATCGTTTCCAAACAAAATCATAGTCGTTACCTATTGACAGGGAAGCTGTATAGTCTATAGGATTGGGGAACCCTTACAAAAGGCAAAAAAAAAAAAGAGGCCCGAAGGCCTCTTTTCTAATTCATTGTGCCTTCAGCCGCATTCGAAGACAAACGCCCTCATTTGTCTCCATGCGATATAGGGCTGCCAGCCAATTTCGACCTTGATATTTCAAGGGGATTACTTTTCCCGGATTGGGAATATCGGCAATCATCTCTTGTAGTAGTTCATCCAACAAGGGATTATACTTCAAGCGCGCCTCACTCAGCATGAGCTGTATATCGACCACGGAAAATTGTTTAGATAACAACCTAGCCGTAAAGTGGGGTGTGAAGAGCAAAACAATCTCACCCCACGACAATACCAGTTCTTGGTTATCTGTCTTACGACTGGTGATCAATTGTCTGAAACTGGATTTCAAGTTCATAGTTGCTCCACCACGTAGGTGGCAATGCCACAAGCACGAAATTCAGAGAACAGAATCTCTGAATATTCGGTCCCAGATTCCAGTAGAACTTGTTCTACTTTGTAATGGGTTGCATCTTGAACCAACTCAACCAACGCCTCAGCCACCTCAATGCGCGTCGCGTCGTCAGTGGCCTTTTCGAGTCGTGTCAAGTGTTCTAGTACTTGATCGTGTTGCTTGAGTTCAACCACTTGCCCTTGCATCTTTCCAACATTGGGTCGGAAGGTAACGTTCACGATGTCCATTGCTGTTCCTTATTTGTAGAACTGATAACCCATAGCGGATTTACCGGAGTTGCAGAAAGTTTCCAACTCTTCACGTTCACGCTCCAGACGATTGAGTTCTTCATCAAACTCCATCAGGGCTTCTTCCATCGACAGCAGTGCAAAGTTCTGGTTCTTTTCTTGAGTAGCCATGGTGTTCCCTCCTTAGGGATACAGGGGATTGAATCAGAGGTCCTCTTCGACCTCTTCTTGGATTTCTTGCGTTAGGGGTTGGCGAGTCCAAAGACCTGCCCGCACCATGTCTTGGGCTGACATGGATTTGAGTTTACACAATTGATCTTCATGAAAGTCTTCAACGGTTCGATCGATGTCGTTGAGTTCCTGATGAAGACGTTTAACCAACGTCTTGCGGTGAGGCTCGTCAATCAGTTCTTCTCGATCGGCTTCCCAGATGATGCTGTATTGATCGAAAGGAATTCCGAAGATGAAGTAACCTTCTCGGGTTTTGCTAAGAATGCATGCACGGCGTTGTAGGACTTGACCCGCCCGCCCAACCATCGTGCTCAGGAGGTTCCTCGTACTGGAAGAATCTAACTTTAACAACTGAGCATAACGAACGACATTGACATTATTCATGGTGTTCTCCTAAGAACTGGTTCGACTGAGCAAAGAGTTTATGTATCCTAATCACATGGGTAATATAGATCTGAAATTTTTTTATTTGACCAAACGGCATAAACGGGAGGTCGCCCTCCCGTTTAGTCCAATCAGGGTTAACTGATCTGTTTGGTGTACATCACACCCATACCCAACTGTACGTCGGTCACCGCTGTACGTCGGAAGAAGCGGATGATCACCGGCTCTCCTGACTTGATCGCGTGTGGGGACACCAATTCGTGGTTCCACATCTCAAGTGGGTACTCGAAGTTCTCACCGTTGATGTAGAGTGCGAAGTGGGTCGGTTCCGGCGCACGTTGTTCCACAGCAGGATTGAACAGTGGTTCGGCACGGTAGAACACTTGGTCCAACCACACCGCGTAGTTGCTCAAACCGTTACTGAGGTCCAGCTTCCAGTTGTTGACGTTCTCCATACGGGAGGTGGCTTTAACACCCGAACCGTACATCGGGTTTTGACCCGGCGTGTAGCGGATAGCCCAACGGTCTTCGCTGACCAAGCTGTCCGGTTGACGCAGTACGATGCCGATGGTTTGGCTGTGACGGTAGTTTTTGAACTGACCATCCACTTCCTGCATGTTGATCCCGACTGTGAGGTTTTGCAGCACCCCATAGTCCGTTGGACGGAACTCGGCAGACCCTACCGCGAAGGACACCAAGTGACTCACTTCGAACCATTCTTCTCGGTCCAAGTTCATCAGGAACCAGCGCAGTCGGTAGCCGTAGATGTTATCCACCCACACCGGTGCACAGAACAGCTTCACGCTGTACGCCCCGTCCATCCGCAACGTAGTGGCCTTGTAGGCCGCCGAGATGTGCTTGCCCTGGTTGGCAGTCGCCCCGTAGCAATACTCATCATCACCCAGACGGTACGTCAACACCAGGTCCAATCGCTGACCTTGTTGGGTGGCCATGTAGTTATTCAACCCATACAGGTTAAACTTACTACCGTCCACAGCCATGCGAGTTTGACTGTTGTCACTGTACGTCACCACGCCAATTGCATTGAGTGCCGACACCGGTAGGTTAATCGGGAACTGAAGCAACGACTGGTCCACTTCCGAAAGGAAGGGAGATTCCAGATGAATCGCGGTGATGTACTTGCGGTACGCGTCAGTGGTGCGAGCAAAGGCGCTATTGCACACCAAGACCCGCGCCATCGAACGTACGTTACCGACTTGGTCATACGCCACGACCGTCAACACTTCGTTGTCTGGGAGTTGACGCATGGTGTAGGCAGCCATCGGTACCTTTACCGCCTTGTTGTAGGCAGCCGGTTGTCCATCCGGGTTGTTCGGTACCTGCGCCAGCTCAAGCGGAATGTTTTCACCCAACATCTGACCGTTTTGGTCATACATGGCCGAGATGACATTCGCACTGTCGCCGATGTCCGATCCCAAGAACACCTTGACGTATTCAACCGTCGTACCTTTGAAGGACAGACGAGAATCCAACGCCAACGTGAAAGGCACCACCGAGGTGTCAATGAACGCCCGGAACGACTCGCTTTGATAGCCAGGACCCACACCCAACAGGATGTCCTCATCGTTCAACGAATCGCTTTCCAGTGGTTCTTCATAACGCTGAAGACGCGACAGCCCAGTGGTGTAGTCCACACCCACCACACGCCACAGACCTGTGGCCCAATCCCAAACTTCATCGTCCAAGTTCGGGCAATACCGACCGGTCCCATCGGGTCCGGTGTACAGCTCAGATTTGCGCCAGCGACGATGTCCCCGATCGGGGTTAATCACCGGCACCATTGGGGTAGTTGACATAACTCACCTAATCGTCAGAAATGGAAACAAAGTGGTTGACATTGACCTTATCTTCGAGGTAATACTCGATAGCCCGTTTCAAGAACGTCAGCTTGTAGATACTCAACTCAAAGACCGAGTTGTACGTGTGGGGGTGAACCACCACGTAACGGTCGTCCACAGCCTTACGAGTGGGTTCGAAGTCCAACAACCATTCGTAGCTTTTGAGCAGACTGCGCATGAATGGGATGTCATACCGACCAATCATTCGATCGTCCCACAACACACCCCGGTCCAAATCGGACAGTACGCGAGCCACAAACGGACTGTAAACTCGGTAACGGTCTGGAATAGGTGTGATGCCGGGTAGTTCAGGTTGACGACGTTTCCCATTGACATACGTCTCCACAATCACATCCACCACTTGCGACTGTTCTCGCAACACGTAGGTGTCTGTGGGTGTGTACACGCCCAACGGGTTAACGATTTCATCCACCTGATAAGGACGCCCATTTTGCAGCAGCTTGGTGACATCAACGTTTGGATAGTCCTCAACGAAAGCGACCTCCGAACGGTGTTTGGCACACCCACCCACCACGATCCGCACGTTCTTGTCGTCACGTAGGTTGATGGTTTGGTTCATGCTGAGCAAACCGTACTCCACAAACCCAACGTCCGGTTGCGCTTCCGGCGTCATGTCGTCTTGACAGAACCCTTCGGCCATCACCACCACATCTTGAGTCCCATCGACCAAATACTCTTTGTTAGTCAACACCACTTTGGGCCAACTTACAAAGTAGTCGAGGTTCTCAATCAAACCGTAACCGTTCAACCACACACTGATCCGCCGTGGTGGCAGCGTCAGGTCACCGTCGGTATAACCATTCCCCGAGCGTTCTTCTTTGCTGCGCAGAGTCAGGTGGTAGATGCCGGCATCCATCGCCAGTTGTTGACGGTATAGGAGGAAAGCTTCGTCAGACTTCACCAACCCTTGCCAGTTAACCGCATTGAGGGTCCAAGTCAATTGACCGTTTTGGAAACTGAAATCCACCCCTTCTTGCGCAGGCACCCAATCGCCAGTTACCACACCCGCCACTTTAGACGACTTATAGAACCGGTAATTGTGTCGCGTGTCTAGGGTTCTCGCCGTCAACCCATGGATAGCGCTTACTTGTTGACTACCAATCCCACGGTGGGCTTCAATCATCCGAGTCCCACGTTCGATGGGGTTGTAGTACTCACCCCCGTTGTGAACATGAAAACCCAGCAGCTTACCCTGTGCATCAAACTCCAGCATTGTGGAGGGGTCATAGAAGCCGACAGGTAGCTTGACGAAACGAGTCCCGGCCATCAAGTCCACCTTTTGCGGTGTCGGTACCACTAACTGCGTGATGGCGTTATAACCGTAGGCCTTCTCCACCATGGCGTTGGTGATTTGACCGTCCTGCACTCGCATCATTGCCGTGTACCACGACTGTTCCAGATGGTCAGCCCGCCAGTTAGGTACTGTCGATTCCAACCCCAACATCGCCTCTTGGATCTGTTGGTCGGTGAGCTTATACAGCTCATGAAGACGGTTGTGTTCAAACACCAATGGACGCTTGTAACCAGACTCCCGAATAAACAGGTGCAGTTCCAAGTCGTTGATGTCGGACCAATCGGGGTGGTCATTGACATAACCCTGAACATAGGTCACAGGAATCGAGTACGTGTTGTGCGTTACCATCCGCACCGCGTCTTCTTTGTTACGGTGATAGAACACACCTGAGAAACGCCCATTGACCTCCGGTTTTACCAGATAGATGTCAATGTCATCGCGGTAATCAATCCACGCATCAGCGTTAGCTTTGTCGCGGTAAATCAAAAACTTACGTTTCTGATCCAATACGCTGTCAAAGGTGGGAAGATCCTTGACCTTCAACACCACTCGACGCCGCATTGAGGCATCATAAAAGAATTCCGCCTCATCACCCAATCCCATTCGCCCAGGCTGTACATCATCGACGTAACGACCGTTGTGAAAGGTTAGGGTTTGTCCGACTTTGGCTTTGAAGCTATTGCGCAGGTTTTGGAACGACACCAGATCTTGCGTGCTACCCCAGTGGGTATAACCCGTACAGGTCAGGGTTTCAGACTGTCCATCCGAACGCCGCGAACTGTAGTACGCATTCGAGTAGAAGCGCACAAACAAAGGTTTCACGTAACGACCGCTCAACACATCCACTTGCCGCAGTGCGATCACCACATTGCGATCACCCATCACCATCACGTAGGCCAGCTTCCGAGGGAACTGAAAACCGTCTTTGTGATACAGGTTGATGGTCACCCCTTCGTTCTTTGCCAGCTGGTCCACCGATTGCCAAACCTTTTGTTTAGCACCAATCCCCAAATGACGGGGATGAACCTGACCAACAGAGAACACGTGATAGATGTCACCACTGGTGGGGAGTGGAATAGTTTGCCATTCCACCGCACACACCTTAGAAACCCCGAGGTCTCGAGTGATGCGTGCGACTTGGAAGACGTGTTGATAGTCCTGATCTGGAGTGCACCAAACGTTTTTGGTTCCGTGCAGCGCCAGAAAATTAGACATTAGAGCACCTCGAGCATGCGTGCCAAGTTGATGGTGAATTGCTTACCGGCACCGTTGCGATCATTGATCTGAACAACGTTGGCGATCGGTGCCTTACGGAAGCTCCGATCAATCAAGGCCGTATAGATGATGGCGTACCACGTCGGAATGTGTTCCAGTGCCACAGCCACCACTTCCCGTGCGTTGAAACCAAACCATCCGCCACCCAACATGGCGTATAGCAGTGCCACATCCAGTTGTTCCAGACGACGGTTGGGAATCACTTCTTTGACCACCGCAACGAAATCAGCCACCCCATCCATATAACGAATCGGACCGATGTTGTCGAAGATCCACTGGGCGTTGAGCTTGGTGCAGCGCGCCACACGGGGGACCATGCGCTGAAGATCGCTTTCCGTCAGTTCTGTCAGCTCCCGCATACCACAGAGGTGCCAGAAGGAGGCAACCATCGCCAGCTTCATTTGCTCTTCGGGGTTGAGATTCAGGCGACGAGTGATGTTCTCGGAAACGTAACGGGCAAACGTGGTCAGTGCCAGATCACCCAAATTACCGATGTCTTCCATGCTGTGACGATGGGCGTACAATGTCAAGGCTGCACGCGTCACGTTGAATTGAAACTCGGTGTGGTTGGCCACCTTGTAAGTGGAACCGTCCTCACGGATGAGTGCGCGGGCATCGATAACGACAACCGTTTGACCGGCATGTTCGATCAGTACCGGATGGGTGAACGGTTTGATTTCGCGATTGCGGGGCGAGACCAAGTAGATACCGTTGAGCGACGTGCCTTCAAGGCTGTAGAGAGTACCCTCCACAAACGCCAAACGAAGGTGTTTGAGCGTGTCGGCCATGTTATACGACGCGCAGGGCTTGGTATCGTATGGAGAGACTTTCATCTATTCAATCTCCTGGTTTACTGGGACGTAAAAGTTTACTAAACTTAGGTATGTAGTTCGTCGCTGGAATAGTATGATGTACTACATCAGTGTACGGCAACTATACCATTCAAGTTATTTCTCCTCCGATAAGACCATGGCTTGGACGAAGAGTAGATTTGTTTGGTCCTTTAATCGCGATTAATGATCAACGTTTGATCACGGGAGCTGTTATGATCACAATCAAAAACGCTGCCCCTCGCGCCATCCTGAACGGTATCAAGGATGAGTCTGGTCGCGCTCCGGTCTACCAACCGGAAGCACGTCCCACTCACATGCCGCATGTGTTTCTGTTTGCACAGCGCGGTCCTCTGGTTCCTCAGGTTGTCGTGGGTGACAGTCTTGTCTCCACCTACGGCGCGGAGTCTTTCGACTACCGCTCCAAGTACGCTACTCACCAGACGGTGCTGATCAACACCGTTAACGGTCGCGGCAACATGATGGTTGCTCAGCGTGTAGTGGCCGAAGACGCAGCCATCGCTGCACTGGTTCTGTGGGCTGACTACGTGGCCGATGACGTTCCGGACTTCCAGCGTGCTGAAAACGGCCGCTTCCTCCTGGACGCCGAGGGCAAGCGCATTCCGACCGGTCAAACCGTTCCGGGTATCCGCGTTCGCTACGAGATCAGCGGTCTGGAAGCAGATCAGGATCTGCACACCCTGGAGCCTCGCGTAGGTACCCTGGTGGCTGAATCCGACGGTACTCAATCGACCATGGTTCCGCTGCACGCTTGGCGTGTCTCGTCCCACGGTTCGTTCGGTGACCTCGTCGGTATCCGTCTGTCGTCCCCGACCATCGACTCTTCGTCGCCGGTTAACGACGAACTGATCGAAACGGCTCGTGCCTACATGTACCGCCTCGCGATGGTTGAGCGCCCCTCGATCAACAGCCTGCCGGTTGTGAAGGAAACCCTGTATGGTGACCAGTTCATCGACTTCACCTACAAGCCGGGCGTGATCAACGCCAAAACCGATACCGAAGTGTCGGTTGATGACATCCTGCTCCAGAGCTGGAACCAAGAGGCCTCCAACGGTCTGCCACCGACCATCGGTCTGATCAACGATCAGCACGTCTACTTCGACAACATCGAAGCCCTGCTGACCAAGATCCAGGAAAACGAAAGCCTGCACGGCCTGGTCTCCGAGTCCGAAGACGACCTGCACATGGTCAACTTCATCGGCGGTCACGACTACAACGGTACGCCGTACTACAGTCTGGTCATCGAAGGGCCTTCGGCGGGTGGTATCCTGCTGAACGAGAACTCGACCCATTATGCCCGTGGCGGTGCTGACGGCACGATGGATTTCGAAACCTTCGATCGTCTGGTCGGCGACATCTGCGCCAACTACGGTGAAGGTGAATACCACTTCCTCGACAGCGCGGTCTACCCGCAGTCGATCATCTGGGATTCGGGTTTCAGCCTGGAAACCAAGAAGAAGTTGCTCACCGTTCTCGGCCGTCGTAAAGACATTGCTGTGATCCTGTCCACCCAGGACGTGTCGCAGCCGCAGAACAGCAACTCGGAAGAATCCTCGATCGCCGTTTCGCTGCGTACGGCTGCCCGTATGTTCCCGGAATCGGAAATCTACGGTACCTCCGTTTGCCGCGCCATGGTTGTCGGTCATTCCGGTTATCTGGTCAACTCCAAGTGGAAGCAGCTGACGCCGCTGACCATCGAGCTGGCGGATAAGTGTGCGGCTTACATGGGTGCCGGCGACGGCGTCTGGAAGTCCCGCGCCAAGTTCGACATCTCTCCGGCCAACCAAGTCACCATGTTCCGCGGTGTGAACTCGACCTATAAAAAGGCCAACGTTCGCTCCAACGATTGGGATGCCGGTCTGGTCTGGGTACAGAACTTCGACCGCCGCAGCCAGTTCTTCCCTGGTCTGCAAACCGTGTACGACGACGACACCAGCATTCTGAACTCCATGTTCAACATGCTGATCGCCGTTGAACTCGAGAAGGTTGCTGAAATCACCTGGCGTCAGCTGACTGGTATTTCCGGTCTGACTGAAAACCAGTTCATCACCCGTTCGAACCGTCTGATCGAAGAAGCCGTCAAAGGTCGCTTCGATAACCGCGTTGTGATCGTCCCGGATACCTTCGTATCCGAAGCCGACAGTCAGCGTGGCTTCAGCTGGGGTTGCAACATCGTGATGTACGGCAACAACATGAAAACCGTGGGCTCGTTCACCATCGTAGCCCGCCGTCGTGAGGACCTCGAACAATGAGCCGCCTAGCAGATACGCTCCTTGACAACAAGGGGTTCAACCAGTACGGTCAGGCGCCTGCCGTGGACATCCGTAAGGGTGGTCAAATGGGCCATGCTCCGGTATTCGATGCTTACGTATCGAACGCTTCGTACATCCGCCGTAACCTGATCGCGATCCTCATCGAGGCGCCGCGCGGGTTCCAGGACCTCGAAGACCCGGAGTACTGGGTAGCTACGCTGAAGAACCTGGTCGAGCTGGCTCCGCTGACCATCGAAGGGCTGAACCAGACCCTGTCGGTGGAACACAGTGAGAACCCGTTCGGTGGTGCTGGTGAGATGCAACAAGACATCACCAACGTCACCCGCCAGCGTTCGACCCCGTCGTTCACCTGGAACGAGAAGTACGGTCGCTCGGTCGCCAACTTCCTGAACGGTTGGACTCTCAACCTGATCATGGACCCGGAAACCAAGTACCCGCGTGTGGTCAAGCTCGCCAACCGTCCGGTTGACCTACTGCCCGACTACACCGGCATGACTGTGCTGTTCATCGAACCCGATCCGACCCACTCCAAAGTGGTGACCTCGTGGCTGTCGACGAACATGCGTCCGAACGGCACCGTGGCTGAAATCCAAGGTCGTCGTGAACTGACCGCCGGCGGCGACAAGACGGATTACACCGTTGAGTTCACTGCGCTGACTCAGGTCGGTGAAGGTGTGGACCTGCTGGCTCAGGAATTCCTGGATCGCATGACCCTCACCGGCGCCAACCAGAACCTGCGTCAAGCCTTCATCACCGAAATCGACGCCGACGTCGAGGCCGCTGGTGCAGACGGCAACGGTTACAGCGAGCAGATGGAAGAGATCGCAGCTGCGGCTGTCCTCTAACCCCTGGGCTGAGTGGCGGGCTTCGGCCTGCCACTTATGCTGTTATGTACCAACGCTATTTAATGAGCTTGTCTCTTAACTACAACCACTTTTAGATAGGTGTACCATGCTTGCCGATCTTTTGAAAAACGCTGACCAGAAAAAGCCTCAGTACAGCACTGAGTCTTTGATGGTGGCCTTGGAACATTTCAACCACGTCCAAGATAACTTCGAGCACTTGGTTGCGACCATGGAAGAGCTTGAAGAACTGGAAGATACCATCGAGACCCTCCAAGGGGCCGACAAGGTTTCTGAAACTGAAACGTTCATGGTTCACTCTCGTCTACAGGACCTCGGTGACACACTGGGTGTAGACTCCGTCAACGTATCGCTGGAAGACGCTACCCACGACCCCCACGCCTACCTGGCTGTTTCCATGGAAGCGGTTTCGGGTATGTGGAACCGGATCAAGCAGCTGTACGTGGCTGACTTCCAACAAGGAATCGATGCATGGGCTCAGCTGTTCAGTACGGCTGACGGGTGGGGGCGGCGCCAACAAGGCCGTATCCACAAACTGCGTCAAGAATGGCGAGCCAAGAAACCGGAACTTAACGAGAAGCGTCACAAGTCCTCGTTGGCTGGTAGTTCCCTCCCTCAACTCTTCGCCTTGAACGGTCGCTTCAGTACCGCCCCGGTCAGTGATTTGGCTAACGACTATCAGTACGCCAAATACATCAGCAACCAGTACCCCAAAGACTTGGCGGTGTACCTGGAGCGCGTACGCAGTATCCTCGGGGCCGGTGTATACGACTCGTCCGCGAAATTCGAATCCACCGTACTGGAAAAGATGATCAAACTGGATCATCCCTCCACTGTCTTCAAAGGTAAGGGGGTCGGAGAAGGTAACGTCCTGTTGGGTAACCGCGGTCTGGAAATCAAGAAAGGGCGGGGCGTTAAGCCGGTCTCTTCGGACAAGCGCCACCAAGCGTTGGCTGACCTGTGCGTCAAGACGTATGTTAAAGAGTATGTCTTTACGTGGGCGAATATCAACAGCGGTGTGTTGGAAGACTTCTACTTCACCACCGATGAAGTGGACAAGATGCTCGATCACGCCGACGCGTATTGTCAACTGATCATCGATGCCAAAACCCAATTTGCTCCACTGACCCGCGCGTTCAAGAACCTGGCCAACTCGACCAAGAAGATGAACAACATCGACGGCCTGGACCCTGTCAACAAGAAGGTGTTCAAGCAAGTCCTGTCGTTCACCCGAGGTCTGACCCGTTATTCCAAGACGCCTTATCGCATCGAGCTGAACCGTATCATGAACCTGGTACCTGGTATTCGCATTTTGGCCAGTCGGACCATCGCCACGTCCAAGTAACTCCTCGTCCGGGTAGAGTCCCCTACCCGGCTTTTAATTTAGGTGATCCCCATGTTACAGAAATTGGCGCGCCCCAACCCACGCCCCACCAACCTCTCCATTGATCAGTTGCACATGATCGTACACACCAACCAAAACTGGCTGGTAAGTATGGAAGAGTTGGCCGATACGGTTGATGAATTGGATCATTTGGAAGTCACGCTGGAGAACCTCGATCAAGCCGGTGCGTTGAACCACGGCGTTGGTATCTTGGCCATGGAGCGCATTCAATCGCTGGAGAGCATTACCGGTCGTATTCTGGGTACGCTCCCCTCGCTTGAAAGTGATACCTATAGCAGCGAAGACTTCAAAGACAGTGTCCTGCCTGCACTACAGAGTGTTGCGCAAATGACCAGCAAGGCCTACCACGACAACTTCGCCAGTGTCCTCACGGCGTTGTCCAACGTCTCACTCGGTAGTATTCATACTGCCAAGTCGGGCCTTAAGCGCACCGATGTACTTAAGCAAAAGCTTAAAGCTGCAGACATCAAAGGCAGTCTTGAAGTTGCTCTCTCGGGGAAGAACGTGGGAAATGCGTTTACCCGTGATGGCAAGGCTGTTCGTGAGTTGCTCCCTGCACTGAAGAAAGATTTGGCACAAGCCAAAATCCTGATGGAAGTGATACCGGCTCAAGTGTTGGCGTTTGCCAATGAGTTTCACAAGCTGGTTGAGGGAATTGACTTGGATTCGGACGAAGGCTTCAAACGTACGGTCCTGGACAAAATCCAAAACCTAACCCACCCCATCGAAGCTTTCTCCAAGAAGATCTCTCCAACCGAGGAGTTGCTTTTCAACACGTCGTTGTACGTGGTTAAGAAGAATGCTCCGAAGGCTCGGGGTATCAGCAACGACTACGTCCATCTAGCAGACCTTGCAACGAAGCAGGTGGTGCGCGAGCGCGGTGGTAAGCCCCTACAACGGTCCGACTCAGCAAAGCTCACCAAGAGCGATTTAGAGGCCTTGCTGGAGTGCTCGGCGGCCTACTGTGAACTGGTGATCTCTGGTTGGGGAACTTATCGGAAAATGTCCAGTGCTTTGCAACGAGTCATGCGCTCGATTCAAAAGCTGGACTACAGTGCCGGTGAGTTGAAATCTTCGGATAACATCCACGCCCTCAAACAGCTGATCAAGATCTCCAAACACATCCCCCAGTACTACCGCAGTCCACTGGCGGATGAGACCGATCGCTGCATCAAGATGGCGCTGGCCACTCGTGTTGTGGTATCACGAGCAATCAAAAGCGACACGCCGGCATAAAAGCAAAAAAAAAAAGAAAGGGGCGAGAGTCCCTTTCTTTTTATGCCACGAAGCGAAAGACAACAGTCTTTTCCTCACGGCGATCTACTTCGTACAGCTCTACGTGAACACCCAAATCCGACACAGCGACTGTAAGGATCACAGCAACCGAGACTTTCAAGGCGATGGTGCGAGCCACCACTTTATCCAAGCCGGCTTTGATAAGCTCTTTGTAGTTTTCGATTACACGCATTTCTTTCAAAGTTAACATTTTTTCCATTTTCATTTTCTTTTTCCTATTTAAGGTTAAATTGGACGTAGACGCCTAAGGCGCCTACGCCACTGTTTTCGTTATGCCGCTTTAGCAGCAGAGTCTTTAACGGTGATGATTTCGAGGAATTTCCCCATCCGACCTTCGTCGTCATTGTAGCGCTGGCAGCGCTCTTCCATGCTCAGGCTGACGGCATCGACCGTTCCGCCCACCGAGTTACGGCTCAGGGTGGGTGCCTCTCCGGTGATGTCGATGTGGTTGATGCAGAACAATACCCCATCGATCAACGCGACGAGGACTGGGTTTTTCGCTTTGTCGCTTTGCATGAACACGCCGACATGGGTGATTTGGATCATGCCGTTCTGACGGTGATCATCCCCAATCAAACCATTGCAGGCTTTGATCTTAGCGATGGCGGCTTCGTGATGACGCTTGATGTTTTCGCTGGTGTAGGACATTGTTTGTTCTCCTAAGAACTTGAGGTTAGCGGGTAGGTGCTTCTGCACCTACCTAAGGGGTCTTACTTCAGGAAGAACTCTTTCAGTTCATCCATTGGCAACACAAGGACCAGGTTCTGCAGCTCGTCGACCGAGTTAATCTCGATCTCACCGAGCGACCAGTTGCCTTTGTGGTGGGTCAGGGCGATGCCCTTGGCGGTCAGCTTGAAGACGGCGGTGCCCGAGGTTTTGAATTCACCTTGGGCCTTGGAGTAGGCAACGTCTTTGAAATCCCAAACCAACTGAATTTCTTCAACCTTGAATTCACCCTCACCTTTGACGGCGAAGGCAAAGTCTTTCAGTTTGATACTGCCATTACCACTGCCTTTGTAGTCAGCGACGATTTTGGCTACGATGTTCAATGCGATCTGCTTGTTCATGTGTTGTTCTCCTTAGAACTGGGGTTGGTTAGAAGCCGAGGGTTTGTTTAGCGTTGCGTTCTGTCACTTTGCCACCTACCCAAACTTTAGCAGTGGTCTGAATGAAGTAACCATTCTCATCGATGCTGGTTTGGGTCATGTCACAAAAGCCTTCGAAGCAATTGCTCAGAGGCGACTTGTAGGTCAGGTCTTTGGTGACGTTATAAGCAGCAACCAGAGAGATCAGGGTGCCGATCACAGCGGCGATAGAGATAGCGCGGATGATGTTGAAAGTCATGGTCGTATTCCTTAAACTTGAGTGAGGTTTGTTTTACTTATTGTTTTCAAGCTGACGCAGTTCAGCTTTCAAGTTACTGCTCTGCTCCCAAGCTTGGGTTGGAGTCAGTCTATCATTGGTCTTAACAGCCAGAACGACAGTACCTACACAAGCAAGAGCGATCAGGGTATACAGGATGAAGTTACGCATGGTTAGTTCTCCTTAGAACTTATGGGGTAGGGCCCGAAGACCCTTGGTATTGTAGAGGGTGTAGCTTACAGCAGGTAGAGACCGAGGTCATCAGCCATGCTCTTGGCGGTGTCGCCTTCGTACATCAGTTCAGCTTTGGTGGTCCAACGACCGTTCTCACCTTGGGAGATGACAACGAACTCAGGACCTTCTGGGTAGGCGAATACGCCAGCTACCTTGAAGTCACGAACGTCTTTAACCATGTAGAGTTCTGCAGCCATGGTGTCGTTCAGACCGGTACGCTTAACAGTTTCCAGTACAGCTTGAGCTTGAGTAGTGTTCATGTTGATTCTCCTGAGAATCCAAGGGTATTAGATACAAGATTTTGTATCCTATTCACTTGAGTAATATAGATCTGAAAAAATTTTAATTGGCATTTTGGGCATAACGCACTCCTAGGGGCAAAAGCCCCTAGGAGTGCAGGTTTTACTTACAGAAGTCTGCGTAGTTGAAGACCGCCGTCTTTTTGCCCATGGTGATTATGTAGAGTTCGGCTGGCATCAGGATTTGTATCCCACGTTCCCCTTCACCGACATACACCGATTTCCACGCACCTTCACTCAACCCCACAATACTCATGGCGGTGCCTCGCACATCCACCTCAGTACTTTCAGTGACCTTCTTGCTCTCTCGGTATTGGATACCGAAGAACTCTTTTTGCATGTAGGAGTATTCGCGTTTACCCGTCAGTTCAAAGTTCTGTTCTTCACTGACGTACTTACAGGTGCGGTAGTCAGTAACTCGTACGCCTGGCTTTTTGTACTCGAGGTACACTCGGTACCCTGCCAACGAGACCGCAGCAATGAGGAAGAGAGTAAGGACAGTCAGTACTGTCCAAAGTACTTTGCGGGACTTACGCTTGGTTTCCAAACGCTCTCGAGCCTCAGCCCCTGCGTCGCGATTCAGTTCGGAAGTCTCAACCAGCTTTTCAATATTGCCCATATGAGTCATGTCACAATGCTCCAGTTTAAGGTTAGGTGTTACACGGCATAAAGGGCTAGGTTAACCTAGCCCTCGATGTTTTTGTTATCGACGATAGCCCAAAGCCTGATATGGATCTTCACGATCCTCGTCATTAGAAACCACCAGCACCGGTTTAGGGATCTTAGGCGGTTCCGGCTGGACAGCCTTGATGGCGCGATCCAAGTCGCTTGTCGCCAATATCTTACCCATCCAGTCGACATTAAAGCCCGCGAAGGAGCGCTTGCCTTTGATGCTGATCACCCCACGCCGAACATGGAGGTATTGAAGCAGTTGGTGAATACGAGCTTCTTCAGCCATCACTTCGTAATAGACAGCTTCCGGATGCCGCAGACACAACTCTGGCAATTGGCTCAGAGGAAATGCTTCGGTAACCTGTAGGATATCGAGCACCCGCTTAACTTCATCGTCATTGTCCGCCAAGACGATATTGAGACCTTGCTCATTACGCATAGCACAACTCCCCCAACGATGCCCAATGGGCGATAGTTAATTGATCAACACCACATCCAGGTCCAGTTGGCGCTGACCCAGAAAGGCATAGAACGCCGAACGTCGAACTTTGGTGAAGACCATCGTCGCGTCATCGACGTATACTCGATCAAACCGTTCACGCAGTTCGTCACGACCGTAAGGCTTGCGCATTTGGTCAATGGCTTCTTGGAGTTCTTCTTCGGTATAGACCCGATCACGAACCGTTCTATCATAGTGTTGATTGAACGCTGCGCTCAAAGGCTCACGCACAATGGCGATAGCCTCAGGGTTGTCTATCAACTCTTCTAGCACCCAACGGGTTTTCCCCGATTGCCTTGGTGCAGTAAAGCCTACGGTACAGTAGTCGCTTAAGTATTGCCCCCGACTAACGCCTTCAGGAATGCTTCCAGAGCGATTCCGTCGAGCCGTCGTGAGCATGGTTTGTACGATGCTGCTAAAGATGTTGTCCGGTTGTTTTGGTGAGTACACTTCATTAATCCTTCCCCGTGCATGATTCTGCCGTTCGCCGGGACCCATGGTCAATTCGCCCATCAGTCTCAACTCAACGCCTTGTTCCTTCGCATAGGATTGGAAGTAGTTGGCGAGCAAGTGACGGTGACAGAACTTACCAGAGGAACAGAAGCAGGCAAAAGCAAAACGAGGCAAAGCTAATAACTCACGCCATTTATCAGCGTTGGCAACAACACTGTAATCCAACATCCGAATGTAGGTATTGGTGTATTCCTCCTCGGTGATCTCGCCGGACTTAACACCCATGACGATATCCCACGAAGGAGCAAGAAAACCATAGCCTGATTTAGGGGCTGATTTAACGGTGGTGTCCACCACCACGATGTTCTTGGATTGGGCCAGTCGCCAGCGTGCCAGTTGGACAGTATAAAGTTCAATCATCACACAAACCTTCAAAAAGAAAGGGGGCGACCAGCTAGCATAAAACCCAACGGGGGCGAACCCCCGTTGGATCACGCAGGCTTAGTCGGCCAGAGCAGCGGCAGCCAGGGCACCGATGTGGGTGCGCACTTTCTTCAGCTCACCCTTGTTACCGTTGCTGGCCACTTCGTAGCTCGCTTCGATAACGCCGTACTTGGTGATCTTCGCGTTCGGGTCACGAACTTCACCTTCCTTCGGAATACCACCGGCCGGGTATTCGCGGCTGCGAATGACCGCGGTGGAGATCTTGTCGCCCACTGCCGGGATTTCAGCAGTCACGCGCTGCAGGTCTTTGTCGGCCTTGAAAGCATCGATGGCCAGCTCGCCAACCGCCATTGCCGAAGCGGCGACCAGTGCGGTGTTGTGCTGTTGGATTGCCTTGATCTGGTCAGCAGTGATCCCTTCGGGCAGGGACTTCTCGTAGAGACCTTCTTCGGCCAGCACCACGCCGTTGTCGGCGAGGGTGAACATCGGCTTGATCTTGGCGGCCAGATCTTGTACAGCTTGCTTGACGTCGGACATTGCAATGTTTCCTTGTTTGCGTTTAAGGGGTTACGGGTCTTTCATACCCTTGGGTGTGACGATAATCTTTTATCGACAGACAACCCAATACGAAGGTTCAGCGCTGAATCTTCATGTAGGTAATATAGGTCTATGTTTCTTTTGAATCTGATTGTGCTTGGGGTCGTATTACCTCCACGGTTCGAAGGATGCGAGGTCTTTGAAGGATAACCTTTAAGCGACCTTGGGGATCACTGTACAACAAGCTGGCATCGTGTGCCAGTAGGATGCGACCATCAGAGAGGGTATACCGTACGTTACGAATCGAACGTTTGGACACCCCATAACGTTGAGGCTCCACTCCTGTCACAATCGCCCCCAAAATGGGGAGATAGTCGTTCACCTGTAGCTTGAAGAGGTCAACGTTTAGGTTTTGCATTTAGCTCCCTTCTTGGTAGGGATTTTAATCGGTACCTGTTCGGGCGGATCAATAGGCAGTTTGTCATCAGGGATTTCTGAAACCTCACTGACGGTACCTTTGAACATAGCACGAATGTTGGGGTGTAGGCTATTGATCAACACCTCTGGGTCAACGGGAGTATCGAAGTGCTTGATCTCCCGATCCAACACCCACTCTCGTTTATCCTCGTCATAGACAGCTTCAATGTAGGACCCATCGCTAGAGCTAGGGTCAACTGTTGAGGCCATCCGAAAGAGCAGGACAGGGTCGGTTTGAAAGATGTTCTTACTGGCATCGAAATAGAAGCTCCCACTCCCGCAGGCTTTCACTTTCCGGTTGACAGGACTCTTGTGAAAGATTCGTTCGTTAATGAACAGTCTCACACAGTCGCCGGTTTCCAGACACAGTAGAAATGTGGAGGGTGTGGGCAAACCAATGATTTTGTAGATCATCTCCTCGCTACCCGAGAAGGAGTCCAGAAATTGTTCTAAAGGACACTGTAGTCGCCGCATGAACTCACCAAAGGCTTTCATGCCTGACGTAGTGCCTGCTGCCCCCATGAGTTGTATTTGTCGACAACTGTCCCAGAAGAAACCTGGACCAAAAGTTTCTAACTTGGTCATTCGATCGTTTACGAGATCGGTGTCGCCTTTGACCCCCACGAAGCCCTTTTGTCGAATCGATGCACGGGTGTCAGCAATGATGCGATCACCCAGATAAACTACTGTGGTCATGACCTGACTCGCTTAGAGTTTGATGGTGTAGGAGATGAGCTTCATCTATTCGAATAGGTAATATAGGTTTAAATATATTTTCGATGACGGCATATACCCGCCCTTAGGCGGGTACAGGTTACCAATGGGCACTCGGCGGCTCTTGGTAGGAAAGCATGTCGGCGTGCAGAACCTTGATGCCTTTGTACTCCGAACTGCTGAGCTGTCGGACATTCTGGGCGTCTTCGGTATCCCACTCTTTCATCGACCGAGTAAAGGTCATGATCCAATAACCTTCCGTCAGGGTCAGTCCTTTGAAAGCACGAACTTCACAGCCTCGATTGACTTCGAACACCACCTCCACTTCCCAGATGCTGTTGCCTTTAAGAACGTTCTGAGTGCTGACAGTGCGGTAGAAGAACTTACCGATTACCTTGGCGGGGTAGCTCCACTTCTTAGCTGTATAGGGTACCAACCAGTGCTCGTCGCTGATGCGTACATCGACAAGAAGCTTCTTCTTGGGTAGAAGACTGATCTCGTTCTCAAACCCGTAGATGTACCACCCACCTTTCCAACCACCATCTACATCGTTGTCGAGGAACTCGTTGATGTCGTTCTGGTACCCCAAGATGCAACCAATGATCGTTGGGGCGGTCGAAATACGTGGAACCGTACGGTCTTCTTTATTTGCAGTGCGACGCGTCAGCGAAGGAACGAACTGCTTGATCTTAGGGTCGAGTGAGATGTGGTAAAGCCACCGCTGACCCAGTTCACTGGGGGAGACGATCGTGACGTTCTCAGCGACTCCGTTGTTAAAGTTGGAGAGGTACTTCTCCATCAATTCTTTATCATTCATTAAAAATCACCAATTTGAACTGGGAGGTTCCTTACCTAACTCATCCCCAGGCTTAAGAGTACCTTCCTTCATCCGTTTGTTGTAGCCGTGTCTCTCTTGGTCTTTTTTAGGATCTAGTAACAAATAGAGTAGGAAACCCCTGTTTTTACTAAACTTACCGGATTCTAGGTCTTTGATGTAGTCGTTGATTTCTTTTTGTGTTGCGATAGTACAGATGTGATATATCGCTTTTTCATCAACTATCTGTTCATACACCTTTTGTGGTGTAACGTCTTGTCGAACGGTGTACTCATCGATTTCCGGTGAGCTACCGAAACCTACTTTATTCCTGGGTATGTCTGCCTCGTAAACATAACACTTCCCATTGTCTGCCGCACTGAGGAGTTCTTTGTATTGTTCTTTTGTAACCAACACGCCATTATTAATGACGTTGTAGACCAACCGTTGTTTGAGTGTCCGTCTTAGGTATTGGAAGATAGCCCATTTCCTGGCTTTCTCGTAGTCGTCCCAGAAATAAATAGCCCAGTGTGCTTTCTGAAGTCGATTACCCATATTAACACCCGTGGGCTTTAATACGGTAAATAGTTTTTCTGACCCATGATAAAGTTTCATTACAAATCACCATTCAGAACTTTTGGGTTGTGACGCACGCACCCTTTCATACATATCCCGAACGGCCTGCTGTTGCTCCGGCGTAAAGAGGAAGTGTTCCTTAGGTGGCGTTCCGGTTCCTGCGGGTGTGACCTTCTGCCACTCAGCATCAGTGGGATGGATGATGCCGTCGAGTGAACCAAACTTCAACGCGTTATGTTCACCTAAGTGTTTACACAAGTCTACACGCCCCACCCCGCGAGAATGAGCAACGTAGAAATCGGCTTTGGGTGGACAGGTATAGTCGGCTCCCGGATCAAAGTCGACGCGCTTAACCCCAAGCCCATAGAGGAACTTCTCAATGGCTTTATAATACTGACGCGCCACAGGGGTATTGATAAACTTGGGGTTGCCTTTAATGATGACGACGTACATGAGTCATTCCTTAAGTATTTGCCCGTGAATAGTACAGACCTTTAAAAACTTTGAATACGGACATAAACAAAGCTGCTGGCGAACCAGCAGCTTTGCATATTTACCAGCGAGCGCTTGGGGGCAGTACCAGATCGGAACCGACCTTCTTCTTCCAACCGAAGTCGACGAAGATGGTTTTGCAGATCTCGTTAACCGACTCCATACCTACACCCTTGGCTTCACCCAGACTCTCCACCATCTGACGACTGAAAACCGCATCGTCAAACGATTCCAGAGAAGGCGAGTGCCACTTCTTGGCGACAGCGATGCCCGGCTCATTCACGTAGTCCCACGTGATGATGGAACGGATGTGCTTAACCAGACGACCCCCTTCAACCCGATCGTCAGTCAGACTGCGAACCGAGAAGCAGACGTTTTCATCCTTGCTCTCCAAAGAGGCACGAAGGAATTCGCCTTTAGGACCACTGGGTTTAACGCGACCCACAACAGCAACCACGCGATTGCCGTCTTTGTCTTTGACCGCGTTCTGTTCCAGACGCACATCTTTGAAGTGACAACAGACGTTGTCTTCGTAGATGGTCGACACTCGTTGGAGGAAGCTCGACATGTTCTGGTTGGGGTCTTTCTTCGGGTGACCGTATTCACCTCGACAAGCCCCAGTTTCAATCCGACGCATCAGAGTCGAAGACGCTTCGAACAATGAACGCGCCGTAGACAGCGGGTAGAAAGCTCCACCGCTGTTGTAGCAGTCCAGCCCACCCAACACCAGTTCGTAGTAGCCATCGCTGTCAGCCGAAAGCTTACCCGTCTTATTGGTGCCGACTAGGGCGGTACAGCCATAGACTACCCGTTCTGTAGACATACCCTTACCTTCTTAAGAGTCCTTCGATCGGCTCGACCGTTTCTGTCGGATTCACCAAAGCAGAGGTGAGGCCTTCTTCCCAGTACGCACCGATCAGTTTTGCTGTGGTGTTACTCGCCCCGTAGGTGACACTACGCAACGGGATAAACGCCGGAACCTGAGTCCCCAGATCCTGCCGATCATTCAGCTGGTGGCGGAAGTACTTGGTACGGTCTTTCTCCGAACGACTGATTGCTGCCATGATCATTTCGATCACCGCAAAGTTAGCACCCACCGAAACACCCGCATGGTGAGGCGCACTCTCAAACAGACGACCCATGTCTTCGTAACCCATAAACCAAGGAACGTTCCCCTTGGCCATGATCTCCGAGTAGATCAAATAGATGAAGGTATCGGCCTTCACCAGTTCCGTACTGGAGATAACGGTGCTACCCGGATCGAATACGAACTCCAGGTACTCGTCTTCTCCAACCTTAACGGTGTTTGTCACCGTGGGTTCGATGCGCATCATGGCCATGGCGGAGGAGACCCCATAGTACTGGTCATCCACCACAATGGCAAAGAGACCACAGATGTTAGTCTCATTGCCCAACACAGCCAATTGTTGCTCGGCGAAACGGGCCGGGATGTAGATTTTCACCCCTTTGATCGCAACGACCGACCCGTCCTCGAGTTCCTTCAATGCAGCATGAACCTTCGAAGCGTCGCGTGTCAGCTTTTTAGGGTCCATAACGTTCTCGTGTTACGCCGAAGCGTCGACTTTGATCAGTTGTGTCAGCCAGTCGGCCACCACTTCCATTGCGCCGAAGAAGGCTGCTTCACGTACCGGCAGATCCGGATGGGCTTCACAGGCACTGTCGATGGCAACCAAGATGTCGAAAGCCATGGTGTGCGGATAGATCACGCTGCACACGGTCTTACGGACCGAGTAGTACAGGTTTTCTTTCTGCCACCCATTCGGAAGGTTGCGCATGTAATCGTTCAGCACCGACAGGTACTTCTTGCGATCGACCAGCAGTTCGTCTTCCGGGAGCTGAAGGATCTCTTGCTCCACAGCCTTGTTCAACCCCACCAGGGTGTGGTTGTCCAGTTGCAGACGGCGCTCGCTTTGCAGCAGACGCTGTTGGCGAGCCCATGCACTTGCGTACGCTTCTTTGCGCTCAAGCAGCAGGTTGTAGTTGCTCAGGCGATCGGTACAGAACGCACCGAAGAGCACATCCGGCGAACCGCCTTCTTGCAGCCACTTGTTGTACACGTCGCCGTTGACTTCGATCACCACAGGGGTAATGCCGAGGTCGCTGACTTGATGCTGAGACCAACTGGAGACCAGTGTCTTGTTCTTGGCGGCTGCTTCGCGGCGCTCGATCTGACGACACAGAGCACGACCAGCTTGTGCCATGATTGCGGTGATGTATTCCTTGTACTGCTCAGGGGTGGTCTTCACACCTTCCGGAATGTTGTCCACCAGTTTCTGGGCAATCAGGAACACCAGAAGCGGCTGGTTCGGGCTGACCCGCAGGTAGTTCAGATAAGGTAGAATGGTCGGAACGTAGTCCTCACTCTCCGTTACGAACAGACGGCGATACAGGTCGCTCAGGGTGCCGGGTTCCAGCGTACGAACCAGATCCATCAGCTCTTCATCGAAGCGCGTGAGACCGGTACTGATCAGCTCGAACTCGTTCTCCACGGTCGGCATCGGCACTTTGATGGACAGGCGAATGTCGTTGACGGCCGTTTCGGTGAAACGCTCCACCATTCCGGTCAGGTAGTGGCTCGACCACACCTTGTGGTAGTGAAGTGGGGAAATGCTGATCGCACCAGCATCAACCGCCTGCTTGTTGGAAACGTACTCTTGAGTTGCTTCCAGAACACGCTTGACCATCGGGTTGACCTTGTTCTGGGTCAGGTCGAGGTTGAAGTTGACAGTCTTCTCGACCACATCAACAATCTCGTCCATCACGAGGTCGTGTTCACAGATACCCTGCTGGTTCTTGTACAGCGAACCCGAGAGCAGGCGATTCTCGAAGTCCAGACCAATCAAACCCCCTTGGTCAGGCATCGGGATGCTACCGGCACTGATCAGCGACGCCAGCGGCGAGCTTTCAACAGGCGCCAAAGCGACATTGGCATTAGCCAACTTATCAGCCAGCGCAACTACGCTGTTGAGTGTGTTTTGACGAATCATTAGACCACCCCGTGTTTCTTGGTCAGTTTGCGTTGAATGACAGCGACCAAGGCACCCTTGGTAGCACCGTCGTTTTGCAGCTGACCATCGATGTGGTTGGAGACTGCATTGCCGGCAATGCGACGCATGATGGCTGCACCCAGCTCGGCGGCATTGGCGAGCACCGTGGCGTTTTGCTCGAATTTCTTACTCATGGGAAGACCTTCCGTTTACTAAAAGGGAGGGGCTTTACGCCCCTCGATAAACCTTGACGGCTTGTTTGGCAATCACCTTCAACAGGGTGGTGGTGGTACCGATCAAATCCGGTGACAACACGATACGGTTACTGATACTGGTGTATCCGAAGATGGCATCCAGATCTTCACCGGACTCCGTGCGGTTCTCACCCGACATCACGCGCCCAAAGATGGTTTTCATTTGGTTGGCGAACACGCCCTTGTCACCGACCCCGGTCCCGATGTGCGAAGTGATGTACACCCGCACTGCCATCGAATCCAAGTTCAGGGGATTACCCCCAATACGCAGTGAACTGTCCACTTGGCCGGTCAGAACGGTTTTGTTCATCCCCTTGGCAAACTTAGCACGAGCTTTGTCTGCAGCCACGGCAACCGCCCGAATGGATTCGGACATGTCCTCCAGATCGCCGTTATAGAAGACCTCGACCTTTTCGACTAGCCCTTCGTACTTGGCTCTAGGGGTTTGTGACCCCAACAAACGCAAGGTGTCGATAGAGTTTTCATCAAACAGTTCGTTGTCCGCCGTCACGGCATCTTCAATCGTACATAAAATATCGTCCGCTTCAAGCTTTTGCCCAACTTTGACCAGAGAATGAAGCTTCTGATCGAAGGTGACCACGATATCTCGTACCTTGGTGATCTTGGTTCCCAGCTTGTTAGCCAAGCGCTCAGAGATCACAGAGGAGTCTTCCAGCGTGTCAGTCGATTCCAGCAATGCCGTCTTTGCCAAGATCCCCGTCTTCATCAACAGGAATTTCGGATTCAACGGATCGATTTGGAAATAGTTGGTGTTGTAGGCAATGGGTTCACCTACCTTGAACTTATCGCCCGCTTTCAGTGGAGTGACCACATTGTGCGGGAACATGGTTCCGGCCACCGTACCAAACCGACGTCCTAACTGGATGCTTTTGGAAGTACCGTTCTTGTACGCGATGGTGATAGCCTCATCAGTCACCTGTACCACGGTCCCATCATCTTTAGCCGTTGTGGCGTAGAGATCATCCACTCGGTGAGCAACCATCTGCTCATAACCTGTCCGCACCATCGCAGGCTCGTAACCCTCCGAGAACATCGTCGAGTGATACTGAATCCCAACGAAGTTAACCCGCTTCGGATCGTCTCGGTCGGAACCGGGAGAGATCAAGGCGGCTGTACTGAACAGTGTAGCGGGGCTGTCGTTTTTCGGATCGTAACGGTTACTGGTACCCCGTAGCGATTTGAAGTTTGGATCAGCCGACAGGAACGTGTTGATTGCTACGTCCCCGGAGTCTACTGTCGCTTCAGAAATTACCCCCATGTCGTTGCGGTGATAAATACGGCTTTTCTTAACCATCGAGCGACGGCTACGACCACCCGTACCTCCCATGGTAACGGCTTCTTGTTCACGCAAACACTCAATCGGATTGGATTCCTCCACCATCCCTTTTGAGGGGTCTTCTTGAATGGCTTGCCAGATTGCATTAGGTGGCATCTCGATCTTGTTGTTCGAGGCGCCGCGCCGTGCTTGGTGAGTCCGAATCGAACGCACCATTTCGGTGTAGACCGCCCCAGCAATACGCTCGTAACCCTTGATGCGCATGAACTCCATGTCCGTCTCTGCAGGCGACCAGTCAGTCGTCAACAGTTCAGTGGCACGAACCACCAACCCTATCCAATCGGTGGGTTCTTGCATTTCCACCAACAGGTCATGGGTGATCGGATCAATGAACATGTCTTTCAACAGGTCCAGTTCACGCAGGTAACGAATGCCAATGCCATTAGCTTCCAAGACGTTCAGGTACACGTCCTTGCGGTCGAAGTCGTAAACGTTGTAATTGCGGATGGTCTTGTGGTAGCTGTTAAAACCTGCCATAACCAATGCGACCAAGCGATCATCACGGTGGAAGACCAGGTTCTCATCAGCAAAGCGCACCACATATTCCCCATCGGTCAATTTCAACCGATCCCCCACCTGAACACGGCGATAGGCCGAAGGCTTTAAGGCCTTGATCAGCTTCTCCAAGCCCAAGTAGTAACCGAGTACCAGACCGATTGGAATCTCTTTGTTGTACACCTTAAGCTCAGCCACTTCGATAGGAGCTTTGGCAGTGTCCAACCCAATCAACTCCTCGATACTCTCGATCGGTTGAGGTCCGCGGTTCTTCAACACAAACAACATGTTGCTCGGGTCAACATAGACAACATCCGACCCTTGCTTACCGATAGGAGTCAATCCCTTGGCTTCAGGGCGGTTGATCGCCTTCTCACCAAAGTTCTCCATCAGTTTGCTGTAGTCGAAGAAGAAGTCAATCCCCTTAACCGTAAAGCTGCGGAACTTGTGGGCCAACAGACTGTAAAGCTTAGGTGTCTTGTTGAGCGGGTTAAAGACGTTGGTGGGTTTGAGGTTTGTGACGCGATTGTCCTTACTATCCAACCCGATCGCCATGATCTGGTTACACAACCAACCTGGGTAGTTGTGCACAGCCTTCTCGGATCGCGAGATAAAGCTCTTGCCGTAGTAGCTGGTCAAGGCCACCCGATTCGGCAACACTTTACGGATGGGCATGTCGCCACGTTGTTTACGCAGGTGGTAACGCACCCCGTTAGCGAAGTATGTACCATCTTCGTGGATCTTCGGAACGCGGAAACGAATGGTGCTGGCCACGCCCGTCACAGGTGCCAGTTTGATGGCGTGAATTTCGTAATGGTTCATTACGTCTTCCACAGTCTCGACATTATAGTCGGCCACCACCACCCCTGCGTTCTGTACGGACATCACCGAGTTCACGATGTCTTTGGGCAACACCTCCTGCACATAACGCGAATCGAATTCGAACAGTGTCGACTTCAACATGCGTTCATCAAACACCTCAGCGTTCTTCGGCATCTTGGGTGGATTGGAGATCTTAAGGACCTCAGGCTCCAACCGCATTACGTCTTCGAGTGTACCTTTTCCACCGTAGGGGTTAGGGAGCGTTTTGTACGTACTGGCCAAACGTTCAGCACGCTTGTATTCAGCACCGGACAACAACCCAGCATCGGCCATCTCGTTGGCCTTATCCATAATCCCTTTTTCAACATCCCGTGGGGCTCCGGTGACTTTGACCAGTTCCACAGGCGCTTCTTCGGCGAAAGCTACTTCCTCTTTGACCTGCTCAATGACTTCCAAACCTTCGAGTTCTTTCTCAATTTGGGCATCATCCAACTCGGCCTGACGGATCAGATCGTAGTCTTCTTTAAGGAGTTCAGCCAACTCGTCTTCGAAGTTGAGGTCGGAGGTGTTTTCGCTGACAGGATCGCCCTTGACTACCACCAGCTCAGGCTTGGTTGTTTTGCCCTTAACATCAAGGTCGTCTTGTTGCTTACGACGCCCATCACTGATACGAGTCGGACCATCATCGTCCTCGTCATCGGGCAAGATAACCTCTTCCTCTTCCTCGCTTTCCTCAACCTCCTCTTCAAGGTCAACAATCGACCGCGATTCGATGAGGTGCATCAGGCCACGCAGGAAACGCTTTTGCAAAGCAAACGAATCCAACCCCTCAGCCGTCCCTTCCTCGACATTAGCGGTTTTGCGCCAAGCATTCAACATGCCGATGTTGATGCAGAACCAACGGTCCTTATAAAGGAAAAGAAGATTCAGGCGGTCCAGGTTTTTAAGCTGGAGCCTCGACATTGGCGATTCACTGCGGTATTCACCCAACCACGTCCAGATGTCCAAGACGTCCAGCGATTCGTTGGTTGGAAACTTTTCTAGCGTATTGCGCACAATGCTTTTTTCAGCACGACGCAGCGCTGAGATCGAAGGCAGTACTTCCGGCAACACCACCTTCAGAAAGAGATGACGCTCTGGGAATTGAGCCGCTACCTCATTGAGCTTGTCCCACATGGTGTGGCGAATGTTCGCCCACTTGTAATAGGAAGCAAAGAAGTTGGCGGTGTAGCGCTTCACAAACTGCAACGGAGCAAAGTTCTCCACGACCAAAATCCGTGGGTTCGACATCACCGTTTCAGGATTCAGCAGGGGACGTATCTTGCCGCGGTTGGCACGCTGGTAGTCACGCAGATGTTTATCAGCCGACCACACCACAGGTTTCGGATTACCGATCTCGCTGCGCAGTTGAGTGATGTGATCCACGTAGACGATGCGTTCAGCCGCCTTGACCAACGGATCATCTTTACCGATACCAATGCTGGTACTGTCTTCGGGGAGGTAACCCAACACTGCCCCACGGGGCAAGGCCAGATTCACCACGCTGTGGGTTTCGGGGGCAGTCAAGGCAACCAATCGACGAATACCGCGTCGACGGTACCAAGCAGGATAAAGAAGCATGGGTTAAGTCCTTAATGTCAAAAACAGGAAAGGGGAAAACGGACGACCTTAGTCGCCCGTCATGTTCTTCAACACCAGCGTGATAGTGTCAACATCACACCCGGCTTTGAACCCCCCACGAGGATCGAGGTAAGCCGCCGTGCTATCGAGATAACGGTCCAGCTCAGCAATGGCCTCGTCGCTGTACACGATGGTGGCAGAAGCGGTGTCACCGTCGTAGTCGGCTGCAAGACCGGCCAGTCGACTGGGGTGGATCACTTGAGAATCCACAAAGGCTTCTGGTTTACGGGTAGGGAACTCCAAGGCTTTAAATTCTTCACCTTTGAGTTGCCAGTCATCACCCAACTCGTAACGTACCTCACCGACGATGGTCGTTTTACAGTACACATGCGAAGGATAGGTCGAGCCAATACCGGCTACCGGATAACGCGTGACGATCGCCTTTAGCGTGTTCCAACGACGATACCCGCAAAGGTAGAACAGATGGACGTACGTCAGTGGTTCTACGTACTGACGATCCAAGTGTTCAGGGAGTTCACGGATGTCACCGAAGATCTTAAACGTTTTGTCAGGACCGATGTAAATCAGACCCAAGTAACGTCCTTCAATCTTGATGGGTTTAAAGCGGATGTTGGGGTTACGAAAGCCTTCCACCAACTTTTCCAGTCCTTCGACGGTGACCCACTTGTCACGAACATCCAAGGGGAGGTCAACGATGTCTTGTTGCAGGGTCTTGGGGTCAATCAAACGAGCGCTGGTACCAGACCCACCTACACCGAAGACCTCACCCAACCAACCATTACGCAATTGGTAGATGGTGACCGGCAGTGCCCCTTTCATCACTTGGAACAAGCCGATGATACTGTCGTTAAATCCGGGAGCATTCTCAGCATCCAGATCTGCGACCGAGGTGTCCATTGCCGAGATTACGTTACGTGTCCCGTTGAAGACGCGCCGACTACCAAACTTCTCCTGAAAGAAGCCTTTCTTGCCCGTAATCATTTGTGAGATCGTGTCGTAGATCTCATTGAAACTTTGTTGTATGGATTTACGACTGTTGTCAAAAATGGGGGACAACTCAGCCCCTTCGGCACTGACCAGTACCTTAGAAGCACCCAAGATCTTGCGATAGATGTCATTGATCTCGTCTTGGGTACCCCGACCCGATGCATCGATGACAAAATCGCGCAACCCAGCAGGCAACACCAAGATCTTATTGATCGTGGCCACCTTGCGGTATTTCTCGATCATCTTGATTCGTTCGGTTCGAATCGGTGACTTCGAATCTTTGAATTTGATTTTGTGCCAGTGGGTTAAAAAGAATGCGTAGCCTGTTTCGCCATCCAGTTCAGTGGCGGCTTCAAAGTCAGCTTCTTGGGCATTCCAGGTGGCATAACGCGTACCGGACATGATGTCACGGTACAAGGCTTTGAGTTGACACAGAGCACGAAAGATCGTGGGGTGGAAGACCGTCACTACAGCGTCGATGTAACCAAAACGCTGGTCGCGCAGCTCGTCACCGACCCGCCCGAAAGTTTGGACACTGAACAACCCGTCCTCGGCGAAGTTCCCCGTCATGCCGTCATAAACGTCTGCAACTTTGACAGGCCGCATCTTTGCGAGCTTTTCAGGAGTTATCTCCATTAGACTGACATTGAAAGGTATGCTACTGTTTTTCATGGAGATTGATCCTTTTTAAACATAACTCCAACCCTCCCAGTTAGGGTTCTGGTTAACAACCCGTTTCTGAGCTGAAGCTACGCTGATGCCAAAATGTTTAGCTGCGGCACTGATACTAGGAAATTCTTTACCATTTGCCATTATAGGACGACGTTTTGCTTCGGATAATCGTCGTTTGGTTTCTTCGGTATGAGTTTTACCCAACCAAAATAGATTTCCTTTTTTAGCAGCACCTATACGAAGACAGGTTTCTTCCGAACGTTTTTGTCCGCGATTTGCTTTCGCTCTCTTCTCGATAAGCTCGGGTGTTTGGGGGATACCTTTTTTAGACAGACTTTTCTTTAAGCGGGTCTCGGGACTATCAACACACCCAAGTCGAAAAGAGGTTGTGCTCATTGAGGTGTTGAGAAGTTTAGGATCGCCGACGCTTTCGTCTAACACATTCTGCTCCATCGCTACAGCATCTTCCCGTGTGGGGGTCAGTATGTAATGGAGTTCGAAGCGGGGATCTTTCTTGTAAGCCCTTTGTAGCTTCCAACAATGGTGATCGCCACGAATTAGTTCGTTGTAGTGTTGTCTGATACGCATACGCAGAGTTTTAGTTGAACCTACGTAGTATTCGCCTGTCTCATGATTAATCAACATATAACAAGCTGGCAATTTTTCGAGACCCATAACTAATCACCATCGTAGATGTCAGGGGATTTCACTGGGCGAATCTTGGCCAACTTTTCCGGCGTCAGCTCCATGATGGAGACGTTAAAAGGAATGGAACTATTTTTCACGGTGACCGCTCCGAAAATGATATGATCAATTTAAACCCTGAGAGTGGAGTCCAGCATGGCTAAGGACAAGGACCTCGATTTCGACGATGATTTCGACGATTTCGACTTCGGGGCAGATGGCGATTTTGGTACGCCTCCGCCTGCCGATGATAGAAAACCTATCACCAAGGTCGCGACCTCCTTCCTAGGGGGTGTGGCTGATGAATTCACCAACCCAACCACCGTTAAGCGCCTCACTCTGGAGTCCCTGCCGGACGGCTATTCAAAAGCCGACAATCTGCTGGGAGAAGTAGCGGGAGCTGGACGTGATCTATACAATACCACCATTACCGAACTGAAACCGGTAATCAATGACGCCAAGCGTGTAGCACGGCGTGCATTGCCTGGGGTGAAGAATCTTCTGCCTGAAAAGCTGGCCAAAAAGCTTGAAAAGTTAACCGAGGACGACCAAGCAGGTGGGCTTAATGCCCAACAGTCTCGTGAAGCGGCTGTTCAGTCTGAGGTGGCCAGTGTCTTCGGTGCGGTGGCCGAACAGGACCAAGAAGACCGCATTATTGATAAAGCCGAAAAGGCTCGGGAGAAGGTTGAAGAGCGTAAGAAGTTCAAACTGGAAATTGATGCATTGTCATCGATCCACAGTGGGATCTCTCGCTTAGTCACGTACCAAGACCAAGTCACTGCCAAGTACCAGCGCAAGTCGTTGGAGTTGGCGTACCTGCAATACTACACCTTAAAAGACACCTTCGAGTTGCATCGGGCAGCCACCCGTGAAACCAAAACACAACTCGACGTCATCGCTAAAAACACGGCGTTGCCGGAATACCAGAAGACGACGTTGGGTGAGGCAGCCGGTCAGCAGTTCCGTGACCGTTTGTTGAGTGCCACACAGGCTCGGGTGAAAGATGTTGCTGGGAAGTATTTTGGTAAGTACAAAGACAACCTGGTTAAGAATGTCAAGGGCCATCTGAGCAACTTCAAGGAAGGGGCATTAGGTGCATTGTCGGGCGCTGAAATGGCGATCGACATGCAAGAACAGATGGAAGAAATGGGTGAGCGTTCTGACCCCTACAAGACAGGCGGTCGAATGGCCGGCTCCGTGGCAGGGAATTGGGTGGGTGGTAAGCTTGCCAAACTCCTCAAGCCTATTTTGGGCGACATGGATAAAGTCAAACGGGGTGGGGCTTACTTAGAATACGGGGTGGATAACTTCCCCGGATTGGTCGAACAGTTGGTCCGTAGCGATAAAGGCGAGAACACAAAGTTTGAGTGGGTCAACAACGCCGTTCGGTGGCTGAAAGAACAAGCTCCTAATGAGTTGGACGATCCGCTACTTGACAGTAAAAAGGAAACTGACCTGACCAAGGCGAACGATGCGGTGGCATTCAGTCACGCAGCACGTAAGTCTTTGACAGACATCATTCCAGGCTTCCTGTCTCGTATTCACCATGAGTTGGCTATCATCCGTACGGGTGATCCAACCATCGCTCGGATTGATTACGATCTGCGTGACGGTTCATTCCGTGACACCGGATCAATCACCAAGAACCTCGTAGGGTCTTTGTTCTCTAAAGACAACTTCGAGAAAACACACGAAAGTACCGATGCTTTGATCAACGACCTGACCGGAGGAGACGATAGCAAACTGTCTCCCGAGGCCCGCAAAGCATTGAAACGACGGATGATCTCCGAAGCTTCACGGTTAACAGGTCACTATGATGCCAAGAAGTTTTATGACGTTGACGGGTGGGATGAAGAAGGGCTGTCTGATGAAGACCGCATCGCCTTGTCCGACCTCTTCCTTGATTCTAAGGATGACATCCTAAAGCAGAATGCGCAATCTAAAAAGTTCCACCAGATCCGCGATTACCTCAACAACCCGGCCGATGCCGTTAAAGCGTTGTCGATGCAAGCGGGTGCGTTGGAACATATGCGTCGGGCGGGCTTAGTGACAGGGGAGAATGAAGACCGCAAGGTTAACTTCGACCGTATCACCGAGATGCTCGTCCAAGGAGGCTTTGGTGATAAATTTGATCAAGCAGATGGCGATCCTCGTATCGCTTCTAATCTGTTTGGTCCTGTTGGCCCTGGTGGAGGGAACTCTGGCAGTGGTTTCAATTCCTCTGGCAGTAATCGGAGCACTACTCCAAAGTCTGCGGCCGAAATAAAGGCGAAGGTGGAAGAGTGTGTTTGTGGTGATGAGTTTGATCGTCTGATCCAAGCTGTTAAAGAAGGAAACGATCGCCTGGTGGCTGAAATCACCAAGTCTCACACCGAGAATGCACAACAGGCCGAACAGATTGCGCTGTTGGCCGGAATCTACGAATACATGCAGTCAGGCCAGATGATGGTCTTCTCGGTAGACGGGACAGGTATGTTCCAGTCCATGAAGGATCGCATGGGTCGTGGGTTCAAAGGGTTGAAAAACCGCTTTAAAGGACTTAAAGACAATCGGTTGGTTAAAGGGGCGGGTAACCTGTTCGGCATGGCTAAGACGGGTGTGATGAACACCATCAAGTCACCGATGTGGGCCGCTAACAAAGCCAAAGAAGGATTGAAGGCTGTTTGGAATAAAGCCACCGGTAAGTTCAACGACATCAAGGAGCTTTATGTCCGAGGTGAGTTTGCAGCTAAACTGACTAAGGCAAAGTTAGATGCTAAGGAGTACTATGATGCCAAGACCGGCGAGCTGATCGAGAAGTGGGAGGATATCAAAGGTCCTGTTAAAGACAAGGCTGGAGAAATCGTTCTGTCTGCTGAAGACCTTGCCAAAGGGCTGTGGACCAACCATGGTAAACCGTGGAAGGAAAGCTTCTTTAAACGTGTTGGCAATGCTTGGCTCGGTGCTAAATCCTTGGCTAAGAAGCCGGGTGATCTGATCAAGGGTGTGTATCAAGGACTTAAGAGCTTTGGTAAGTCTGTTCGTGATGCGTTTAACAAACCGCGCGACATCTACATCCCTGGTCGTGAAGACCCAGTAATCCTTGCTTCGGTGATGCAAGCCGGTGGTTACCGCAATGCCGATGGCAGTCCGATCAACAAGTGGACTGACATTAAAGGAACGGTATACGACCTTGAGGGCAACGTGGTGGTGTCGTTGGAGCTATTGGCCAAAGGCATGATGGATTCGGCGGGTGAGAAACTCGAGTTGGCACGTGGCTTCTTGGGTACAGCAGTAGATGCTGCTAAGAAGTGGGGTGGTCGTGCTATCGACGGCGCTAAGCGTTTGGGTCGTGGTGCACTGAACATGGCTAAGGGTATCGGCGGCTTCCTCAAAGGAGGCTTTAAAGGTATCAGTAGTAAGTTCGGTAAGGGTGGCGGTTCGTCCGAGATGATGGAAGTGATCGGCGAATACCAAATCCTGTTGCTCGAAGAAATTCGGGATGGGGTACGTGACCTTAAGCCCAAGCGAGTCAAAGGCGATCTCAACGGCGACGGTACGCGTGACGGTTCTTGGGAAGCAATTCAAGCAAAGCGTCAAGCAGCGCGAGATGCGAAGAAAAAGGACAAGCCAGAACCGAAAGAGAAGAAGGAAAAGAAAAGCGGTCTGATGGGGTTGTTGACTACTGCGGTTGGATTGTTAGCAGGCATCCCTGCAACGCTCTCCAACGGTATCAGTAAGTTGGGCGAGATCCTCGCTCAGAAAGCAATGCTCAAAGGGGCGGCTGATGTATTGAGTAGCGGTGCTGATCTGCCTGACGGTCGTCGTCGACCAGGTCGTGGTGGTAAGCTCGGTCGTTTTGCACGCGGTGCTTGGACGGCTGCTAAGACGGTTGGTCGAGTTGGTTTGCATGCGGGTCGCTTTGCCCTGATGGGTGGCGGTGCCATGTTGGGCGGTTTGGCCAGTGGTGCAGCGGCGGTAGGTTCGGCGGTGATGGGTGCTTTGAGTGCACCAGTTCTCTTGGGTGCTGCAGCCGTGGCTGCTGTGGGCTTTGGAGCATGGTGGTTGTATAAACGCCACAAGCGTAATCAACGAGGTGGTTTGCTGAAATTGCGTATGGCGCAATACGGCTTTGCCATCGATGACCATGACAACATCGATAAACTTCTTGCGTTCGAAGACTTGGTGAAACCTGCAGTCAAGTCGCGAGGAGGAGAGCCGTTGATCGACTTCCAAATGTTGGAGGTTGAGAAAATCCGTGAGATGTTCAATATCAAGGAAGATGACCAAGATGGCTTCCAACGATTCGCTCGTTGGTGTGATACCCGGTTCACGCCGGTGTACCTGTCCCATGATGCAGCAACGAAGAAATTCTCCCCCACCGGTAAGATGGAAGAGAACGATGAGAAGCTGTCTGTTGAGGACAAGCTGAAGTATCTCGAAGTGGTTAAGCTACCCAGCGACGACGCTTACGAGTTCTTGGATCACCCAATGGAAGATGGTCGTCTGGCCATGAGTACCGATCAGATCCAAGCGATCTTCACCGAACTCAAAAACGAGTACGAGAAAGAGGTGGGTCAAAAAGCTAAACCTGCAGCAGCAGTCGCCGGCGGTGCAGCGGCAGCAGCAGCGGCTACAGGGGCAGCGAAGGAGGAACCGGGTTTCTTGGCCAAAGCTTTCAATTCGGCTAAAGACACGGCGATGTCCATCCTCAAGTATCATCCCACGGCGATGTTGGCAAACGTTGCTGCTAAAGCGGCTGAGAAGATTGTAGGGTTGGGTAAATCGTTGTTTGATTGGGTCAAAGGAAAGTTCTTTACGGACGAGTACAAAGTCCCGCCAATTCTCAATCGCGAAATCGATCCGCTGACCAGTATTCGTTATCGCCTCTACGGTTTGTCGGTGATGGAGTACGCCAAAGCCGTTCCGCTCTCGCGGTTGGAAGAGGCGTTGATCAAGGACATCGGTTATAGTGGTAAAGGTCAGGCTAAGTGGGACGGTGACGCCAAGTCGCTGTTTAAACAAGTCGGAGGATTGTTTGTAACCAACACCGAATCTGAAGAAGTCATGAAGATGTGGTGTGAATGGTTCACCAAACGGTTCTTACCGGTATTCCTGTCGTTCCTGACAGCAGTACGTGGGTTTGCTAAGAATGGTAACCCGTTCGAAGCTTACGAGCGATTCTCGGCGCCACAATCGCTGGAGATTGCTCGCTTCATGGCCCGCGCCGTCAGTAACCCTGACGATAAGCCAGAGGACCGGATCTCGGTTTGGACGATTGCTGACATTCCGTACGATAAACACGAACCTAACATGGACCCGGCTTCGATCACGCCATTCTTGGCAATGCTTGAAGACGATGCCCGTGTAGCCATTCTCGCTGAGAAGCGTAATGCAAACAAAGGTACCACAGGTGCACCTACCAGTGCACAAACCACCGGCGGTAACGTTAGTCTTGCTGCTGCGCGTGCGGTAAACAACCCGAATACCACTTACGCATCGCCACTTCAACGAGCGATGTATAGCTCTGCACCCGTGTCAACGGAAGTGGGGCGGACAGGTGGTGGGATGCGTGTGGCTGCGATGGAAGCGCAGGGTGGTGTGTGGTCTACGTTGCCGGGTGTAGCAGGTCCAGAAGGACAATGGTCGTCGTATAAAGACTTGATTCTGGCAGCCTCTAAAATGGCGGGTGTTGACCCAGGGTTGATGGCCACCATGGCGGGGGTAGAGTCTACTTTCCGTGGTCGTGTATCGGCGGCCGTAGGCAGTGCCAAAGGCCTGTACCAGTTCATGCCCGATACCTGGAAAGAGATGCTTAAGAAGTACGGGAAGAAGTACGGTCTCCCTGAAGATGCCGACATTCTTGATCCGCGTGCAAACGCGTTGATGGGTGCTGAGTATCTGAAGGAAAACGCCAGGGGTATTAAACAATCCTTCGGTCGCGAGGCTACCGACATCGACCTGTATCTGTCGCACTTCTTAGGACCTGGCGATGTGAAGAAATTCCTCAACGCCAACCCGAATGAAATTGCGGCTAAAGTCTTGCCGGCGCCAGCTAAGTACAATGAAGGGATTTTCTTTAGCAAGGATGGTAAAGCGCGTACGATTGCACAGGTGCATGCTGAAGTCGATTCTCGGATGTCTAACTGGCGGAAAACGGCCGGTCAAGATGCGAGGGATGCAGCCGGAATGGGTCCACTGGAAACGTTGGCTTCAACACCAATGTTGCCGGGGATTACGTCACCGACCTCAGTGGGTGGTGAACAAGCGCCGACTGTCCTTCAATCCGTGACCACGGTTCCAAGTGCCTCTACCCCTGCGGCTAATCAACAGGGTCCGATCGGTATCTTGAAACCTGACCAAGGAACAGCGGTACCGGGTCCTGTAGGTGGTTATACTGCGGGTCCGAAACCGGTGAACCCCACCGTCAATGCGGCACAGGCTAGGGATGCAGGCCAGGCCATGTTGATGCGTGAGGCATCGCAAGATGACGGCACGTATGGCATCCTGACTCTCCCGGATGGTTCGACTTTCCACACACTGGAACTCCCGTGGCTTAACAATGAAACGGGTAAGTCCTGTATCCCACCGGGTACGTACAAAATGGAAATGCGCGATTCGCCGAAGTTCGGTCCGGTCTATGAAGTCAAAGGTGTACCTAACCGGTCAGCGATCCTGATCCATGCAGGCAACACCGCAGGTAACGCAGACCGTGGTCTGAAGTCAGATGTCCAGGGTTGTATTCTACTGGGTCTGAGTCGGGGTCGTATCAGCAACCAAAGTGCGGTACTTGAAAGTAAACCTGCGTTGGCATCATTCATGCAGAAGATGGGCGGTCGTCCATTCACGCTGAATATCGTAGGGGCTGCTCAAGACACCAGCCAAGCACCCGTTCCAACCGAAACTACAACACCTGTGGTAGCACCTGTGGTAGCACCCGGACTGAAGCCTGCGGGCAGCGTTCCTGGTGTCTCACTGAATGCTACGATGGAAGTTCCTAACCTGCTAGCACCACCGTCTCCGGCTAATGTTACACCAGAGTCGGTAGTTGAGAAACAGCGTCAAAATGCTCAGCAGGCAGCGAACACCCAGCGTCAATCGACTGAGGTGTCCAAGAAGACCCAAGCCAATACTGCAGCCGTTGAAACTTTGATGAATCAGCAGCTTCAGGTGCAAATGTCTATGGATGCAAGCCTTAAGAACATTGACGTCGGAATCCAACAGCTGGCACAAACGATGAGCGGGTTCGGCCAAGGCCAACAGCCTGAAGCTAAACCTTCGACGTCGTCGCCAACACCCAAGCGTGCTGAAGCCACCAAGGCCACGCTCGCTCCTGTTCGGTTCCATCGTCGCAACAGTGGTTAACGGAAGTCTGGAGGGGAGGCGACTCCCCTCCATTCTTTTTTCTTTTTTAGGTTGAGGTAAGTGTATGTCGACTTCTCCTTTGCGTGACGTGGACTGGGTTCGACAGTCGTTCATGCTCCCCAAGCGCACGATCTCCAATTCGGATGCCCTGCGCCGCACATTGAGTGATGCACGGTTCAAATTTACCGACACCACCTTGGGGGGTAGTTTTGCGATTAACCCGCCCTATCAATTCACACGCTTTGCTGATATTCCCGTACCCAGTCTCTTTGCCGGTTCGGCAGGACTTGGTCGCTACTACAGCGAAGCCATTGAGGACAACGCCCAGCTCATCCACATGCGCTTTGGTGTTCCTCAGTTCAACTCGTTGTTGAACTACTTCTTCAATTTCTTCAACCCACAAGCTGCGCGTATGGCGCGTACGGGTCGAAGCTACGATCTGGCCTTCTCTTTAGGTAAGATCACAGGGACACTGTTCCCACTCCCGATTCAACTGTTCACCGCAGCAGGCGCTGCATTGAATTTTCTGATGGGGCGTGATACCTCGAAGTATTACTACCTCAAACCCACCATGCCGCTTTACTGGAACGCAGTGAACACCATTGCCAACGGTATCGCCGTGAACATGGGTCTGGTGCCACGCATCATGTCTAAAGCGGAGAAGTCCACTGTTAAAGGTGAACCTGAATACACCGCTGAGATTGGTCGTCGTTATCAACGTTTGAATCCTGAAGTCTGGCATGAAAGTGGCGAGATTGATATCTACTCACTGGCCTCTCGCGCACAACGCATTGCAAACGAACAACGTCGTGAGTTGAATAAGGCGTTGGAGACTGGGGAGAGTGCTGAAGCCGTTCAAGCCAAGATTCAATCGATGGTGGATGCTGGTCGATACACCGACACTAAACGTGCCTTCCAGTCCTACGAGGATTACCTCAAGTCGTGGCATTCGCTTAACGACCGGACTGAACAAGAAGACGACGGTAGCGTGGACGTCATTGGTAAGAAAATGACGTTCAAAGAAAAGACCTTGAAGTTCTTCGAGGCTGAGTATGAAGACGGTACCCAGTTCGTTACCTTCCATGTGGAACACACAGGGACGGTATCGGAATCGTTCAGCAACAGTGCCACCGAACCTGAGATCTCCAGTAAGTTGAATGGGTTGTCTTCGGGTGCTCGTCAGGCACGCTTCAGCTCGGCGGACGGTCAAACAGGGATTGGCTTCATCGACGACATGTTGAAGATGGGTGGAGCGTTCATTGAAGGCATTGCCACCGCGGTGAACCTACAAGGGTTGCTCGCCTTCTCAGGTTCTGCAATTGCTGACATCCCCAAGATGTGGGACAGTTCTTCTGCGGACCTTCCGAAGTCGGACTACCAGATCAAATTGCGCACACCCTACGGAAATGATTACAGTCGTTTTACGGACCTGTTCATCCCGTTGAGTATGTTGTTGGCAGGTAGCCTTCCTATCTCCACAGGTAAGCAATCCTACACCAGTCCGTTTCTCTGCGAGGTCTATGACAAAGGGCGTACACAAACCCGTTTGGGTATGATTCAGAATCTTCAAGTCAGTCGGGGTGAAGGTAACCTAGGTTGGACTCGTGACATGAAACCTTTGGGTATCAACGTCAGTTTCA